AGCTTGAGCTGCTGACGGTCCAATAGGGTCACGGAACTTAACACTGATAGGGTCCCAGTTAAATCTACCTGCAACAAATGTAGATGTGTTTAGAAATTGTATTTCAGTTGCACCAATCTTGATAGATGGTCTTGCAGCACTTTCAACAAACCATTCGTTGATACCCAAACTTGACGGAAACCTTAAAATGAAACGGTTCTGGCGTTTCGGTTCGTAAGGTATCGGCATTTTCATTAATAAATCAGCCATGTTATTTTAATTTTTTTTTGTTTTTTTTTTGTTGTTTATATCCTATAAATATAGTCTTGTTAAAAAATTTTTCTCTTTACTTTTATTTTGTCGAGATTATTATCTACTTATATTCCTTTTTAACGCCTCCAGCAGTAGAATAAGTCTTAACTATATTATTTGGTTTATTTTTAAAATGCTTACTCATTACTTCTACATTTCTAATATCATCATCTGAAAATCCAATACTAGGTTGCTCTGGAACAAAGTTATTAGATACATCATTTTTAATAAAGGCATTCTTATTTAACTTTTTCGCCATTTTCTTAATATAAGAAACAAACTCTTCCATAGCACGAACTTTTGCTTCTTCAGGGTTGGCAGCACCTTCTTCATCGTCAAAAGACACTGGATGATATTTGTTAAGGTCCAAATACGATTTGATTAATTCATCGTCCGTCATATCTTCCTCGTCAAAAAACGACCTGTATTTTTTAAGGTTCTTAACGAGTTGGTCTTTATCTATTCCATGAAACCCGTCAATAATATAATTGTAAACGGCTTGTTTTAAAGTGTTGGGGTTGTGGCCTCTCGCAGTAATAATTGAAAATATTGACCCGTTATTAATTGCTTCTCTAAAATCATTAAATGCCGGTCCAAGTTTTGCTCTCATAGCATCAACCAAAAAATCTTTGTCACCTGCGGTTCTAAAGTTTCTATATGGTTCTTCAGAAAATCCAACAATGGTATCACCATTATAGTCAAAATCTTCTTTTCCAATTTTACTTCTGTATTCTGCAAAATCATCTGTACTCATACCAACTTCATCACCATCTTCAGTTTTTAACATTATCTTTGTTGGCATATGAACAATGTTGTCATCCCAATCAAACGCATAATATTTCATATCTGGTGTTCCCTCACCCTTAAATCCCTCTCTAAGTTGTCTTTTCATACTTGGCAAATAAAGGGGGTACTAATTGTACCCCCGTTATGTTTATTAAATATTTTCAAACGAAGCTCCTGTTGGAGTAATAAAGAATTCGATATCGATGAATTCTAATGCCTTCGTAGGTTTTAAGTAAATTTTACCTGTTAATGTGTTTCTATCTAAGTCTTCAGGTGAAGATGAAACAGTTACACGGAAATCGTATAAACCTCTGTCTCTTCTGATTGAATCCAAGATAGGGTTAACACTATCCAAGAATTGTTGTCTAACGATTTGGTCGTTTTGTTCAAACAATAATCTTACAGCTACTGCGGAAATTAACTTACGAGCTTGAAGTAATAATCTTCTTACATTCAATCTGTTAAGTGCTGTGTCAGCAATTTGTAATGTTTTATTACCCCAAATTACAGTTCCAACATCAGAGAAAGTTGCGATAGGGTTGATTCTACCTTGATACAATGTATCTCTGTCAGTTTGTGTAAGTTTTTGCCTAGCTTTGATTGAGTTTACAAGACCTCTTGTGTAACCCGCAGATGCGAACCAAGGGAATGAAATGTTATCAGTCAGTGCTAAGTTTCTACAAACCTCACCTGTTGGTGGTAAGTAAATTTGTGTATTGTTTACAGTATCTCTTGTTAAAATCCAAGGGTAGTAAGTTGCAGTATAGTTAGAGTCAATTCCTGTATTATCCAAGTTGTCAACCGCTTCTTGTGAATAGATGATATCCAAAGAACTTGTTGAATCTGGTGTATACATTTGGTAGTCAGGAGTTGTACAGATATAAACTGAATCTGCTCTTGAGTATTGAATCATGTCAATTGCTTCTTCTACAAGATTTGAGTTGTTAATATAGTCAATACTTGCACTTGCAAACACGTTAATGTTAGTTGCTTCAGGATTAGCGAATGTCAAAATACCAAGTAAGTAAGCGTAGTAGTCAGTATTTGCAAAGTCCTGAGTATTGTTTTGAACAATAATTCTCTTGAACAATCCGTCACCTGTTGCAGTTGGGTATCTTGAAGATGGTGCAGTACCCGCCAAATAACCTGACTGTCCTAATTGGAATCTGTCTTGGTTAGTTCTCCATTCTCTGTAAATATCCCATCCGTCAAATCCACCTGCGAAACACACAGTGTATTTTCTTGAGTAGATAAAGTAGTATGGGTTATCTTGTGTTGCTGGGTCTGCTCTAAATTCTGCAACACCACATTCAAACGCTGTTTGACCACTTGTTTCTGAAGTGTTCGCAATTGTAACTACAGTTGCTCCTGAATCCATGTGGAAACCTTTACTTAAGTAATTCCATTTGATTGAGTCAGTCGCTAATGCCCAATTTGATTGTGGGTTTTGTTTTCCTTTATAAGTTAAGAATGATTCATCAATTCCATATTGTGTTGAGAAACCTAAATAAGTTCTTCTTACAATATCACCAGGAGATTCCACTGTATTTGAACCACCAATAGGTGTTCCAAAAGGTGGGTTAGCAATAACTTCACCTGGATAATCGTATTTTGTTTTAAATTTAGGATATGGTGATGGGTAAATTGCAGCATCTTCATATTCTCTTTGTGTGTAACCGTAGAAACCACAAGGTAAAGAATCGATTGGATACTCATTTGCCATTTCAACCATGATGTATTTTGAAATCAACGCGAACTCACCATTAGACGAACCAATTTTTTTCGCAATAAAGTTATTAGTTGCTGGGTCCATGTTACAATTGGTAAACTTTTCAATTACAACAGGGTTTGCATCTGTATCAAAGAAATTTCTAACAAAAACATCAAACGACATATTGTTATATGATAAGTTTGCAATTGACACTTTAACTTCAGTGTTTGCTGAATCTCCATCAGAAATTGATATAAACTTAAATAAGTTATATACCTTATTACCTCTTAATTCAGAAACCAAATAAGGTGTTTCAGGTGATTGGTATTTTTCTAAATTCCATGCAATTGATTGACTTGATTGACTTCTTGCGTCTGGTAATGCAATTAAGTCACAATTCAATCCACGAATGTATCCTTGACTATAAGCATAATTTAAACTTCCTTGATAAATTTCCTCAACATAAATTGGAACTTCAAATCTTGATTTACCAAAATTATCAACTCCCAACACTTTTGTAATGTATTTTGCAGAAGATGCCAATAATGAAGTTTCTAATGAGAATGTATTATTATCTTTAGTTACACCTGATAACAAGAATGTTCCATATGGTGTGTCAGTTATACCTGAATATTGTCCAGTACAAATTAATTGTAAATTATTAGGAACCCAAGCGTTGTCGTTTTCGTAATCAATACCTACTTCGTAAACAGGTCCGTGGTCAATACTATCCGCAGAATTAACATATTGAGTAATACCTCTTGAACGAAGAGTACCAACAACCATGTTATTGAATTCTGTGTATGCAGTACCTGTAAATGTATATGTTTCACCTGTAACTGTACCAGTAAAACTACCACTGCCACCTGAACTTAAACTATTAACAACATAGTAGAACGAATAACCTGTATAGTTATTTCCTGAAGAAATATCAAAGTTAGCATAAAGCCACGGGTCATTTTCAGATGACGATAAATCATTAAGTTCAAAATCGTTAATACAATTATAAGGATTTTGAACTGTTGGGTATGAGTTAATTAATGGTGTATAATCATCATCAGGAATTGCACCATATACTACGGATGTTGTTGCCGAAAGAGATGGTGTGTCAATTATGTTACCTAAATATGTGTTAAAATCCTCTTGTATTGTAGATGTTGAACCGTCTTGTAATCTGTATTGAACATTCAAATTCGCCTGAACTTGAGCAGGTAACGCCCCACTTATAAAGGTAATTGTATTTCCTGATGATGTACCAGTAAATGTTGCGGTAAATGTTGTTGCGTTTGATGGTGAACCAATCGTTGTTGGGTCAACATTAGCAATTAATGAAAGACTCCAAGATGGACCCGCATCATAACCCGACAAACCCAATACTCTTGTAACAAACAATTGGTTTGATTGTTGCAAGTATGATTTAGCAATATATGCAGCCTCATATTTTGGGATTTGAGTGTTATAAAATTTAACGGGTTCGGTTCCACCAAAGTAGGCTTGGAACTCATCGTAATTTGTTATGAATACTGGTTCAAATGCTGGGCCTTTTATAGTTTCCCCAACAAGACCTAAAGTCGTTACCCCCACACTTTGGGCTACGAATGATAGGTCGGTTTCAGATGTGTAAACGCCTGGTGATACGAATACTTTTTGATTTGCTTGTGTTGCCATTATTAAATTATTCTGTTACAGATTTATTTTATAGATAAATATTCGACTTTTAATGAAAAAACTTTACTTTTGGATAAGTATTTATAAACGGTATGAATAAATTCTGCCTTTTTTCTACCCATGAAAATCAAGAAAGAAATAAAGAACATCAAAATATCCCCTGAATCACATGATATCCTAAAAAAGTACTGTGATAAGCGTGGAATCAAGATTTATAAATTTTTGGAGAATTTAATCTTTGAAAAGTGTAAAGAGAAGAAAGATATCTACGGAGAAGATTAAACTAATTTGTTTTCGTACAATATATTGGATTCTTGGGTGTCGTCATTTTTTGTAACTTCAATCCTTAAAATATCGTTTGTTGTGATTTCAATTATTTGTAAATCACTACCATAATAATCGTCATTAATATATACATCAAAAGTATCAACATTGTTTGTGGATACCAAATTCATATTAGCGGTAAAATCAATTCTATCTGTTAAAACGGTATTACCTGAAACAAATAAAAATGGCATTTGAAACTCATCAGGGTTTTTTGGAAATTTATCTATTCTTCGTTTTCTTGATGAAGTATCCATTTCAATTAATTGTGTAACTCTTTGAATTGCAGGTTTTACTTCAAATTCTTCTTCATCAATCAAATACCCCAACATAGTAAAATCATAACTTTGAACATAATACTTTCTTGACTCCATATTAAGTTGTGATTCATCAGATACATTATTCATTACAATTGGAACATACTGACCCTTAATAAAAGTATATGCTTGTCTTGATGAAAAAGTTTGCATTACAATTTTATTAAGTTGATTCAACTCTCTCATTCTATTACAAATGATTTTAACTTGATAATTAATATCTACAGGAACGGGTTGTGGAATTGTATAAATGTCCATACCTTGTTCGTTTCCGTTCCATGTTGGAACCGAAGCGTAATAAAATTGTTTTCTATTTGGAATTGTATATTGAAGTGATGGGTTTGTACCATACTTAACTTCAGGTGTTCTAACTACCGTAATAAATGGCGGGGCGGGATTGTAATCCATATCCACAAATTGCCATGTTTCTAAATATTGTGTCCAGTTTTGAGTTGTAATAATAACATCTAATAAAGGAACAATTTTACCTGCAGTGACAACTTCAAGTTCGGTCTTAACAAAATCAAGCATTCCCCTATCCAAGTCGGCATGTAATACTGACTTAGGTAAATAAGTTCCATCATCTTTAATATATTCTAAAAGTTGTTCTCTTCTTTCAGATAAAACTTTTTTTGGTACCAAAGGTAATGTTGGTTTGACTATGGTTCTTGGTAACGGCATTTATTCTTTTACTACAAATAGTTTATTTTGTGAATTAATCATATCAACTTCTTCGGCTCTATAAACGGGTTCTTCACTTTGTTTATAAACAAATGAATCGTGTCTATAAGGATTGTATGTCACAATCATGTCAGACGGTGGATTTGGAATGTCATCACAAGGATATTCACAATAATCCAATAATCTTCCAATCACAAATGCGTGAACGTTTTTTGATTTTTCAGAACGAACTCGTTCTTTACCACCTTTTCTAACTCTGAATTCAACATCACCTAACTTAACATAGTCAGCGTGCATAATAACTTTACTGTCGTATGTCACAGAAAATGTCTGTTTGTGTAAGTTGTAATAGACCATTACCTTCTTACCCAAGAATAAATTATCAAATTGTGATTCTGTAATAACGACTCTCATTATAATCCTCTAAATTCGTTTTCACTTACCCATGTGGCGGTAATTGTTCTATAAAATGGTTTGTACCCACCATATGTGTGTTTATTGTCGGACCTAACGTATCCGTCATCACTAACAGAATAATATCTAACTCGGTCCTCGGTTTCATAATATCCAATATAATCACCCATGAATATTTCAACATTCAAATCTTCAAGTTGTTTTTGATAAATTGAGAATTTCATATTTCCTGGCTCTTGGATTTCAACTTTGGAATTACCATAGAATTTATTGGTTGGTGCCATAACTTGAACCAATCCTTTTAATTCAACAGGTGCCATGAATTGAATACCGTCTTCCATGACTTCACCATAAACGTCATCCTTCTTTGTCTTATAACGGTCAATACGATATAACACAATGGTAAAGTTCATATCACCCTCCAACCATTCTTGACCCATACCAATATCAAGGTCAAAATCTTCACCACCAAAGAATTTACCTAATCTCGTTATCGGAACTAATTTTTCCATATATTGATAAATACCTAAACTTTTACTATATTTAAGTAAATTTAGTAATATTAAATGAGTGATGTTAGTTTAGAATCAAAGGCAATGTCCATTCTTGAGTCGTATGAGGGCGGCAATAACTATATCTTGGAATTAAAACGCAAATCACAAGTCAATAGAAAGTTTTATCCAACAAGGAGTCAATCGGAATACATTATCAATTTTCACAACAAACAACCAAAGGTTGCAAAGAAATGGGTAATCCTTGACACATACTTCGCTCAGAAATTGGCTGACGACAAATTGTATACTGAAATCCCACAAAAAGTATGGGTTGAAAAATTATTGGCGGATAAAGAAAAGGCTTACCACATTTGGGGTAAAGTATTGGATAAAGAAGAATTCCATGATTTTTGGTTACCAAAGGCTGCAATCATTAAAGACAATTCAGTTAAAGATGTTGTAATTGATTATTCAAAGTATTCTCATCGCCCACCACTTGAACACCAAAAAGAAGCGGTTCAAAAATTAGTGGAGAATAAAAAGTTTATCCTTGCCGATGATATGGGTCTTGGTAAAACAACTTCAACAATTATTGCAGCGTTAGAGTCAGGTTCAAAGAAAGTATTAATTATTTGTCCTGCGACATTAAAGATTAACTGGAAACGTGAAATTGAAAATTATTCAGATAAATCAATCTACATTGCGGAAAGTAAAAACTTCAGTACCGAAGCCGATTATGTAATTATAAATTACGATATAATTAAAAATTTCCATGACCCTAAAAAGAAAGACGATTCTCAAGTTCTTGCCGCCAAATTTGATTTGGTTATTATCGACGAAGCTCACTATATCAAAAATGCTACGGCTCAAAGAACAAAACTAATTAACGATATTATTAAAAATACCGAACGAATTTGGTTGTTAACAGGTACACCAATGACATCAAGGCCAATCGATTATTTCAACTTATTAAGTATAATCGATTCACCCGTGGCAAAGAATTGGATGGCATATGCAATCCGTTATTGTTCAGGGTACCAATTTAATGTTGGTGGAAGAAAAGTTTGGAACGTAACGGGGGCGTCTAACCTTGAAGAATTAAGAGACCGAACATTAGGTCTAACATTACGACGATTAAAAGAAAACGTACTTGATTTACCCGACAAGATTATCACTCCTGTGTATTTGAGATTGAAATCAAAGTCATATGAAAATGTGATGGGTGAGTATTATGATTGGTACGACAAGAACCCTGACGAATCTAAATCACTCACAGTACAATTTTCAAAATTAACAAAAGTTAGACAAATCATTGCAGATGAAAAAATTGCACAGACTATCGAACTTGCCGAAAACATTATTGAACAAGATAAAAAAGTTATTATTTTTTGTAATTTCACAGATTCCTTAAATAAAATCACAGAACACTTTGGTAAAGCGGCAGTTAAACTTGATGGCTCCATGTCAAAACCCAACAGACAAAACTCAGTTGACCAATTCCAAGATAATCCCAAAGTTAAAGTATTTGTGGGTAACATTAAAGCCGCAGGTGTTGGTATTACATTGACTGCGGCTGAAGCGGTTATTATGAATGACTTATCATTCCTTCCATCAGACCACGCCCAAGCCGAAGACCGAGCTTATCGTTACGGTCAAAAAAATAATGTTTTGGTTTATTATCCAATATTCGAAAATACAATCGAAGGTGTCATCTACGATATCCTAAACAACAAAAAACAAGTCATTGCCACCGTAATGGGCGACAACCAACATCCGGCCGATGCTGCAGAAGAAATCTTACAAAGAATTAACGAACTGCGATATTAACGAACTACGGATTATTTATATATAACGGATAATCCAAAATTATGAAAAGAACAAAAGAGAAAATCCAACAACTAGAGTTACAGATACTTGAAAATCACGTAACCATAGAAAAAGAGTTGTTGATTACAGAAATGAAAAAAATTGGAATAGAGAAACTACCATATTCCTACTCAGCCCTCAAACAGTTTATTGACCCCGAAACCATGAGTTTCCATTACAATAAACATTACAAAGGGTATGTTGATAAACTAAACGACGCATTATCAAAGAAAAAATACGGAGATTTAGAATTAGAAAAAATAATCAAGACAATCAGTCGTTTTGATAAAACAATTCGAAACAACGCAGGTGGAGCATTTAACCACGCTTTGTTTTGGAATATGTTAAGTCCCGAACCAAAAAAACTAACAGGTGAACTTTATAAAAAAATTACCAAAGAGTGGGGAACATTCACAAACTTTAAAAAAGAGTTTGATAAAATTGGTAAAGAAAGATTTGGTTCAGGTTGGGTATGGTTAGTTCTAACCTCCAATAACAGATTAAAAATTATGTCGACTCCAAACCAAGACAATCCATTAATGAATGTTATTGAAGGTGGTGGTTTTCCATTGTTGGGATTGGATTTATGGGAACATGCTTATTATTTGAAATATAGAAACAAAAGAGATGAATACATTACAAACTTTTGGAAAGTGGTTAATTGGGATTTTGTAACCAAAATGTATGAAATGAAAGTTGAAACTAAATTAACAGAATCTACCAAAATGAAACAAGTTTTAAGTGAAGGTAAATCTGAAATGTGTTCAAAATCTGATAATGAATTTTATAGAATGTTATTTAATGTAAACCAAGACATTAAATGGACTTATATGAATGGTATTAATAGAATTCTTAAAGAAGTTTTTAATGAAAATTATATTGAGACACCAAATAACAATCAATTACCTGGCGTTTATGATATTGAAGGACCTGGTAGGTCAGTAATAAATAAATTAAATACAAATTATACTGCGTTTTGTATCTTGTTAAGAGATTTAAATTACGTTATTACAAAAATACCAAATAAAAAACCAATATCATTTATAGATAAAACTCCAGCACAACAAAAGAAAGAAGTTGAAAGATTCGTAAGTGCTTTGGACCATTTTAAATATAGAATCTTTGATAGAGAAAGTTCAACATTTATTAATTTATTAATAACTTTAACCGAAAAAAACAAAGCTGGCGACAAACGAGAACAAATCACGGCATCAATTCTTAAAAGATTTTTTGGTAAAAGTGCAAAAGTTGAAATGATTGGTGAGTTAGGAAACAAAAAAGATGCAATCCAAGGAGTAGATTTGGAAATATTTAAAGATGATACTTTATATACCGCTCAAGTTAAACCATACAGAGAAATGAAACAAACCGAAGACGGAATGGAATTGGAGGGTACTGCAAGTGTTAAATTGTATAAAACAGATTGGATGGTATTTCAAAGAGGGAAAAATGTTTTAGTGTTTGATAAAAAACCAAAAATTATTAAAGGTAACTTTGTTTTTCCTCCTGATTCACTTTTATATAGTATATAATAAACTAAACGATATTTATTAGATATGGCAGTTATACCAGAACCAGAAAGGTCGAAAATTTATACGAGAATTAAACATCTATTGGGTGCACCATTAAGAAGTGTTGAAGTCACTGATGAAATGATGGACTCGTTGATGGAATTATCTATTCAAGATTATGAACAGTATATCTTGAATTGGTTAATTGATAGTCAGTGGGTTAACTTGGTTAATCTTAACATGACTGAAAAATCTGTTGCTCAAGCATTAATCACAAGAACAATGGATTTTGAACAACAATTCTCATATTCATATTCAAAAATTGTGGGTCTTCAGGCTCAAGGTCCTTGGGTATTAAAAAAGGATTATGTTATTCTTGAACAAAACAAACAAAATTACGAAATTCCTGCAGGTCGTGAAATCAATGAGGTTTTATGGTTTAGCAACCAACCTATCACCGCATTTGGTATGGGTGGTATTGGCGGATTTGGTGGTGCTGGTCTTGGTGCAAACGAAGCAGGTTTTGCTCAAATGGGATATCAAGGTTCTTATTATATGATGTCAGGGTTTGACTATCTAATTAGAATGCAAGAATCTAACATCTTAAATAGAATTCTTGGTGGTTCTTTAACTTATAGAATTACGGCATTACCTGACGGTAAAAAAGATTTACAATTATACAACGCTCCTGGTAATCAGTTTAACTGGGGTAATTATAGTCAATATGTTGGTAAAGCTGTATGGTATTGGTACTATGATGTAACACCTGATAGTAGAGCCGATTGTTTAAAAAATAATCCTGACGTAATTAAAATGCCAAATGAAGTTCCTTTAGAGGAAATGAATTGGGTTGATTTAAATGTTCCCGCTCAACAATGGGTAAGAAGATGGTTCACCGCATATGTTAAAGAAACATTAGGTAGAGTTAGAGGAAAATATAGTGGAAACTTAAAGGCTCCTGACTCAGAATTACAAATGGACTACACAAGTTTATTAACTGAAGGGAAAGACGAAAAGACAAAGTTGATTGAAGAATTAACAGGTCCCGAAGGTTGGTTAACAAGATTACGTCCTGAGAAAGTAATGGAAAAAGAAGCATTACTCGCTGAAAATCTAAATAAACAAATGAAATTCAGAGCAATGCCTCGTCAAATATATGTAATTTAAATTATGGCAATTATAAAAACAATACCATCAACAAGATTGATTAATGGTGAAATTCTTGAAACATCAGAGATTTCAGTAGTATCTGAAACAGAATACAGAACAAACGGTGAAGAATGTGTTATCGTTAGAAACGTACAAGAATCAACAGTTATTTTAGATTCAAAAACAACAGACCACGTAGTAATAAAATCAATGACTCGTTTAACAATTAAACCTGATGTTGGTAAAATTGATGAGGATTATGATGAAATTATTGCTGACCGATACTCTTGTATTGAATTTAGATTTTGTGTTGGAAACTGGTATATCCTATCATCAGACGGTCTCAAGAATTCCTAATTTTTCTTTCCAATCTTCTTCCGCAAAATCGTACATGTAGTCAGGACTTAACCCTCGTCTTTCCCAGTAATTTAACTCTTGTTCGGTTATATCAAGTACATCTTCTTGCAATCTATCTTGGTCACCATTACCTAGTGGATGTCCATTAATCAATTCACATTGAGCCTTTGTGAAAATACCTCTATTTTCAGGGTCATTAACAATTAAGTTATTTCTAACCTCATCTTGAAATACAACCATTAATGGTTCCATTCTTTTGTTAAATGTTGTAATTGCTCTCGGCACATTATATTCACCTGTTAGATTAGGGTCATTTTCCAAAATATCTTTGTGTAACATATAACAATTGATTTGAACACCATCACCTTTTTTCTGAACGTCACCATGAGATGACTTTAATCCATTATTCACATACATAATAACATCCCCAAGATTTACCGCAAGATTTTCTTGTATTGCAAGTTCCATGTGAGCCATACGACTCATACTATTTCCTGACTTTGTTTTAGTTGTTAATCTTTTCTTATAATCATCTACAGATAATTTAACTTTAGCTCGTTGTGCAATCTTACTTAAAGGGATTTGTTTGTCAAAAATCTTTTGTAAGTATTCATAATAATATTCAACAAACGCCTGACCATTACCTTCCAATAACATTTTAACACCTTTATCTAAAAACTCCTCAATGTAGATTGGAAGTTTCTTTGACTTGATACTGTTACCTGTCAATTTAATTTTACCCTTGGCATCCATAACCGCATAGTTCTTACGAGCCAAGTTAATACACGAAGGCCAAACCCCATCCGTGTCAAGTGCCATCTCACCCCTCATGAAGATATCGTTATACTCGGCAACATCAGCCTCAGGTCCATAATATTCTTTACCCAACTTAGATTTCCAATTCAATCCACGACCAACATAAACTCGGTCTTTTGCATCGTCAGGAGTCGAGAAGTTCACACCGTCCGTATCCATTACCAACGGAACATATCCTTTTGTCATAAAGAACTTAATCATTTGACGAAGGTATTGTCTACCCGTACAAGTAATCTGTTCTCCCATGTACATGTCACCCCAAGCAAATACTTGTGGTGCCGACAACGCGCCGAACATCGAGTTAATGAAAATCTTAATTGGTAATTGTTTATTACCATATGACTCTGACTTCTTAGGGTCTGTTTTTTCAAACTCTTCTGCCAATTGTTTGTACATAATACGAGTGTCACGGAAGTATTTTAACATTCCTTTCATCGCACCTGTTACATCACACTTAGGGAATACATCGTGTACCAACTGAATAGATGGATATAGTGACGAGAAATCGAGTTTAAGTACATTCTTACTATAACCAACCTTAAGTAGTCGTGAGAGACCTCCTACGAAGTCTGTCTTACCCTGTTTGGCGGGGATTGCAAGTCCGTGTTTGTAAGACCATGCCAACATCAACATTTTCCATAAAGTTGCGGTACCCATTGTAGATACTCTCTCGTATGTTGTTGGAATCATCGCAGCCAACAAGAATGAACCTTGGTTGAACTCTTGGTCAACTTTTAAGGTTTCATCTAAGTCATCGTCAAGATACATCTCAACAATTTTATCACCTGTAATCTTTTTGTAGACGTTAGGAAACTTTGTGTCTAAGTTATCGTACGCAGGATTGTTTGCTTTCTTGTAATTACCATTCTGTGTGTTTAACCAATACTCTTCTTTGTTAAGGAATAACTTACCGATATTGTCGTGTTCAATATACACACGACTTGGTGATTCTGCGTTGATATATTTTGTAATATATTTCAAACCTGCCGCCTTGATACTTGAGTTAATTGCCTGAGCTCTACGAACTGCGTGAATAATGTCGATAACATTATAACCCCAAATTGAGGTTTGAGTAAATGTCTCCACCTCGTTAGCAAGTTTCAACATCCCGTCTTTTCTTGTGAACGAATGTTGGGGGTGTAATGACTTACAAATCTTTTTTGGGTCAAGTCCCAAAATTCTACAACGTTCAAAAATCCAATGCCAGTCAAAGTTTGCAGAATTATAACCACCGATGATACTTGGTTTTAATTCATTGATTACGTTGAAGAATTCGATGATTGCATTTCGTTCTTCAGATTCATCAATACATTCAATAACTCTGTGGTATCCTTTATTTGTTTTAATTCCAATCATGAATATACGACCGTCTTGTGGTTCAAGAGAGGTCGTCTCTAAGTCATATACGAGTCGGGTCACCTCATTGTAATTCTCAAATCCCTTAAATAGTCGTTTTTCTTTTGATATAAGATATTGTTCTACGGGCGGAAGGACAATAAGTTTATCCTTTGTTTTTTCACCCCATGGGTCACATCCACCTTCTCTAAAAAATTGGATGAGTTCACGATATCCTTTAAGAGATTTAACCATAAAGGTCATACCATTTTCTAATCGTTCATCACCATGGGTTTCTAATTTATCAATCGTAATACCATGTTTGGTCATGGCATCTTTTTGAGCGGATTTGGAACCACCATAAAAGTTGATATTACGTAAATCACCTACCCAAGCGAATGGGGTAAATGTATCCTTACGGATTTCTTTTCCTTTACCAGGAATTTCTTTAATTTTATAAATGGAGTTGGATGCGTAGTCAAATTCGATTGCTACAATAAATTCTTCAGGGTCGTTGCCGTGTAAGAAAGATTCAATTTCTTCGTTAGATATCATAATATTATTTCGTTGGTTTATTAGCTTTCACACCATCGTGAAATTTACCTTCGTAAATAAATATAAATGAAAAATCTATTTAATCAAATTAACAACAAGCAGTTTCCGAAATAAAACTTGGTTGAACGTTAATATACAATTCCTCTCTGATTGGAAGAATTAGATTACCCTCATCGTTCTTAATCAAGAACTGACCAACATATCTACCAGGTGTGTTGGTGTCTCTACCCGTAAACTTGTAATAGATATAATATTCAGGTGTTGCACCTAATGGTAAGATAAGCGAAACGATTTCACAAGGGGCAGACACAATTTTAGGAATTTCAGTTTCAACATCAATCATTGTAAAGAAAATAGTAGAAACCTCCAAGTCCTGCATCAGTTCTAAGTAACCCGCTCTACCATCTTTTACTACTTGCATTTTTAATACAGGTAGATTTGCATTTTGTTTAATAAAGAATTCCATAACAATAAATATATTGTTATGACTCTTTTCTTAAACTTCTTTCGTAATGTTCAAATCTATCGTGTTCTGTTGGTGTCATGAGTAATAAACCAGGATATAACTCACCTTTCTTGACTAACTGATACATATGACTCATCCATGTTTGTTCGAATGGATGTCCCCATGTTGTATCTAAGAACATTTTTTGATTTCCTGTTCTTGTAACGATTTGAGGCCAATTACAATAATATACATCACCCGTAACATAAGGAACTCCTTGAAATGAATTAACTGAATTATAAACCGCTCTTGGGGCATTTGGGTCTAAACCTTGAACAGGTAATCTATCTTTACCTGGCCAATACTTTTGTCTCACATCTTGAGGCACGTTGTACCAAGCCCATTGAGTACCATTGTCACCAAAGAATTCACTATAATTAAGTTTTAAAAAATCAAAGTTTTCTTTCTTAACAATTTGTAATGTTTTTGAATATAAATTTGAAACATATCTATTAAATCCATTTCTACACACATCACCTTCTTTTGGATAAAAGAACATGTCATCTTCAAAAAACAAATAGAAATCTAAATCTGTTTCATTTTGGAAATGTTCTGCAATCCACTGACGACCACCACAAATACCTAAATTATCTTTTTTAATGTGTTCAAAACCATTCTCTTCACACAATTTAGCATAATCATCAAATGTTGATTCATCACTTGAGTTATCTAACAAAAACTTTTTAGTTTTTAATAAATAATCTTTATCGTACGCATTCATAGATTCAATTAAAGTTGAGAATTGTTTTGGACTGTTAAATGTGATAACATATAAACCAACTTTATTAACATCTAATGTGTTCGTTTCTTTATTAATGTTTTCAGATTTAGGTTTTAATTCACCGTTCTTTAAATCTTCAAAAAACTTACCAACTAAACCATTAGATTCAATTTCAAAATAATTAATCATGTCAGAATGTTTATAACACATAATACTGAAGATTGATTCTTCGGTACCCATATATCCCTCATCTAATGTTGATTTAAGTAATCCATAATAGATTCCATTAATATCACTAATAGTGTGTTTTGGACCACCAAAGAATCCACCTCGTGCAACTTTATTAACTTTTGAACCAGCAATAGAATTTAACGCATTATATTCAAACCCATGAATTTCATTTTCCGCATCGTATGGGAAACAAATAAATGAAAATTTTGAAATATATTTTGATAGATTATTAAGAACTTTATCGTGAGTAAAATAACCTTGGTGAACGGTATTTGTTAATCCACCATCAATCCAAAACATATATTCAGAATTGAATCTGTCCATAATTTTAGCATCGTGTAATAAAAACACTTTGGACATTACTAACGGATTATAATTCTCTAATCTACCTTGAGTTGATTCTTTTAACCATCCCGATAAGTTTTTCCATTGTTCATTTGTCCTAATTTTCTGAACTTTATCAAAAAATTCAGACTCTCTAAACCAAGACATTGGTCTAAGAATAAATTGAGTGTTATCCCGACTTCTTCGTTCAAAGACAAATTTTTGAAGTTCTTCATCTCCAAAAATAATCATGTTTTCATCGCACTTTAAAAGTTGCTCAAACTTATCTAAATAATGTTGGTAAGGTCTTGACCATCCTTCAGATAGTTCACCTCTACCAATATCCCATATTCCTGTTACTAAAGTTATATTACTCATATATTCTATTAAATTCTTCTAAAATTCTAAAAAAACTTTTATTTTCCTCAAACATTTCATCGGTAACACCTGCAGGTGCGTTATCCCTACACCACCAAATGTCAAAATGTTTTCTTTCAATTAATTCTTTATGGTTATAATACATCAACGTCATCACATTTTCTTCATGAGGTATACCTTTATCTTCAGTAATAACATTTTCTGTATAATTTTCAAATAGTGTTACAATTTCGTCCCACTTATCTTTATGACCACCAAACAATCCACCAATAATATGAATACCTCTTTCCCAATTTGTATACCACTTAGGATTTAAAGTTCCCGCCCAATAATTTCGGTCATTTTCTTTTCCAATCATTAAAAATTTATCACCAGTATCCTCAACTAAATTTTTTAAGAAATCGTTGTTAAACAAGGTTGATTCATAATATCTTTGTTCAGGATGAGTACCAACCAAATATTTTACAGGAATTAAACCACAATGTGATAATCCTGCATCAATCCAATAATAATAATCATAAGATTTATCTTCATTCCACCACCAATGAAATTTACTATATTGAACTTCAATACAACGGTCAGACTTTTTAGTTGCCTCAACATCTTTGTATTGATTAATTAAATCTTTGAATTTTGTATTTGCAATATCAAAGACTTCAAATTTTAATTTATCTGGTGATATACCATGAGTTTCATAAAAAAAAGTAATTAGTGATGGTAATTCTCTATCTGAGGTATAACATAAAAAATCGGCATCAGTCATTTTTAAAAGTGATAACAGACTGTATCTATAATGTCCTCCTCTACCAATTCGTCCACCATATTCGGTACCATATAAATCACTATATATTGATGTAATAAATTTAACTGACATATGTAAATTCGTTGTGTTGTTTATTGTCTTTTAATTCTTGAACTAAAGTCCCATGTAAATATCCTGAAGGTATTTTACATGGACTATATAAATTCCAATTATATGTTTGTGTGTAAAAATTATTGTATTGTCCTTGTGATACATCAGACCAACTACTCATTTGAGGTGCAATTGGTAGTATTGGAGAATAACTTTGTTTGATAGGTAAAATAAATTGATAAATATAATCGTCAATTGCGTAGTACCCTAATTTTTCAGGTTTTTCTAATTCTAAAACATCGTCATAAATTGAACTATGATAGATTATCATATTTGTTGCAAAGACACCTCTTTCATGTTCTAGTTTTGGTGGTAAATTTGTAATGTCTAAAAAGAGAGGATTTTCCTCACTACGATTAACTTTTCTGTTTAATGTTGGTGCAAGATTAATTATACCAAATTCAAAATCACCAGATTCTGTATCAATTTTATTAATTAAATCTTTTGAATAAGGTAAAAAAGTACAATCGTCTTCAATCACCATTACTGAATCATACCCACGTTCTTTTGCTATTTTAATAATCTCTGTATGAGACAAAGTACAACCACCATGATTATTTAAATCAACCGCCTTAAATAACTCATAATCCCAACCCATATAATCCATTTCTTTTTGGATATGTTCCAATCGGTCAGGTCGTCTTTCTAAATTAACGACAAACTTAGGTATATTTGTAATATTCATTAACTAATGTGATTGTGGGTTAATCTACCTGTAATTCTATCACACCATCCTTTAGATTCTGAGTGAGGCCAAACAACCCAATGAGACGGCATTTCATCCGTTTGGAACTCTCTCCATACTTTACAATATTTGTCAGGGTCTCTCATAAAACCAGCAATTTCATTTTTGTCTGCGTCTTTTCTAAATAAAGTATCCTCTTTATCATTATGGAATGCAACAACCCAAAAATCATAATCAGTTTCAGGAACTTGAGAATATCCAATATCAATACAATGTTTGAACATCATACAGAAACTATCTTTCCACTCTTGTTCTGTTTCAAAATTATATGGATTTGGTGGATAATTTTTATCTAAAGTATGTTTGTCAATTGCTCTTTTTGAAAAAAGAATACCGGCATATTTTTCATAATCGGTTAAAGTCCTAACAGGACCAAAACCATAAGGACCGTCATGACCTTCTTGAGTTTCACCATCCATACCAAATAATTTTCTATTTGTTAAGTGAGAGTGACTATTCTTTTGTCCCCAAGTTGTGTCATCATCCCATTGTTTTGTTCTACCTTTACGAGTATACTCGTGGAAAACAACAGGAATATGTGGGTGGAATAAATCATAACCCCAAGTGTACGCTCTTGCAGCAATTGAAATTTCTTCTCCGTGAAAATAATATTCAGGGTTGTGTTGAACTTCAGTTGAGAATTGTCCTAATGTAAAACAGAAGTGAGCTGAGTAAAATCTTGAGGTCACAGGTTTCTTCATTTCTTTCCAACCTGGAATTGTTTCAGGTAAGAAGAACACAGCACCTTCAGGAATAAAACGGTCAAACGCCATTCTCCAAGCATCGGTTGCTCTTCCTGCGGGTTCATTTTCGGGGTCAAAAGAAGGAACGTAGCCCGTAAGTAGAGGCTTCTTATACCCGTCCTTCTGTAACCCCTTTATCATTTTGATAAGGATATCATCCCAATCCTTAACAAATCTCATGTGAGAATCAATTTGTAGTGTGTATGTTTCACCTTTGTAAAGTTGTTGAACTTGGTGTCTTGCCCAACATACACCTTTGGCATCTCGGTAAGGAATATTTAAGATTCTAAATCTTTTGTCATCTTTATATTCATCTAAATTATCAAAACCATCTTCATCGCTATATTGTCTTGCAATACCGATAACAAGGTTATTTGGTTTTTTGGCATTTGCCAACATGTCTTTAATTGTTGGAACCAACTGAGGGTCTCTGTAAGATGCGATTTGAACGAAAATTTTCATGTATAATATATTTTATATATAAAAATAAAAAACCCTCCACGAAGGTGAAGGGTTTTCTAAAATATATTTGTATTGTTTTTTTTTAAATACATCCGTTAGGGTCAGTGTTACTAATTAATCCTGCTCCGCCAGTAACTTGATACCAACCAATACCATCAGAATAGTATCCATTTGACGCTGGTGTTGAAAGAGCTGTGTTAGTCCAAATAGTATCACCGATACTAAGTGGGTTTTGAGAAGGAGAAAGATAATAATTTGAAAGTATTGCAGAACAAGCCGTTACATTTGAAGATGCATCATAACCTAAACTATAAGTATAATATCCAATTGTTGGTGTTGGTGTCGGAGTTGATGTTGATGTGTTAGTTGGAGTTTGAGTTACAGTTGGTGTATTAGTTGGAGTTTGAGTTACAGTTGGAGTTGGGGTTAATGTTGGAAGAACCGAACAAAGTGTATAACCACCCGTTTCAAATCCATTAGTAGTTAATAAAACAACAACTCCTGAATTTGCATAGTATCCTGTCATATCAATATTTACAGGTCCTGTTAATGAATTATAGAATTGAGTGTTATCATTAAAGATTGATTCATCACCGTAGATAGTACCCGATACTCCCGTATCACAAGCTACGTTAGATGTTAGACCTGAAGTAATTACAAATGTAAATCTAGCATGTGTTGGTGTATTAGTTACTGTTGGTGTATTAGTTACTGTTGGTGTATTAGTTACTGTTGGTGTTGGAGTTGGTGTTACATCCGCGGTTTCTGTTGGTGTTACACTTGGAGTTGGTGTTACCGCAGCAGTACCTGTTTGTGTTTGAGTTGGAGTTGGTGTTACCGCAGCAGTACCTGTTTGTGTTTGAGTTGGCGTTTGTGTAGGTGTTGACGTTGGAGTTCCTGTTGGTGTATGTGTGGGAAGAACCGTTGGGTAGGCACCATTATTAACTAAAACAACACTACTACTAAATGATGGTGCAATTGAATATGTACCATTAATTAACCAAATGTTTTTAGTTTGATTTTGTTCTAATTCAACTTGATACTCCCACATAGAGTCATCACATCTTCTATAGTTGAAATTTACTATGGTTGAACCAGTATTTGTTAGGGTATATTTACTACATGCCATCTTATTTTCTATTTTATTATAAATACTACGTTATTTTATATTGTTATAAATATTTTTTTTTTAATTTATGGACATCCATTAGGGTCATTACCTGTAATTTGACCTGAACCTCCACTCACTAAATACCATCCAGTGCCGTCAGAATAATAACCATTAGGGGCCGGAGTGGTAAGAGACGTATCTGTATAGATATAATCACCCAAGTCAAGAGGATTTAATGATGGCGAAAGATAATAGTTTGAAGGTGTTGCCGAACAAGCGGATACAATTGAAGATACATTATAACCAAAAGAATAAACATAATATCCAACAGTTGGAGTAGTAGTTGGTGTTGGAGTATTAGTAGTAGTTGGCGTTGGTGTTTCTGTGTTAGTAGGTGTCTGTGTTGGTGTTTCAGTTGTAGTTAATGTCGGTGTTTGAGATTGTGTTTGAGTTTGTGTTGGAGTTTTTGTGTTGGTAGGAGTATTGGTTGGAGTTTCACTTGGTGTATTTGTTTGAGTTTGTGTTGGAGTTTCTGTGTTAGTTGGTGTTGGAGTTTGAGTTGAAGTTTCGGTATTAGTAGGTGTGTTAGTTGGTGTCTCTGTTGGAGTCTCCGTGTTAGTTGGAGTGTTAGTTGGCGTTTGAGTTTGAGTCTCAGTATTTGTTGGAGTTACAGTTGGTGTTGGTGTATTACTTGATGTAATTGAAGGAGTTGGTGTTTGAGTTGCAGTATTTGTTGGAGTTGCTGTCGGTGTTGGTAATGGACATCCACCTAAATAAGTCGCGCTACCGTCACCATCGACAATAATAACAGTTTGAGCACAATAAACTAAAGTATCTAAAACTTCAAGGAAGAAATCATATACAAAACCATCACAATCAATACCGGCAAATGTTGTCTGATTTATTGTACCACCAAACAATAAATAAGTCTTACAAAGTGAGTTACTTGGTGTTACAGTGTTAGTTGGTGTATTAGTTGGAGTTGTGGTATTTGTTGTAGTTACCGTAGGCGTAACCGTTGAAGTTGCAGTATTACTTGGAGTTTGACTTGGTGTTGTAGTATTAGTTGGAGTATTTGTTGGAGTCTCAGTTGGAGTAGGAGTATTACTTGAAGTTGCGGTTGGAGTCAATCCTACCGTAACTGAAGGAGTTGGTGTTGCGGTATTTGTAGGTGTTACAGTTGGAGTTGCAGTATTTGTAGGTGTTTGAGTCGCAGTTTCTGTTGCTGATGGACTTAAACCTGGTGTGTTTGTTGGAGTTTCAGTATTTGTTGGAGTTGGACTTGGTGTTGGACCTGGAATATTCAATGAGTATGTATAACCATATGTTGGGACATAACAATCATAATTACCATAATAATAACTTGAAAGATAATTGAATGGGAATACTTGCGTACCCAAATCAATCGTACCTCCTGTATCTGGAAAATACACAACATTTGTGGTTTGACCACTCAAATTATTACTTAAAATTCTTACTCCTAATGACATATCAATAAATACTTATTTTTTTGTTTTATACTAATTAAAAAAATTTTAACCACATATTCCTTTATTAATAATCAACGTTCCTCCAATTTGTATAAATGTTGAGCCATCTGAAATTGTGAAATTCGCACCTATTGGTGGGATTGTTAATAAAATATCACCATAAACATTGTCTCCAATTTGTAAATCACCAAATATTTTTTCGGTATAAATTGTAACGTTAGCTGCATTTCCAAAATATGTTGAGCCACAAACATTTTGATAATAACCACCAGTTCTTAAATTGTATTTATAAACAATTACAGGTGTTACTGTTGGTGTTGGAGTTTGAGTTGGGGTTACAGATGTTTGAGTTGGTGTAGGAGTTACAGATGTTTGAGTTGGTGTAGGAGTTACAGTTGGTGTGGGTGTTGTTGACGGACATAATCCCATATCCACAACATCAAGTGGTGCAGCATAATCTTCAACAGATATATCTTTAGCGCAAAAATAACTAGTTTGTAATGGTTCAACAGGAGTAACACCAATTATGTCAGTACACCCTGTCCATCGGTAAAATCCAGTTTCAACATTATTATAATTTGTTATTCTGTAGTAAAAACAATCCATTTTAACTTATTTTAATATATCCGTAATATATTATTTTAGACGAGCCACTATTATTGGTTATACCAAATGTAAAGGTATTTGTATTTGAACCCGCAGGTGCTGATGTACTAATAGTTCCCGCAGTTCCGACTATCTGACTTGGTATTGATGTTAACTCCAAAGCATTTCCCGCGAGATAATACCACCCATACTGTACACCTATTACAGGTACATTATTGTTTGATAGTGTTACTGTTGCATTCCAATTAACAATACCGTTTGGAATATTTCCATTCACCCACATAACATATGATTCACCCTGAGGAACTGTAAAACTAACAGTATTTGTACCTGCAGATAACGTCCAACTTCCTGTGACTGGTGATATTGCATTTTGCGAATACCCGCTAAATAATGTTTCTTTGGTTACTTTAAATGATTCTGTGTTCCCACTATTGTTCATAACAAGAAAAGCACCATTTGTGTTTCCTGTGTATGTCGGTAAATTTGCTATTTGTACGTTTGCCATTTCTATAAATATTAGTTTTAATGTTGATATTCTATTCCACTACCATCTTGAGCCGTTAATATGTCACCATTTTGAATTAAAATAAAGAATGGTTCAGTTGAAGTTGGAGTCGGCGTTGGAGTTTTAGTATTAGTTGGTGTCACAGTTGGTGTACTTGTTGTTGTCGGTGTTGGGGTTGAGGTAATGGTTGGTGTATTAGTATTTGTTGGAGTTGGAGTAATGATTTGGGTTTCAGTTGGTGTTAGTGTATTAGTTGGTGTATTAGTAGGAGTTTCAGTTGGAGTGTTTGTTGGTGTCTCAGTATTGGTTGGTGTTGGCGTTTCAGTATTTGTTGGAGTTTGAGTTACCGTTGGTGTATTAGTATTAGTAGGTGTGTTTGTTGAAGTTACAGTTGGTGTTACAGTTGGTGTATTAGTATTAGTAGGTGTATTAGTTGGGGTTACAGTTGGTGTTATAGTGGGTGTTTCGGTATTAGTGGGTGTATTAGTTGGGGTTACAGTGTTGGTAGGTGTTATTGAAGGAGTTGGTGTTGGTGTAACATCAAACTCTGATATTGTATTAACAACAAACGTACTTGATGTTGAGCCTGTAACTGATACATTTACCGAGGTGAAAACACTATTATCGTCTAATAAGTTATAATCATCTACGATAGTATAATAACTACTTCCAAATGTTTGTCCCGATTGTATTGTAACCGAGCCACTGATAACAATTGGTAAACCACTGGTCACACCTAAAGTGTTAACAAATGTGATATCAATATCAACACCTAATGTTGTGTTTGCATTTGCAATATAGTTGGCGTTGATTGAGCCTGGTGAATATGTACCTACAAGAGATATTGTAATAGTACCAATTGTTGGCGTTGGTGTTTGTGTATTAGTTGGCGTTGTCGTATTAGTTGGAGTATTTGTCGGTGTAGGTGTTGGTTGAATTAGTTCGTAATACAAATCATTCGCAGGTATACTCAAATAATATAAATCATTATTAGGAATTAAAATATATGTTAAATCATTTCCTGGTATTGTTATTCTACAATTTAAACAATCAGGGTCTAATAAATTATATTTGAATTTTAATATTCTAAAGTTGTGTTTAATTTGTGAAGCATTTAATGGTTCAGTATACATTCTAAATGCACTGATTTCTCCAATCATACTACCACCAAAATATTCTTCCAATTTAATTTGGGTTGTTAATCCTGAATAAATTGTATGTTCCAAATCATAATTAGTTAAACACTCAGGGTCTTGTTGATAAACAATTTCACCAATTGTTTCAGGACAACCACCAGAGAATGTTAAGTTATCGTGAAGTCCTTGAGTACCACCACCAATTGAAATGTTATATCCAACACCAATTTGTTTTTCTTTTGGAGTATTCAACAATCTTGGAATAATTTCTTCAAAGTTTTCAGTGACCATAAATAATTTTCCATTCACATAAAACTTAAGTGTTCCCAATCTATACTTTTGTTCTTCAGTCCACATGTCAGTGAATGTCACAACTTCAGTTGATGCTGGGTCATATTTTGCTTCATGGGTTATTGGAGGTTCAATTAAGGTTACACTTCTACCTTCAATTGTTGCATAATATACATCTTTAACAAGCAGACCAAGTCCACCTTTATCATATAGGTCACATTTATCCAACCATTCATATCTTTGGAATACGGCATCAATCTGAACCCAATGTTCTACATTTTGATAAGTGGTTCCCGAACAATCATCAAAAATACCTCTTGTCGAACACCATTCAGTTAATGAAGTCCCCGTTACATAAGTGAGTCCCGTTAAACAAGTTCCACTATGTTCACATCCACCTGTTATTCTATATGTCTTAACACACAATCTTGGACTACCCGTGTCGCCACTTAATCTTAAAGACAATGCATTTGAAACCTCATCATATAGTGGGTCTTTTTCAGGGTATTGAGCGGTTGTCGTACAATCACAAGCACATCCACAAGTACAATTTGTAATGGTACCACCTGATGGTTGATACACTTGAAGACATTGTGATGATGTATTGGCACTACTTGCACAACCACAAGTGTGCATACAAGTTAAACCTGATGTAACTCTTGTATATCCCGTATCTTGTTTTGGACTACCGTCAGCATAATGGTAAAATTTATTCTCGGCTCTTGCCCCCATGTAAAAGAATGTTCCTTTATTGTCGGGATATCTGTTGTTAAGACCTCCTGATGTATCACCAGTCCATCTATACTTTAACATGAACTCAGCTGTCCAACCTAATGGGACTCTTTGTGGAAAAACTTGGTAATCATATCCTGGTATTTTGTAAAACCCTTGGAAGAATCCACCTTGTAAGTTTGCAACATACCCAATATCTCCACCAACGTTTTGATAATTTAAATCATAAGTGTATGAGTTATCATTCCATAATCTATTTTCGGTCGTGGTAAAACCTGTGATAGGATGAAGTTTCATTCTCCTGTCATATTTGTATCTACTAAACTTGTCTGAAATGTTTGTATATAATCCTGTTGTAATTTCGATTGTTTCACCTGACATGTTTTGAACAAGTCCGTTGTCGATTCCCGTTAGACCAATATCACATAATTCTGTAACGATTGGACAAAAGTTGGGGTCAATGTCGTCAGGGTTCCAATAATTCTCTGAAACAATAGTATCTGCACTAAAAACACAAGGGGATACTTGACATAAAGTTGTTCCTGAACTATTGAAGTCAAACTTAAATGGCATTCTGTTTCCATCAAATTCACCTATTAATAAAGGTGAAAAAACGACTTCTTGGTCATAATCTCTCTCGTCCGACGCTAAGCAAATGTCGGTAATTTCATTGACTGGTTTTATCCCCCATTTACGAAAATTATACTGATTAATGTTTTGATATGCCATATACTAATGATAAATACCTTATGAGCTAGTATTTATAGATAAAAAAGAAGAGATGATTACTACAGACAAAGAATTTTATTCGTCACCATACTATTTTTTATTGAGAAATAAAGGAGATAAATACTCCCTATACTTCTCTGTAGAGGGAAATTTAAATGAGGCTCGTGAAAAAGATGAGGTAATTCACTTTGAAAAAAGTAAGGGTGAAAAAGTTAAAAACCACCTTAAAAAAGTTGCCAAAGAGAAAAAAGTTAAATCTACAAAAACTCTTAAAAAAGATTTGGAAGAATTGGTAAACTTGGACGGAGCTTTGTCCAACTCAAAAATTCCAATTCTTGACCCAAAACTTCACCCAATGAAAACTATGGACCAAACGGTTGCGGCGGCTCGTATTACAAACGACCCTATTTCTCGTGGTTATAGAACATATTATGGTGAATCAGTTGAAGAAATAGATGAGATTGATATGTCAGGTGCTTTTGGTTATGAAGAAACTGAAAATATGGATGGTGAAGAAACTTTCAAATATTTAGTTAAGAAAATGGGTATGGAACCTGATGAGGCTAAAGAAAGAACAAAACAAAAAGGTCAAGACCCAACAGGTAATAAAGATAAAAAATCACCTTACTATAAAGATAAAAATTTTATAACAAGGGCAACTTTATCTGAAATCCAAAAACAAAAAATGATTAAAGTTGTGGAAGATATTTTGATGGGTAAAAAAAGTTCTGACAATTCCGAGGTTGGAAAAAAAGAATCTAACACATCAAATATTTTAAAGAAAAATATTTCATCATTAAAAAAACAAGCAGAAAAAGAAGGAATTTCTATTTCTGAACTATTAAAGATGATTAAAAGTGAATAAAAGTTTATACGATAAAGAAATTGAGTTTCCATCTGACAAAAGGGAACATATGAGAAAATCTTTTCATATGGTTAAAGGTGCGGATGAAAATACTGAAGGTTTTAATAGAAACAAAGAACTTCAGGGTCAAAAATTTATCACATATAAACAATTAAAAAGAATTAAAAACTTTTTTGATAATTTTAAAGGCAACCACAAAGAACCTTCATTTATTTTAAATGGTGGTGTCGAGATTAAAAATTGGGTTGATAGTGAATTAAGAAAAATGAGGGATTATATTAAAAACACTAAAACCAATAAAATGGACGCAGGTATGATGAACCAGTTTATTGACCCTCACGAGAAAAAAGATTTTACAAATGTAAGAACATCTCAAGAACACTCAAAAACGGTGGACAAGTATAATCCATCAGTTAATGAAAGTGTTAAGAGAATAAACGAACTAATATCAAAAATATAAAATTATGTCAACTCAAATCACGGTAGATTTAAACCAAACAGAACCAAACGCTCTTAGCGCAATTGCAGACCAAGAGAGAGCAAAATTAATCCCTAAAAATGACTACAATAAAGTAGGAAACGAATATTCCGTAGTTAATAAAGATGCCCTCGCCGATGGTGATGATTTAGGTAGAGGTACAGGAGTTTTTTTAGATGTTTATAACGTAAACGCTGGAACAATAAATGACGTTGTTGAAAGAAAGAGCGAAATAAAAATTAATCAATATAACCAATCGAAAACATATCCTAATTTCTAATGAAACTTCAAGGAGCATTAAAAGGTTTAATTTGTGAAATTGCTTCTTTGGATAGTATAGTTGATGCTATCAAAGGACGAAAAGTTGTTATAATCTATTATGATGGTGATGAGCCAGGTGGTAGAGGTATACGTCAAATTGAACCTGTGTGCTTAGGAGTTAGTAAAGCAGGAAATAAAGTTTTAAGAGCTTGGGATACTGAAGGTGCGTCGCATACTGGTTATAAGGGCGAACAACCATTACCAGGTTGGAGATTATTCAGATTGGATAAAATACTATCAAACAAACCAACAGGTGAGGTTTACAATGAACCTAAACCTGGTTATAATTTTAATGGAGACAAAAGTATGGTTAGTGTTATTATTAATGCAAAATTTGATAATAACCCCCCAACTCCACAACCTCCAACAGAACCAAATACACCTGAAGAAGAAATATAATATAATATGAGCAATTTAATGGAAAAATTAGCTTTATCAAAAGCAATTATGGATAAAGCAGACGGAATTAAAAATAGTAATTCTATGAATGGAGGATTACCTCCAACATCATTACAACAAATGAATTCTCCAGAATCATTTAATATACCAACGGCAAAATATAACATTCCTGCAGAATTTTTACAGGAATCAGAACAAACACAACAACCTTACTTATCTAACATACCAAGAGAAAATACTAAACCTGTTGGAGTTCCAACGGTAGATGCAATTAAAAACTCTAAATTACCTGATGAGATTAAGAGATTGATGATGGAACACCCAATTGGACAACCTCAACAACAGCCAACTACAATATCTAACGAACTTATTGAAAAAGCATCGAGATTAATGAAACAAACTGGTGGTGGTTACATACCTGAATCCGCAAAACCAAAACAAACCACACAACAACAACCTCAATCAAACCCTAATGGAGGTATTGATTACAAATTAATTCAAAAAATGATTAATGAAGCGGTTAACAATGCTTTAAAAGAGAATGGTTTAGTAGTTGAAAGTTCCGAAAAATCTAACGAGGTGTTTAACTTTAAAGTAGGTAAACACGTATTCGAAGGTAAGGTCACAAAAATTAAAAAATTGTCATAACACCTTTCTTTATTCGATAGTAATTACTATATTTTAAGAAATATAATAATTAAAATGTCGAAAATTAAAGTCTTAGTCGTACCATCCGATAGAACAGGAGTTGGTAAATTTAGGTCGGTTGACCCTCACGTATTCTTACAAAATTTATATGGTGATGATTTCCATGTGGATATTGATTATGAACCATCATATGATGATATGAACTTTTGGAAACAGTATCAAATAGTTACTTTTCACAGAAGTATTGGTCCTGATTTTGAAAGAGCACATGAATTAATTCAAAAATTAAATTCATTAGGTATAATCACAATTGCGGACATTGACGATTATTGGATGCCAGGCAAAGAACACCCTATTCACGATATCATTAAATTTAATAAGATTAATGAAAAGATTGTTGCAAATCTTAAAGTTGCCTCATATGTTACAACAACAACAGAAATCTTTGCAAATGAAATTAGAAAGTTTAATAAAAATGTTGTTGTTTTTCCAAACGCAATTAATCCAAATGAACCCCAATTTAAAGAACCAACATTAGAATCAGACCGATTAAGAGTCGGATGGTTAGGTGGTTCATCACACTTACATGATATTCAGTTATTAGACCAACCTTTTGGTAAAATAACAAATCTTAAAGATAAATTACAATTTGTTTTGTGTGGATTTGACACAAGAGGAAGTGTGACTGAAATCAATCAACAAACAGGTGAACATAAAAAAAGAGACATTTTACCTCATGAAACTGTTTGGGCTCAATATGAAAAAATATTTACACAAAACCATTCATTAGTTTCCGAAGAATATAAAAAATATTTGTTAAAATATACTCAAGAAGTTTATCCGAACCAATACAATGAATCGTACGTGAGAGTTTGGACACAACCCGTTACATCTTACGCAAAAAATTATTCAAAATTTGATGTATCTTTGGCACCAATCAAAAATACAATGTTTAACCGAATGAAATCACAATTGAAAGTAATTGAAGCGGGATTTTATAAGAAGGCGTTAATTACTTCTGATTTAGGTCCATATACCATCGATTTAAAACATTGTTTAGAACACGGTAATTTTGTTGATGGAAATGCTATGTTAGTAAATGAAAATAGAAATCACTCTGATTGGGCAAAATACATTAAGAAATTGGTTGATAACCCTAACTTAGTAAACGATATGGGTGAAAGATTATATGAAACTGTTAAAGACACATATGATTTAAATAACGTTACAAAAAATAGAGCTGAATATTACAAATCTTTAATTAAATAATATGATTAACATACCATTAACTAAAATTTTATTTTTGGACATTGAAACTGTTGGTGTCCAACCTGATTGGGATTCATTAGTTAAACACAATGAAGCTCTTTCATTCCAATTCGAACATTATTTTGATTGGTTTCAAAAACGATTTCCTGAAGACGGAGCCAACGGGGTTGGTCAAATGTTCGTTAATCGTTCAGCATTAGTTCCTGAATTTGCAAGAATCGCCTGTGTCAGTGTTGCGTTCGTAACAGAAAAGGGTGAAGTTAAAATGCAATCATTTAGCGATATTGATGAGAAAAAAATGTTGTTAGAAGTTCAAAAACTTTTATATAGAATTGGTGAACTTGGTTTCTTTTTATGTGGTCATAATGTTAAAGGATTTGATATTCCAATGTTGGCAAAACGTATGATTATGAATGGAATTATGCCGCCAAAGATTTTACCTGGTCACGATACAAAACCATGGGAAATTAAAGCTTTGGATACAAAAGAAGTTTGGCAATATGGTGGATATGGTTCCATCGCATCTCTTGAACTTATGTGTGTTTGTTTAGGTGTTGAATCATCAAAAACAATGGAGATAACGGGTAATAAAGTACACGAAGCTTTTTGGGTTAAAAAAGATATTGAAGGTATTGTGAAATATTGTGAAAAAGATGTGTCGGTGTTAATTGATGTAATAAAAAAATTAATAGATTTAAAATAATGGACAACATGAATCAATTGGGTTATGACCCAAAAATTTACGAAGAAATTTTAAAACAATTTGAAAAAATTAAACTTGAAGCAGGTATTGAACCTGATGATGAAAATCAAAAAGAATTTGAAGACCTTTTTGGTATTGATTTCGATGATTTAGACGAACAGATTGCAATCAACGCTAAAACAAAATTTGTTGAGGTTGAATTGGTTAATAATGATGCCGTTTTTCCAAAATATGCCTATCCATCGGATTCAGGATTTGACTTACACTCAACACAAGATTTAACAATTGGTCCGTTTGGTAGAATTTTAGTTCCAACAGGTATTAAAGTTTCTTTCCAAGAGGGCTATGAAATTCAAGTTAGACCCAAGAGTGGTTTAGCCATTAAACAAGGATTAACAGTTCTTAACACACCAGGGACTGTTGACCAAGGATATACAGGTGAAATACAAGTAATTGTGTTTAACACAAATAATCACACCGTGATGATACCTAAAGGTATGAAAGTTGCTCAAGCGGTATTGTGTCCCGTAATAAATGGAAAATACGTAAGATTTGAACAAGTCGATACTCTTAATGAAAAAGATAGAGGCGATAATGGATTTGGTAGTACGGGAATTTAAAAATTAAAAAATGATTACAGTAGGATATTCAACAAGAGAACATAACCCTCAATTTATTGAGTACTTAAAGAAAAGTTCGGGGTTTAAAAAAATAGAAGTTATTGAAAAGATTAATAACGGAGAGAAATCACTGTCTCAAGTTTATAATGAAATTCTTGAGGAATCAACGACAGATATCGTTGTTCTTTGTCATGATGACATTTATTTTGATACCCCAAGTTGGTTTCACAAAATTAAAACTCATTTTGAAAAAAGTGATTTTGGTATTTTAGGAGTTGCAGGTACAACCAACATGTCTGACACTGGTAGATGGTGGGAGACTAATCGTAGAAAAGATATGATTGGTATTGTTAACCACGAAAGTGAAGGAAAGAAATGGACTTCAAAATATTCAGATGATTTAGGTAAGTCAATTAGACAAACAGTTATTGTTGATGGTTTATTTATCGCGTTAAGTAAATCAAGAATTAAACACACATTTGATGAAGAGTTTGAAGGGTTTCACTTTTATGATATTGCGTTTTGTTTTAGAAATCATTTAGAAGGTGTTAAAGTTGGTGTAATCACCAACATCAGAATAACTCATAAGTCTATTGGTCAAACCAATGACCAATGGGAAGATAATAGAAATTTTTTCGTTCAAAAATATAAAGATAATTTACCAAACAAAATTCCGTTTGACCCAAATAGAAGATTAAAAGTATTATTATCTTGTATTTCATTTAGAAATTTTACAGGTTCAGAATTATATGTTTTTGAATTGGCAAAAAGTTTAATCAAGTTAAATTGTAGTGTTACGGTTCTTTCACAAATTGGTGGTCCTGTAACTGACATGGCAAAAAAACTTGGGATTAAATGTGTTTCATTTGAAAATGCGCCAGGTTTCAAACTTGGTGACGGACAGTGGGGAACAAATACTCCTGAAGGATTTAAACCATCAACACCAAATGCATTATACCGTGTTGCAGAAGTAGATTATGATATAATCCACTTCCAACACAAACCTGTTGCAGAACGAATTTTAAATATGTATCCTGAATTGGATAAGATTTGTAGTATTCACTCTGAGGTCATTTCGTTAGAAGACCCAGTTGTTGACCCAACAATTAAAAAATACATTGCCATTCGTCCTGAGATTAAAGAACACATGGTTGATAACTTTGAAATACCTGAAGAGATGATTAACATTATTTATAATCCTATAGATAATGAGAAATTTAAATCTAAAAACGCATCGACAGAAAATTATGTGTTATTTGTTGGTACCATAGATTATTTGAGAAAAGAATCAATCTTAGATTTAATTGAATATACCAGAGAGATTGGAAAAGAACTTTGGTTAGTTGGAGAAAATAATGGAAATTATTTGGAAAATGTTTTGTTGGAAGACCACGTCAAACATTTCCCATCAACTTGGAAGGTTGAGGATTTCATCTTAAAGGCTTATGAAACAGCAGGAATCCAATTAGGTAGAACAACAATTGAAAGTTGGATGTGTGGTAAATCAAGTTGGATTTATAAAGTCGATAAAGGTGGATTTATCCTTTCCAAAAAAAAATACGAACCACCAACAGATATTGAGAAATATTATACTATGGGTGTTGCTCAACAAATTAAAGACGAATATCTTAAAATTCTTTCATAATGAAATTAGGTGTTATTGGTATTAATGACGTTGGGTTGTCGTTTGGTTTATTATGTGAAAAAAATGGATATGACGTTTTAGTTTCAAATATGGATGAAGATTATATTTTTAATCTTAATCAAAAGATTTGTATTACAAATGAACCATTAATTCAATCTATGTTATTTAACACTAAAAAATTTAGTGCAACGACAAGTAATTTAGATGTGATTAAAAATTCTGATATCATTTTTATTTTTTCACAAACCCCATCTAATATTGAGGGTAACTACGACACAACAAAAGTGTTTGATATAATTTCAGAATTTTATAGTTTATCATCACAAAATGTTCCTATTCATAATAAGAAAGTGGTTATATGTTCTACCACAAATCCTGGCGAAGTGGAACAAATACAACAAAGATTAAACATGTTTAATGTTCAGGTTGCTTACAACCCATTCTTTACAAATGAAGGTGAAATTGTTAAAGATATTGAAAATCATGAAATGGTTTTGATTGGTAGTGAATACCAAGAATTAACAAATGATTTAATTCAGTTACACACCAAAATTAAAAAAGTTCTTGTTAATGTTTATTCCATGTCATCAAAAGCTGCGGAATTGACAAAGATTGGAATTAATTCTTTTTTATCTGCAAAAATTAGTTACGCCAATATGTTAGGTGAAATTATCACTAAATCAGGTATTGAAGATGAGGTTAATATGGTATTAAACGCAATTGGAGGTGATTCAGGAATTGGTAAAAAACACATGAACTATGGGTTTGGTTTTGGTGGTCCAACAATTAATGGGGACAATAAATCATTAAAACATTTTGCCGATAGTGTTGGTGCGGGTACTGATTTAATTTCAAGTGTTAATCAATTTAATAAATCTCATATTTTATTTATTAAAAAATATTACACACAAAAAAATCCAAATAAAGAAATCCCATTTGTTATGAACCATATAACATATAAGAAAGGTTCTAATATTGTTGAAGAATCTCAACAATTCAAATTGTGTATTGAATTACTAAGTGATGGATATAGTGTAAATGTTATTGAAATCTCCGAAGTATCTACCAATCTAAATTCATTATCTGAATCATATAACGGTAGATTAAAATTTTATAAGCCAGGTACAAAACCTGAAGGAATAGTAATTAATTTATAATGATAATATTAACCACAACATATAATTGTGAAAATTATGTAGAAAAATCTTTGCTAACAATTATGACACAAAGATTTAAAGATTTTAAATGTTATATTACAGATGACATGTCAACCGATAATACGGTTAATGTAATAAAGAAAACTATATTAGGTGATGAAAGATTTATCCTAATTGAGAATAAAGAAAAAATGTATCAACCTGGTAATTACGACCAAGTAATTCGTGGTTTAAATATTCCTGATAATGAAATATGTGTTGAGATTGATGGTGACGATTGGTTACCCAATTCAAATGTTTTATCGTTCATAGATGACGTTTATAAAGATGAAAACGTTTGGATGACAAGTGGTTCTTTTAAGTATCATGATGGTCGGCCAGGGTTTGCAAATCCTCCAAAAAAATTTACAGATATTAGAAAACAAACTTTTACATTGTCCCATATGAGAACATGGAAGTCTTGGTTATGGAAAAAAATTAAAGAAGAAGATTTAAAAGATAATAGTGGAAATTATTGGAGTGTTGCAGGTGATTTATCATTTATGTTTCCAATGTTAGAAATGTCGGGAGAAAATCACTTTAAATATATTCCAAATGTGTTATATATATACAATGAGTCAAACCCATTAAATGACCACAAAGTTAATATGAATAAAGTAAGTTCAACCGTAAACATAATTAGAAATAAACTACAATATAATTTATTACAAAATGTCTGAAAACTTTACTCCAAAAATTTCAATATGTATTCCATCATATGAAGCAAATGGTAGAGGTGTTGAATTTATCAATAAAAATATCCAATCAATTCTTTCTCAAACATATAAAAATATGGAAATTGTAATTTCCGACCATTCAAAAAATGATGATATTGAGAACTACATTAAAGGGTTAGGGTTAGATAATATTGTGTATTTAAGAAACACCGAGAATATTGGGTTTCCTGCTCACAATACTAATAACGCCATTAAAAATTCTAGTGGGGATTACATCAAATTGATGAATTTAGATGATTTTATTGTTGGTGAAGATACATTACAACTAATGGTTAATTTATTATTAAATGAAGGTAAATGGGTTATCAGTGGATGCATTCATTATGATTATGGAAATGGAAGTTGGACAAATCCAATCATTCCTAGAATTGAAGGTGATGGTAGACATTTAATAAGGGGCATTAACTTTGTTGGTTGTCCAAGTGTTGGATTAATACCTCGTGATGAATATTTTGACACTGAAGTTTTATATATGATTGATTGTGAACTTTGGTATCGTATGTTTATAAAATATGGTTATCCGGGTGTTTTAAAAGATTATAGAATATCCGTTGGAATTGGAGACCATACATTAACTAGCCAATGGGCATTAAAACAAAGTGATTTACTTTATAAAGATATTGAGTATTGCAATAAAAAATTTTTAATATGAAAAACATACAATTATTTATCCCAAAATTTAGAAACGAAGAAATTTTTGAACACATGTCAACTTGTTTAGACAAAGGGTGGACTGGTTTAGGATTTAAAACCGTTGAAATTGAAAATGAATGGAAATCTTACACAGGATTACCTTACGCCCATTTTATAAACTCAAATACTTCAGGTCTCCATTTGGCAATCAAAATATTAAAAGATACTAATAAATGGTCGGATGACGATGAAATCATTACAAGTCCATTAACATTTGTATCGTCAAATCATGCAATAATGTATGAAAATTTAAAACCTGTATTTGCAGATGTTGATGAACACTTGTGTTTAGACCCTGAATCAGTAGAATCAAAAATAACTAAAAAAACAAAGGCAGTTTTGTTTATTGGTATTGGAGGTAATACTGGTGAACTTTATAAAATTATTGACTTATGTAAGAAACATAAGTTAAAGTTAATTTTAGATGCAGCACACATGTCAGGTACATTTGCAAAAAATCCATCAACAGGTGACGTTGAACATGTTGGTCATGGAGCTGACGTAACCGTATTTAGTTTCCAAGCCGTTAAAAACTTACCAACGGCAGATTCGGGTATGATTTGTTTTACAAATGAGGACTACGATACTTTAGTTAGAAAACTATCTTGGTTAGGTATTGATAAAGACACATACCAAAGAAGTAATGACAAAGGAAATTATAAGTGGGAATATGATTTAGTTGACGTTGGTTACAAATACCACGGAAACTCAATTATGGCATCAATGGCATTAGTTGGTTTAAAATATCTTGACGAAGATAATAACAGAAGAAGAGAAATCTGTGAAAATTATGAAAAAGAATTAACCAAACATGGAATTCAAACTATAAAAACTCATAAAGATTGTGTATTGTCATCAAGACATTTATTTCAAATTGTTGTTAATCAAAGAAATAAATTTATGGAACTATTAAACTCAAACGGAATTTATCCTGGAGTTCACTATAGAGACAATACCAATTATAAAATGTATAAACACGGATTTGGTACTTGTCCAAACTCTTTAACTATCTCTGAAAAATTAATAACACTACCATTACATATGAACTTAAATGACGATGATGTGAAATACATCATAGAAAAAGTTATAGAAATAAATAAAAATTTAAATTGATATGTTAGTTATTCGTGATTTTGAAAGAAATGACTCAACAAACGGGTTATTAAAAACACTTAAAGAAGTGTGGTCAGTTGATGAAATAAACGAATCAACATTAGATAAATGGTTTAATAATGATAATCACATGGTAGTTGCCGAGTTTAATGGTGAAATTGTTGGTTCTGCAACTTTACATTTACAACAAAAAATTATTCGTAATGGTGGTATTGCTGGATGTATTGAAGATGTTGTAGTTAGAGAGGATTATAGAGGAAATAACATTGGTTCTCAATTAATACAAGAATTAATTAAAAAGGCTGAAAATTTTGGGTGTTATAAAATAATTTTATCTTGTTTTCCTGAAAGGATTAATTTTTATAAAAAAAATGGATTTAATCAAGAGTCAATAACTATGAGATTTGATTTAAAAAAAATATAATTAAATGAAATTAGCAATAATTATATCAACTTACTACCGTAAAGATGGTAGGTCTAGTAGTTTCTTAACAAGAGCTTTAAATAGTATTGCAAATCAAACCTATCAAGATTATAAAATTTTTTTAACTGGTGATAGGTACGAAAACAATGAGGAGTTTGAAACTATATGTAAATCATTTCCTTACCCTGAAAAATTATTTTATCAAAATTTAGAGGTGGCAAAAGAAAGGGATATTTTTGATAATAAAGTAGATATTTGGAAATTTGGTGGGGTTAATGCAATAAACCATTCCATAAATATTTCAAGTAATGAAGGGTTTAATTATATTGTTAAACTTGACCATGATGATTTTTGGGAAAACAATCATTTAGAATTAATAAATGAATGTATTGAATTAAACAATCCGGCATTTATTTGTACCAAAAGTAAATATCGTGATACAATATTACCTAATATTTCAAGTCATGAAAAATATATTAATTTTAAACCATATCCAGAAACTTTAGTTCATTCCTCAATATGTTTTAATTTAAATCAACTACCCTTAAGATATAGGACTTTAGGTGATGAAAAATGTGGAGATAATTCATCAGATGGATGCTTATATTTTGAAATTAGAGAATTGATTGAAGAAAATAATTTAAAATCAGTATTAATAAATAAAATTACTTGCACGGTAGAAGGTGATGGTTATTTTAAAAACAACTAAACATAATAAAAAATAATAACATTTAAAATGGACAATGAAATTTCTTTCTCAATTGAATCTATAGTTGAAGGTCATCATAAAGTATCTTATCGAGGTATTAAATTAATTAAAGACCCTTTTGATTATTTACTATACCAAATGATAATAAATGAAGTTAAACCTGATTTAATTATTGAAATTGGCACTAACCATGGTGCCTCATCTCTATACATGGCAGATATGTTAGATTTGTTGGGTAATGGTATGATTCATACTATGGATATAATGGAATATCCTATGGACCCGTTAATAGTTAACCACCCAAGAATTAAAAGATTTTTAGGCGGTTTTGAAAGTTACGATTTAAAAAATGCCGAGGGGTTTAATAATATACTAGTAATTGATGATGGGTCTCACCTATATAGTCACGTTAAAATAACTATGGATAAGTTTAAAGATTTAGTTTCAGTTAACTCTTATTTTATTATTGAAGATGGAATATTAAATAATATTGGTCTTGAAAAAGATTATGATGGAGGACCACTAAGAGCAATTAAAGAATTTTTACCAAATAACCCTAATTTCCAAATTGATAGAAAATGGTGTGATTTTTTTGGTAAAAATGCAACATTTAATCCAAATGGTTACATTAAAAAAATCTATTAATTGGTACGTCAAATAGTCCCGTATAAATATAAAATATGTATTCAGTAAAAAAATTTTCAATTTGGGACATTAAAATTGATATTCAAACAGATAAACCGTGTGAATTATATGTTGATAGATTCCCGTTAAAACCTAAAGAAGGTATAAGAATTCTTTGGTGTGTTGAGCCAAATGAAGTTTCAAGGTTAAGAAATCATGTAATTAATAGGTACAAAGAATTTGACTTAATTTTAACTTGGCATAAAGAAGTATTAGATACTTGTCCAAATGCTAAATTGTTTCCGTTTGGAACTTCTTGGATTTTAGATTTTGATTTAACAAAAGAAAAAGAATATTGCATAACATCAATTGTTGGAGGTAAAACAATAACACAATATCAAATTATGAGACAAGGATTACCTAAAATAAATGAAATGGTGAGTACAATACCAATACATTTATTTAACAGTAAAAATGAACCTTATACAGGAACACCATTAATTGATAGATATATTCAAGATAGTGAAATAAAAAATGAATTGTTTTACTCTCAGTTTCACATTGCGATTGAAAATATGTCTTCATATAATTGGTTTACTGAAAAATTAATTGATTGTTTTCAAACTAAAACAATTCCAATTTATTTGGGGTGTCCAAATATTGGAGATTTCTTTGACACTAGAGGGATGTTTATAGTTAAAAACTTAGATGATATTACTAATGTTTGTAATTCAATTACAACTGAGACTTATCATCAAATGTTACCCTATATTCAAGAAAATTATGAAAGAAGTTTTAAATACGCCAAATTTAGAGAGTCGTTAAGAGACAAAATAATTGATTTTGTTAAAAATCATTAAAACGTTTATTTTATTTTTTTGGAAGGAACTCCAACATAAATTCCTGGTTCTTCAATATTTTTAACTACCGTAGCATTTGAACCTATAGTAGTTAAACTATGTATTGATATTTTTTCTTTAATTGACGCATTTGTACCTACATAAACACAATCATATATCTTACAATTACCTGATATTTTAGCACCAGGGGCTGTGGTAAAATAATCACCAATTTCACAATCATGACCAATAGTGGTTTGAAGATTTAAATGAGCATGTTTCCCTATTTTAACATTTGTTGTAATTATAGTTCCGGCGCATATAATACTTCCCTCATTAATCTCAACGTCATCTCCAAGTATTTGTACACTAGGATGTATATGTGTAAAATATTTGGTTTCTTTTGGTAATCTTTCTACCATATCAAACCTATCCCTTGGGTCTCCAATTGCAACAACTATTTTATATTCACTTGGGTTAAATTTAGAAATTGGTAAAATTAAATCATTTGTGTCATCCCAGTATTTGTCATCAACAAAAAATTTGGTATTAACTCGTTCTATTAAAGATAAGCTCCAATAAACTTCTCTACCAAAACCTCCAGCACCTATAATTCCTTTTTTCATTTTTTATAAATTTCAAATTTGGACAAATCAGGATAAGGTAATTCCAAATCATCGATGTGTTTTTTATTCCCTTTCAAATCGTAAAACTGTGACATCATCAACAATCCTCTGGCCGAAAGTTCTGGCATCATGTAAAAATTCCAACCCAACATATCAAAATTATCATCGTGATACGAACACTCTCTTCTACCGCTAAATCTGGCACGTTTAAACCATAACATTGCTTTATGGTCATCAGTTAAAATTGCCCCACCTTTACTTAATTTTAAAGTTTTATATGGACCTGTAAATGAAAGACACATATGAGACTTTGGTATATACATGTCGGCAGTAAATCTTAAAGCTGAATCCCAAACATTACTTGGAGATAGTTGGTAGGCTCCTTTAATTGTTTCTCCCTCAACAGGCGTAAAATTAACTTTTAACCCCGCATGAATAATTTCACACGGAACTGATGGATATGTCTTTGACGGACAATCTACCTTATCTGATGTTAAACTTTGTTTTATGTTCTTTTCATAATATAACGCCAAAAATATTGCGTTACTCATGTTGTCTAATGCAATTGCGTAAGGTGCTCCTGTATAATCACACAAACTCCTTTCAAAATCCTCAGTTATTTTATGTACCCCTTGTGCCATATTATTCAAATTTATAATTGAATTATAAGTAAGATTTCTTATATTTCAACTAAAATAAAAATCTGTCTTAAAAAAAAATATTAAATAATGGATATTGTTTCAACAAGATTAATGGGGGGATTAGGGAACATGATGTACCAAATCGCAACATCACATAGTATTGCTCTTAGAGATAATAAAGAAATAATTTGTGATATTACAGAGATGCAAATCCCTCATAAACCATATACATATTATACTAATAATATATTTAGAAATATTAAATTTTCAAATAGTTTAACCAATTTAAAAAATATGGGTGAAGGTGGATTTCACTACACTCCAATACCAAAAATTAATGGAAATATTAAATTAGTTGGACACTTTCAAAGTGAAAAATACTTTATAGAACATAGGGATAAAATATTAGAACTTTTTGAAATTGACAATACAACAAAAACATATTTGTCTGAAAAATATGGAGATATTATAAATCAAGATACGTGTTCAATTCATATTAGAAGAGGTGATTATTTGGGTCTTCCAAATTACCACCCAACCCAATCAATTGAATATTATAAGGAGGCTATTCAAATTATTGGTGAAGAAAAACATTTCTTAGTATTTTCCGATGATATTGAATGGTGTAAAGAAAACTTTGGGTTTTTAATTAACAAAACATTTATATCCGATAATAAAGATTATGAAGATTTGTATTTAATGTCTATGTGTAAAAATAACATAATTGCAAATTCAACATTTAGTTGGTGGGGGGCTTGGTTAAATAACAATGAAAATAAACAAGTAATAATTCCGTCAAAATGGTTTGGCGTTTCCAATTCACATTTAAACACTAATGACTTATATTGTGATAAATGGATTAAATTATGAAAGTATTAGTTACAGGTTCAAACGGATTACTTGGCACGGCATTAAAAGAATTATTAGGTGAAGGTCACATATACCACACAAGAAAAGATGTGGATTTAACTGACGAAAAATCAACTAATGATTATATCACACATCATGTAAAAAACTCAGGTGTGGACACAATTATACATTGTGCTGCAATGGTTGGTGGAGTTCAAGCAAACTCAGACAATAATGAAACTTTCTTTGTTGAAAACTATAAGATAAATAATAATGTAATTAACTCGGCATTTAATAACAAAGTTAAGAATTTTGTTAATTTATCATCTACTTGTATTTTCCCCGACTCTAATATCACATACCCATTAACTGCCGACCAAATTGACATTGCACCGCCACACCCATCTAATCATGGTTATTCTTACGCAAAAAGATTGTCAGGTTATCAAACAAAAATTATTAGACAATTAACAGGTAACAATTGGATTACAATTGTACCAACAAATGTTTATGGTCCACACGATAATTTTCATCCTGAGCACAGTCATATGATTCCTGGTATTATTCACAGAGCGTATAACTGTAAACAAAATAATGAAGACTTTGTAGTTTGGGGAGACGGAAGTCCATTAAGACAATTTATCCATTCAAAAGATTTGGCAAAAGTTATTTTATGGGCAATTGATAATTGGAATAGTGAAGTTCCCTTTATGGCAGTAAATGATAACGAACACTCAGTTATGGATATTGTTAAAATTGTTGCCAAAAAATTTAATATCCAAGATGATAACTTAATATTTGATGAGACAAAACCAAAAGGTCAGTTTAGAAAACCCGCAAAATCAGATATTCCTAAAGATTACCAATACATTAATTTAGAGCAAGGAATTATTGAAACGATTGAATGGTTCATTAACAATTATAATACTCTTAGAAAATGAAAAGAATTGATTTAATTCAAGATACAATCAATAATCAAGACATCGATAATTTAATTGACTGGTTAAAAACTTATCCAAAATTAACTAAAGGGTCTAAAACAATTGAGTTTGAAAATAAATGGTCTCAGTGGTTAGGGACAAAATATTCCGTATTTGTCAATTCAGGGTCGTCAGCAAATTTACTTATGTTGTATGCATTAAAAATTCTTAACAAAATGAAAAACAATAAAGTTTGTGTTCCCACATTATGTTGGGCAACAGACTTGGCACCCGTACTTCAGTTTGATATGAAACCATTATTAATTGATTGTAATTTGGATAACTTATCGGTAGATTTAACACATCTTGAAGAAGTCTTTAAAACCGAACAACCGTCCGTATTATTTTTGGTTTCTGTATTAGGATTATCTCCAGATATGGATTCTATTGTTCGGTTATGTAAAAAGTATGATGTAATCTTACTTGAAGATAATTGTGAGTCACAGGGAACTAAATTTAAGGGGACCAAACTTGGTAACTTTGGATTGATGTCATCATTCTCAACTTATTTTGGACACACAATGTCAACAATTGAGGGTGGGGTTATTTCGACTAACGATGAAGAGATTTACAACACTTTGTTGCAACTTAGAAGTCACGGATGGGATAGAGATTTATCTTTGGAAAAACAACAAGAATTAAGAAAAGAATGGGATGTAAATGATTTTTCGGCATTATACACATTTTACGTTCCAGGTTTTAATTTAAGAAGTACAGATTTACAAGCCCAAATTGGAATCAAACAATTAGATAAAGTAGATGGAATGATTAATAATCGTTATGAGAATTTCTTATATTACAAATCTAAGTTAGAAAGTAAAACATGGTTTCCAAGAACTTTTGACGATAGTTATACTTCAAATTTTGCAATTCCGTTTATTACCAAAACTATTGAGGATAAAGAAAAACTAATAAAAGAATTGAATGAGAACAACATTGTATGTCGACCATTAATTTCAGGTTCAATGGGAACTCAACCATTTTACAAAAAATTATACGGAGAAAATAAATTACCTAAATGTACAATTATAGATGAAAGAGGAATATATGTTCCAAATCATGATAAAATGACAAAAGAAGATATTGATAGAGTTTGTGATATCCTATTAAAATATTAATATAAAAAATAAATTTAAATAAACTATTACAATAATATTAAATAATGGCAACAAAAGCAAGTAGAAAATTACCAACACCAACACCATTAACAGACGAAAAAAGTACAAGAACAAAAAAAGAAATTATATGTTCAATTATAAAAAGAAAAACAAAAGAAAAATTTTTAACACAAACCCAAAAAAATTATTATGACGTTTTAACCTCAAGTGAGGTAACTATTTGTTCAGGACCTGCGGGTGTAGGTAAAAGTTATATTACAATGAAAGCGGCAGTTGATTTATTATCAGACCCAAGTACACCTTACGAAAAAATTATTATTGTAAGACCTGCGGTTGAAGCTGAAGAAAAATTAGGTAGTTTACCTGGTAACGTAGAAGAAAAATTAGACCCATATATTTTTCCATCATACTATCTATTAAATAAAATTATTGGAAAAGAAATGAGGGAAAAATTAAAAGAACTTGAAGTTATTGAAGTTTTTGCTTTGGCGTTTATGAGAGGTATGAATATTGACAATTCAATATTAATATTTGAAGAAGGTCAAAATGCAACACCAAGTCAGATGAAACTTTTATTAACAAGGATTGGATTTAATAGTAAGTTTTTTATTTCAGGAGATGTTGAACAATCTGATAGATATAAAAACAAAACACACAGTGGGTTATGGGATGCTATTGAAAAGTTTAGAGACTCTAATCACATTTCAACTTTTGAATTTAAAGATAAAAAAGACATTGTTAGAAATCCTTTGATTAGTAAGATTTTAGACAAATATGATAACGAGACAGAATGAAAATTGCAATAGAATTAAATGGAGTATTAAGAGATACTTTAAAAAAAATACAACAAGAGTACGAAAAATGGTATCTTGAGAATCCTTTTAAAGAAGATGAAGAAAAATCCGAATATCAAGTAATTTCAGATTTAACAACTTTAGATATATCAAAACATCTTAAATTTAAAGATGAAGACGAATTATATAATTTTTTATATAAAGAACATACTATGGAAATCTTTGGTCATGCGGGTTCAGTTGAACATTCTAGTATGATGGATTTTAATGAGTTTTATTTAGATATGAGAGATTTTCATGATATTTTAATTGTTTCTGATGAAATGGGTAAATCAAAGCCAGCGTCTTTATTTTTCATTTCAAAATTTGGTTGTTTAGTTGAAACTGTTAAATTTTATAGTGAATCAACAATTAATTCACTTTGGGATTCAATAGATGTTTTACTTACAGCAAATCCCACACTATTATTAAATCACCCAAAAGGTAAAACCGTTATAAAATATAAAACATTATATAACCAAAATATTAATGTTGAACATACAATAACAACCCTAAAGGATTTAAAAACAAAAATAACAGAACTATATGATTAAGGTATTAGGAGAAAATTACTATTTTGATTTAGATAAAATCGAAGAATATTTAGACATGTCAATTAAACCTGTTGAAGATATTGAAGATGATGAATTTTCAGGTTCAACAGACATGAAAGTAAATATAATAAAATTTGAAATGGTAAAAATGTTAATGGATACCATTTTAACAGAACATGAAGAAATTGACGAAAAATTAGGTATGAAATCAAGTAACAATACTAGTATACCATTTAGATTATCGTTCAATAGCTTATTAAATAAAAAACTTATAAATCACTATTAATATGGACGCATCGTTAAACGAAAAAGTAACAGAATCAATTAAAAATTTAAGAGATAAAAAATCAAGAATTTATTTCTTAGTTCAAGACACTAAAGGGAATGCAAAAGCATCTGTTAGATTAATCTATCAAATGGCTAAAACTCTTTTAGATTCAGGATTTAATCCTATTATTCTTCACGAAAAAAATGACTACGCAGGTGTAGTTGCTTGGATGGATGAAGAATATATGTCAATCCGACATCAATCAATTGAAGGTCAAAATTTAGAAATTTCACCTGAAGATTTTATTGTAATTCCAGAACTTTTTGGGTACATTATGGAACAAATTAAAAATTTACCTTGTGGTAAAATTGTATTGACTCAAAATTATTCTCACATTGTTGAAACATTACAACCAGGTCAGAGTTGGTCTCAATACGGATTTTTAAAATGTATTACTACAACTCAAAAACAACAAGAATATATTGAATCTGTAATGAGACAATGTAGTTTTGATATATTAAAACCTTTAATTACTGAAAATTTTTATCCAAAAAATTTACCACCAATGCCTATCATTGGTGTACATACTAAAGAACAATCAGACACAATTAATATTATTAAAACGTTTTACTTAAAATTTCCTCAATATAGATGGTTTACATTTAGAGATTTAAGAGGTCTTTCTGAAATAGAATTTGGAAATTCATTAAGAGAATGTTTTGTTAGTGTTTGGATGGATGAACAAAGTGGATTTGGCACATTCCCATTGGAATCTATGGCATCAGGAGTACCTGTGATTGGTAAAGTACCATACATTCAACCTGAATGGATGAATGAGAATAATGGTGTTTGGGTTACTAATCCAACATTAATGTGTGATTTTATTGCTGATTTTATACAAAATTGGTTAGAAGATAATATCAAACCTGAACTTTATGACAGTATGAAAAAAACTGTTGAAAACTATACTAATAAACAAGAATTTGATACTAACGTTACAACTTTATTTGGTGACTATTTAAACGTAAGGGCAAATTCATTTGAAGAACAAATTTCTAAAACCGAAGAATAATATGAATACTACATTACCAATATCAGTTATATTACCAATTAAATCATCAAAAGCAAGAAATTTTGATGAGTATTTTGAAAAAGCAATTGCATCAATCAATTCACAAACAGTTGGAATTGAAGAATTATTAATCGTTCACACTTCAGAAGAATCTTTAGTTGAATATTTAAACGGTTATGATTTTGGAGATTTAAACGTCACAAAATTATTATGGGATAAAGACCCTAATTATTGTGAACAAGTTAATTATGGTGTTAAAAACTCAAAAGGTTCTTGGATATCGTTATTTGAATTTGATGATGAATATTCATCTATTTGGTTTAAAAATGTTGCGAAGTATATCGACGCATACCCAAAGGCACAAATATTCTTACCAGTTGTAGTTGAAACTGACGAAAAAGGAATATTTGCAGGATTTACAAATGAAGCAACCTTTGCTGCAAATTTCACTCAAGAAATGGGATTTTTAACAAATGAAACATTACAAGATTATCAAAACTTTCAAACTGCAGGTTCTGTAATTAAAAAATCAGTTATTGAAGATTTTGGAGGGTTTAAACCATCAATTAAATTAACATTCATTTATGAGTTTTTATTGAGATTAACTTATAACTCTGTATCTATTATGACAATACCAAAACTTGGTTACAAACATACCAATTTAAGAGAAGGTTCTATTTTTTGGAATTATAAATTTGGTGAAGAAAAAATGATTGAAGATGAGGTTAAGTTTTGGATTCAAACAGCAAAAAAAGAATTTTTCTTTATTGAAGATAGAAACATAAAATATCAATCTGAAAATGTATAATGTTAGAAACTCTATCTGCAACAACAGAAGATGTTTCATCCAAAAAAAGAGGTAGAAAAACGGTAAATGTAAATTATTTTGATGTTAGAGAGGAAGATGCTGTTAGGAGTTTTTTACTAGCTGAAACTTCTGAAGAAAAAAACAAAATATATAACGAATATTTACGAGGGCCTTTAGATAAGATGATTTCATCAATCATACGACGATATAAATTATATCGTAAAGATATGGATTTTGTTGAAATTCATTGCGACACACATTCTTTTTTAATGACAAAGGTTGATAAATTTAAACCTGCAAAAGAAAAAAAGGCTTATTCATATTTTGGAACTATCTGTAAAAATTATTTAATGGGTCAAATCATTAAAGACCAAAAGGAAACTAATCGAAAAGTTTCTTATGAGGATATGTCTCAAAGTATCGAAGAAAGACCTGACATGATGTATCGTATTGATGAGGAAGAGATTGATACTACCGTAATTATTTCAAAATATTTAAGTGAACTACGAGATTTTATTGAAAATGAAAATTTAAACGACAATGAAAGAAAATTAGGTTATGCTTTAATAGATTTATTTGAAAATTATGAATCAATATTTTCAGGAGCAGATAATAACAAATTTAATAAAAATGTTATCCTTTTATCTTTAAGGGAAATGACAAATCTTAGTACAAAAGAAATTAGAAGTTCAATCAAAAGATTTAAAAAATTATATATTTTGATTCATTCAAAAATGAAAACTGATTAAAAAGTATTTATAGATATGCCAAGACCACAACGTAAAGAAATTAATTTTACTAAAGATTCAATATTATCTTTAATGCAAGAAATATATAATGAACTTGTAGAACAAAGACAGACCGCAATAAGGATTCAAAATAAAATGTTAACAATGTTAAAAGACCCTGAAGACATGACTACAATTGGACCCGTTATTGAAAAACAACAAAAAATTGTTAATGATTGTGTTGAGAAAAAAATTAGTTTATCCAAATTACAATCGGGTATTTGGGAAAAATCAAATAATAACAATACCGAATCATTTTCGCTTGCGGATTTGGATGATGACTTAATTCAAAATCTAATTGACAAAGATGTTTCTAACGATGAACAATCGTACAAAATGAAATAATATGGGAACAATTGTTGATTTAACGGAAGGATACGATTCTTCCCAAAGTAAAATCAGTTCAATTAAAAATTATACTGAGGTTTCTAAATCTGCAAAAAAATTAAAAAGTAGTGCTGGAAATTCACAATCACCAGCAATACCAGATGTTGCATCACAATTAAATAAAGTTGCTGACCAACAAAAACGATATTTAAGAAATCAACCAACGACATTTAACCAATTATTTGAATTGTTAAAATTATCAAGTGGCTCTGGTTCAGAAACTTCAAGATATCTTAAGAAAAAATTATTAGAAACTGTAACTAAAATTGAGCCAGATATTAAAAAAATTATTAGTGAAGAAGCGTTAAAGGCATTAGGTTGTTCACAAGAACAAACATTTCAAGCTTTTACTTCCACAGATTTAGATGCTAATCCTTTAGAAACTTTACCTGTGGGACAAGGAATATACGTACCCATTCAATCTATGGATATTGCTAGTATATTAAAAATATCCACAACTTCAAGAGTTGGTAAAGTAATATATGAAAAACAAACACCTAACGTACAAACGGGTAATTTCTTACCTTATGGAGGTATAAGACCATTTCCAATGAATAAAGAATTTAATCAAAGATTAACCGGTTCAAATTTTTCAAAATCATATAAGGGTGAATATGGTAAATATTATCAAGGTGTTTCAGGTCAAGATTTATTTGATTTTCAATATAGTCCAACAAACCAATTTGGGGTTGACCAAGCATGTTATAGAGTCGCATTAATATCAAAAGTAAATGCGACATCAACAGTAACTGGAGGTACCGTAAATAAAGTAATAGATTTATTACAAGATTATTACGGTACAATTAAATTAATAGATACTGTCGATTTTACCGCAACACTAATGAATATTGTTTCAGGTGCAATTGATATTAAAGCAAACTTGGGTAGCGAAGAGATTACAGAACAAACAAAGTTTTTAATCTTTCTTCAAAGAATATTAGGTCTTTGTTTTGATTCAAGAAAAGAAATAGATGTTAGTGGGATTTCAAAAATTGCAGAGTTAGATGGTGTTGATGAAACATTTTTTGAAACAACAGAAGTCGATTTAAGAAATATTGACATAAGAATAAATAATATCCAAAATGGTATTATAGAACTTGTTGATTGCGATAATGTACAAGTACCCGTTGATTATGAAACAATAATTGATGAATTAATTGGGTTTCGAGATAAAGAAGATTTGTCAACCGAAGAACAAGTTCAAAATATTATTGATATTACTAACACATTAGTTGAAAATCCCGATTGGAAAGTTTTTTTACCAACAAATTTTGATGGTCAAATTTTAAATCAAGAATTTATTAACCAAATCCCATTGGCAGTTGCTGGTTCAATTTTAAGTCCAAAAGTTTTATTTCCAATTTTTGTTTTATTACAAGTACTTGAAAGTCAAGGTACGAATGTTTATAACCAAGCGGTTACATCCGCAAACACATATACTCAAAGCGCAAACACAATTAATGGTATCGTTAATAATATCATTAATAATCAAGTTGATTTTGCCAAAACATTCAAAACTTTTAACATCCAAGTAACATCAAGAGTTGGTTCAATTTTTATAGAACAACTTTTTCAAATATTAAAAAAAGATTTAATTAATCTTTTAAAACCTGTTATTACAGATATTGCAAAAGGAAGATTAGAGAAAAAATATTTAACAGTTCAAAGATTAGTTAATATTGCATTAATTCTTCAACAAGTTGCAAGGGGGGTTAATGATTATCGAAAATGTAAATCTTTAGTTGATGAAATTTTAAAAATACTAAATTTATTAAATAGTTTAGCACCTCCAGGTTCAAAAATACCAAACGCATTGTTACTATTAACAGAGTTTTTACCGGGAACATCACCTGAAAGGTCAACTATTAATACAATAGAACAATTACAAAAACTTGGAATACCGACAGGTACTTTACCTGATGGTTCACCAAATGTAATGTTATTATTTAACTTATCGGCAAACAAAGGGGCGGATAAAGAACAGGCAGAAAATGGAACTGCTGACTCATTTGGAGTAACATCTGACGGAATGCTTGTTAAAAATTGGATAAAACCAAAATAATATGAAAAAAGAAGAATTTGAAAATATTGTAAATTTACAAAATAATTTGAAAGAACAACCTAATTCAAAATTAATTGAGGCTATGGATATTTTAACCACTGATTTTGAGTTGACCAAAGAAAACATTATTAATTTAACAATGTATTTGGATAAACTTGAAGAACTATATAACAATACTCTTAAAGAGTTTCAATCTAGAAAATAATGGATGATAATACAATATTTTTTCAGGTATCGGTTATAAGTAATCAAGACCCAATGATGTTGGGTAGGATTCGAGCAAAACTTTTAATTGATAACTATAACGACATAGTCAAGTCAATTACTGACCCACCTTGGAATGAAGAAAAAGATATTTGGACGACAAGAGACCCTTTTGTCTTTAGTCCCCTTATGCCATATTTCATGTATCAAGTACCAAAGCCAACAGAAATGGCTCAAGTACTTTATGTGAATAAAGATTTTAAATATCAAAACCAATATTACGTCCAAAATACATTTTCAAGTCCGACAACAACGGGTTATGAATATTATCAAGGTGGTAATAAGTTTACAGGTACAGGTACACAATTAAAAAATCCAAAACCTTTAAAAAACCAAGATGGTACTTATACCGACAAAGCGGTTCACAAGGGTGTATTTCCTGAGCCAGGTGATAATGCCATTTTAGGTAGGGGAAGTGCCGATGTTATTACAAAACAAGATACGGTATTACTTAGAGCAGGTAAATTTAAAGGTGCTGAATTAGTACCAAATGTTCCACCTGTGGCAAACCAACAACGAGGATTTTTACAACTCTCAAGATTTAATCAATCAAAAGTACCATTACCAAATAAAATTGTAACAGAGACAAATGAAATCGTAGTTCAAGTTAAATACTTAATTGAATGGGTTATCACAAATCCTGAAAACACCCAAGATAATTTTACTGGGTCAGTTTATCTTTATCAATTAAAACCCGACCTATCGACAAACTCCACAAATTTAACAGTTGGTACAATTGTTAAAGAATCTTTAAAATCTTTAGTTGCCGAAGAAAAATTTTCACGATTAACAAAAACAGAAACTATTACATTTATAAATAATTTTATTAAAACGTGTAATACCAAAACAACAACCGTTTCAGGTAAAACATTATTTACAAGTGAACTTAATAAATTTGCAATATTTTATAGACCAAATAATATAACTTATTCTGTTATAACACCATCATCAACCACTCAAACAGGAACAACCGAAGCGGACGCATTTAAAAATGTTTCTGACATATACAATCAAATTAAATTATACCCCGCCCTTAAACGAGGTGGTTATGGTTTAATTTATGCTAAGGATAAAGTTGGAAAACCACTTAACTTTAAAACAACTATTGTACCTCAGGAGACATACAAATCAATTCAAACCACATATGGAGCGGTTGGGGCGGATACTTTATATTTGTTATCTCATACGTCGGCAATTCCTGGTAAAGGTAAAATCAATTTTGATGACACATTATATGGAATTTCATTAGACCAATTTGTTGATGAAATATTACCAAAAACATCAAGTTTAGTTAGAGGGGAAGAACTTTTAGAATTGATTAACTTGATTGTTAGATTCTTAATTACTCATACTCACGCATACCCTGGTTTACCTCCAGTTCCTGTAACTCAAGACGGTTCAACTGTTACGGATATATTAACTGAAATGCAAAACGCCTACACAAAAATTCTTAATGAAAATATTAGACTTAACTAATATTTATATTAAAACAATTAATGTCAATTTTAAGGTCGTACATAGATAAGAACAATACCATCATTTCAAATTCATATGTCAATACGGGTAGAAACCCTATTGTTGAATTAAATTTTGGTGCGTCAGATTATATCATCCCAAATTATGGTTACACTCGTTTCCTATTTGATTTAGATTTAGATTTATTAAGAGAAGACATTGCATCAGGTGTAATTTCTACAGGATGTACCACAGGTATGACTCACGTCTTACAAATGACAAACACCTCATCATTTGATAATGAATTGTTAAATACATTCATGTCAAACGAGAGAAGACGAGCGACATCATTTGATTTAATCTTATTTAGAATTCCTCAAACTTCAGGAACAACAGGAATCCCTCAAACTTGGGATGAAGGTGTTGGTTATGATTACACAGATTTTAATGAAAATCAAAATAGCCCGTATGGTGGTTCAACACCTCTTACGTATGTAGATAGTCGTGCCTATTCGACTCGACCATCAAATTGGTATCAGACATCCACTATTAACAATTGGTCTCAACCAGGGGTTTATAACAACAAGAATGAAGGTACCGTAAATTTCTCAGGTTTAACAATTGTTGCAAGACAACACTTTGAACTTGGTAATGAAGATTTATTGATGGATATGTCAAATGAAATTAATGGTATATTAAATGGTACAATAACTGGTGTTACTGGTTGGGGAGTTGCATACTTACCACAAATTGAAAATATTACAGGTTTAACTGACAGTTATAGTGTGGCGTTCTTTTCAAGACATACTCAAACATTTTACCAACCATTCCTTCAAACAACATACGACGACTTAATTAAAGACAACCGTAACCTATTCTTAAAAAACCAAACAAATAAATTGTATTTATACATTTATCAAAATGGTGATTTTGCCAATTTAGATTCTGACCCTGTAGTTAGAATTGAAGACAGAAATGGTGATGCCGTTCCTGGTATGGCAACATTATCAACTTGTTTAAGAACAAGAGGAGTTTATGAAGTAATTGTACCTAATGGATTTACAGGGGCAACTCCTTGTATGTTTTATGATATATGGTCAGGTTTAACAATTAATGGTCAAGCATTACCAAACGTAACAAATCAATTTATATTACAACAATATACAGCAGGTATTCAAATCGGTTCAACATCCAAAGAACCAAGTAAATTTGGATTTGAGTTCTACGGTATTTTACAAAACGAACAAATCCTTAATACCGATATTAGAAAGGTTGGGGTTACAATTAAAAAGGCTTATACGGGTCAAGCACCATTAGAAGATATCTCAGCATTTTATAGAGTATACGTTAGAGAAGGAACAACTGAAGTATTAGTTCAAGATTGGACGCCAGTTAACAGAACTCCAAATGAATATTATTTCATGTTTGATATGAGGGATAAAATACCTAATCAATATTATGTTGATATTCAAGTGAACACTTCAGGAGAGAAAGATACTTATAAGAGACAATTAACTTTTAACATAGTAAATTACAAAACAAATAATACATCATTCAGACAATAATATGAAAACAGTAAAATTAACCGAATCAGACTTAAACAGAATTGTTAAAAAAGTTCTTTCAGAACAAGACGAAACGAATTATATGTTCTTTTCAAATTTAAAACAGATGAAAAGACAACTTGAAATGATTATGGAGATGGACCCATCAACAGTTGACCAAATACTTCAAAATGGACATGATTGGGCAGATGACCATATATCCGAAGCCAAAACAAATATTGACCAAGTTTTTGATTTCTTAAAAAATGAAATGGAAAAAGAATCACAATATGTTGATTTTGAAGAAATGAATGAAGGTAGAAAAAAAACAGGAACTCCACTTTGTGCAAGAGGTAAATCTGCCGCCAAATCAAAATATACTGTTTATCCATCAGCATACGCTAACGGATATGCCGTTCAAGTATGTAAGGGTAAAATCAAAGGATTGGACGGTAAAAGACAGTGCTCTGGAGCTTATTGTTAATTTTTTTATATCAGTTGTTTTTTTATTTAAAGTTTTTGTTTACTTTTGTAGTCAAATAAAAATACACATATGAATCTTTCACCACACAACTTAAAACGCGCAATTCAAAAATGGTACATTTCTTTAGTTAGATTATCAACTCCACCTATGCAAAAATCGGAATATGAGAGAGATTGTATTTCTATTTGTAAAAAACTTATCGATAAAGAAGAAACCATTTTATTATTAACCCCAATTTCTAATAAACGTTACATTAGAAATGAAGAACATCAAATATTTGTTATTTTAGAGGGTAACAACGTTAAGGTAATTAACCACGTATATTCTTATACGGTTTTTTTAGAAAAAAATTGTTGGGAAAATCTTGTATCTATGTTTGATAATGAGGTAGAAAAACGTAGAGAAATTTTTGAAAAAGAAATTACGTCAAACATTAAACATTCACTTCAAAATATATTACATAGCATCTAATGAAAAACAATTCTTTCAAATATACGTTTTATTTTGGGCTGTTAATTATATTAATAGTATGTGCGTTAATTACATCAGTTTCAATTAACATTTATAAAACAATTTATAATAATAACCCAATTAAGAAAGAGAAAATTGAAGTTATTGAAACGCCAATAACCTTTGAAAAAGAAATTATACACGATACTCTTTTTATTGAACGTCCAAAACCAATTAATGTTTTAATACCAAAAAAAGAAACTAAATTAATTCAACCTAAAAAAATAGATACAACATCATTTAATGATAGTGTTATCAAATAGATGTTTTATATTCATTAAGAACATTTTTTATTACGTCCTTTAATGATTCATTTTTTGGTTTGTAAGATACCATAGTTGGTTTATTACCTGTACCAACTTTTGGGTCTTTTTTCTCTTCTTTTCTTTTTTGAGCACACGCAGATTTCTTTTCAGAATCACTCATTTTAGATGCAACCCCTGCGGCTCTACATTTTGGATATCCTTTATCTGAAGATTCAGGTCTTCCACATGGTGGGTGACCACCACCTTCTTTTTTTCTACAAATATTAACCCAAGGACCTTTTGGTTGTGACGAACCTTTTGGTTTTTTCTTTGTTCCAAACCAAACAGCTAAATCTTCTTTAAGTGGTCCAACCGCTTGTTGTATGATTTTCTCAGGGTCTTCAATATCCGCAACATTACTCCCATCTTCATCATTTTGACCAGTATAGAAACTTTTTAGGTATCTATCCACTTGAGCAATTCTATCTGTCCTTTTTTCTATTCGAGCTCGTTCTTCAGGTGTTTCTTTAAAATCACCGTCAGCTTCTTCATATGCCAACTCTGCATTATTATAACTATAAACAGGATTAGTAAATGGTGCAACTTGGTCTTCTGTCCACGGTTGTGGAGATAATACTATTGGTACTTTGAAGTTTCCCGCACTTCCCGAACCTGTGGCTTCACTAATTCTATTTCTTTTCATATACTTACTATAAATATATCGTTAATACATTATGGAACAAGAAAAACAACCAATCGCCTTTCTATTTGAGGACGTTGCAATATACAAACCTGAAGATATTGAAAATCTAATAGATAACTTAACAGAAGAACAGGCAAAATTTATGTTAATTAGAGCCGTTCAAATGGCATATAAGAATGGATTATATTCGTTAACCGAATCTGAAATTGTTTCTAAATCACTTAGAATGCTAAAATAAAAAAAGGGGTCTCACGGAACCCCTTTTTTTATATCTTACAATTTTTTACCACAAGACGGACAAAATTTATATTTTGATTTTGTCTTGATACCACATTCGGTACAGTAATGTTTAATATCCTCTGTGGTGACATTTTTATTACCTAATGGTAATATTTTAAATCTTATAGAGTTAGATACCAAAAAATTAAAAGTTTGATTTGATGAATTGGTAAATTGTTGATTTGATTTTTCACCTTTTTCAACCCTACCTGTTTCAATAGATTTTTTAGATTTAACACTTCTAATGTTTGGACCTTCAACTGTATTGGTCAGACTATTAAGAGATGTGGTAGAAACATATGTAGTTGATGAGTTATTGGTAAAAGTTATATCACCATAATATGGAGAACCTGTATTAATAGTTGTCCAACCACTACCCCAATTTCCACCTGAAAGGTGAGGGTAAATCCTAACTTCCTGTTCATCGTAGAACTCAACCATTACATCTCCATTTAAGTCAATTGCATCACGATTCTCGGACGTATCTTTAACTTCATAGGTACTGAACTCAAACTTGTTATTTGAGTCAAGGAAACGTTCTAAAAACACCCTTTGACCTGGTCGTAAAATAATACCACTTTTAGAGATATACTGACCATTCAGTTTGATTTTACAAAGAACCGATGTTTGTTTTGGATTATGAATTTCGAATTCGAAATTATCTTTGTCGTTAAGGAATACGACATTACCATTGTAGATTTTTAAACGCGACTTTTTCTTTGTGATGTGAGCAGTCGGCTTGCTCGCGCTAGTTGTTTTGTAATACTTTTTTTTTTTAATTTTATAATAGTTAATGACTATGTTACCAATACCTTTGTGTCCGTGAACACTCAACAACTTCTTAGGGTTGGGGACTGATAATCTAAAATCTAATAATAAATATATACAATTTAATTTTCCTGTAAATAAAAAAAGGAGACAATTTCTTGTCCCCTTTTTGGTATCTAAATAAGATATTGATTATCTCAATTCTCTTAAATCGAATGTACGTACACCATCAACCGTGATACGTCCGTAGAAACGGTTATTAACCATTTTCTTAGCGTATCTCGTCATTATACCTTTGATAGGTGTAAAGTTGAATGGATTGTACATTGTAGGTGTTAATTGTAGAGGTACATACGGTGCGTAGATATAACCTGTGTCAAGTAAAGACGTACCTTTGTGACCCAACAACACTTGGTTTGGTGGGAAGTAAGGGTCTCTATACACTTGGTAACGACCAGCTAATGTACCAACTCTTTCAATACCCATGTTGTATTGGTCTTGCTCAGGAGCTGCATTTGATACGTGGAAGTACTCCAAGTCATCAAAGATAGCACTGATTTCAGAAGAAACAACAATCCAGTTAGCTCCACCTCTTAAGGTAGATTTGTGGATTTGAGCCGAAATTTGGTTGATAGCTGTAATCAACGTTTGATTCCAGTCTTTTTGAGTGTAAGGAACTGCACTTGAACCAAGACGTTTCCAACCATTGTAATCCCAACGTAAGTTCCAAGCCGCACCTTTACGTAAATCTCTTAAGATTTCACGGTCGATTTCAGCCGCAACTTGCTCAGATAATAAAGCTGTTAATTCAGCTTCAGCATCGATGTTGTGGAATGCTGCAACGTCTTGTGCCATTTCTGGAGACCATTGAGCTCTTAATTTTCTTTCTGTTACAGAAACTGTAACTGACATAAGGTCGAAAGATACCTCACCAATTCTATCTTCAAATTCTAAGTTTTTGTAGATTCTGTAAGTTGCAGTAAATGCATCATTACTTGTTGTATCTGAAGAGAATGTTGAACCTGTGTAACCGTCCATAGAACCACCACAAGTAATACAAACTGGTACTTGTAAATCAACTTCTAAGTAGATTTTACCTTCAGCATCACACATGTTGTCATATTGACCACCATCAGTTTTACTGTTAGGGAATACTAACGTAGAGTTGTTATTACCGTATTGTACAATACCTTTACCATATCTTTGAGTTACAACTCTAAATAAGTAAGGGTTACTTGTGTTTCCTGAAGTGTAGTTATTACCTGCAACACCATAGATAGTTAAATCAGATAAAAACGCTTCGTTATCCATTGGTTGACCATCAGGACCGATTAATTTACCAGCACCATCAGCTGCAAAACCTGACATAACAATAAGAACTTTTCTATAGTTGTCTGTAGTGTAAGCTGAAGGAACCAATTGGTCTGCTAACCAAGATACAGTTACAACTGGAGCTGTGATTGCAGAATATTGTCCTTTAGAATAGTCGAATAAACCTGGTGGGTCTAACGCTGGTTCGTTACCTTCGTAGAATCTATCGTAAAGGTCTTTAGTGTTGTTGTAGTCATAACCACTGTTTGGTGTTTGGTCAGCCGCAGCGTTTGGTGAACCATAAGGTGGGTAGTGAATACCTGTAGTAGCTAAGTTAGCTGGGTCAGTGTAAGCCTGAATGTTAGGTACAAAGTAAAATAATTTACCGATAGGTAAGTTCATTGCTTGTACTGATACGATGTCATTCGCTAATAATTTAGAGAATACACGTCTTACAATTGGGAAAACAACTGTTTCAAATGCACCTGTGTCAGATGTAGATGATGCTTCGTTAATTAAGAACGATGCTTGGTTTTCGTATAATTGTGCTACGTTTTCTCTCATGTGACCTTTAAGACCTTCTAAAAAGCCTAATTTGTCCCATTTGTTGATTGTGTCTTCTTTGATAACTTTAAGGTGTTTTAACCCGATGTTACCTACAAGACCTGATTCTAATAATGCTCCCATTTTAGTATTTGTTTTGTTTTTAAGTTTATTTTATTTTTATTTTTTTAACCTAATTTACCCATTAAGTCCTTCATTCTTAAGAATTGAGGATTTTCATAAGTTTTTGATTCAATTAGAGTTGTTGATGAACCTGTAGAAACTGATTTGTTTAGTTTTGTTGCTACCGATTCGTTAATTGATTTTGTATCCACAGTATTTAATTCGTCTTTGATTGACTTATAAAGATTTTTAGATTCTTTTAAAGTTTCAACATCATCGAATCTTCTTAGGATGTTTATTTTTTCTTTTTTAGTGGTTGAGTGCTCTGTGAACAATCTTGTTGCGTAAGCTAAGTTTGAATTAAAGATTGCAACTTCGTTAAGTTTTTCTCTAAACACATTCAATGCTTTTCTGTACTCTTCATTCTTTTCTCTCAACATTCTAACTTCTTCTGAAGTAGTTGATTCAACTTTAACACCATTTTTACCATAAACATAGTTTCTGTTATTTGTGATGCCTTTTCTTAATCCTCTACCTTCTTTGGAACCCATTCCGTATGTTCTAGCTGCTTCTTTTGTTTCAGTTTTTTCAAAAGCTTTTTCTCCTTTAGAATTTGTCATACCTTTTTTAGTAGTGTAATCTTCTTTACCTTTCATGGTTTTAGATTTATCACCTCTATTCATTCCGTAATCACCTTCTTTAGTTTCTGCTTTAACAACTTTGGATTTACCTCCCATATTTTCACCTTTCTTGTATTCAAATTTTGCTTTACCAGTACCAACTGATTTAGGACCTACTTTTTTCTTTTCATCAAATCCGCCTTTAGCTTTATCTTTGTAAGAAAATTTAGGACCTGAGCCCATTCCAACACCTTTAGGTTTGTAAGTTTCATTTGTTAAATCGTCCATGTCATCTTCTTCCCTCATTTCTGAATCATCCATCATTTCGTCATCATCATCGTCCATCATTTCGTCATCATCATCGTCCATCATTTCGTCATCATCATCGTCTAAAGTTATTTCATAAACAACTTCTTCTTCATCGTCAAAATCTTCAACATCTGATGAATCACCATTATCAGAGAAAATAGCGTTAATAACGTCATCAACAGATTCATCTCGTTCGTCGTAATTCATATCGTCTTCTTGCATTAATTCGTCTTCTTCAGACTCACCAAGCTTAACAAGATATTCTACGTCAGCATCATCATCAGTTAAATGAACGTTTTCACCATCTTTTTTTACAATGATACCGTCATCTTCACCCATAGCTTTGAATACTTTCAAGATTTCCTCGTCAGAAGCGTCAGTTAAATCTATTGGACTTTCTTCTGAATCCATGTCCATATCCATGTCAACATCCATATCCATATCCTCTTCATCAGAGTCCATGTCCATATCTGTATCGATATCCATTTCCATTTCATCGTTATCAGCATCCGTATCAACGTCTGCATCTAAATCAATCTCATTTTCATCATCCTGTTCAGAAAGAGATTCTTTTACTAATTGGTTGATTTCTTCCTTCATAGTTGAAGCAAGTATTCCTTTTGCATTTTCGGCTATAGCTTCTTCAACTTGTCTCATTTGAATAAGAGCCTCTTGGACTAATTTGTTTTCTTTCATGAAAATCTATTATTTTTACAATATAAATAGTGTCAAATAATAAAAAATTCACTTTTAGGGTAACACAATCTTAATTTTATTTTATGTAAAAAATTCGGAGCATAAAAAAAGTGGTCGATTATGACCACTTTAATTTAATTTGTTTAAAATTTAATTATTCGATTACCTCATCAATTTTACTTTCTGATACTGAAGTAATTCTCCAATCATTTGTAAACCCTTGGTATTTTTCCGTAACCTTTGCTTCGACATCTGTTACTGAAAAACCTTTAACTAATTTCTCTTCTCTGATTTTTTTGATTTTACCAGTATTCTCATCAGGTAAGTCATACTGAATTTTCGCTACAAAATATTTTTCGTCCATAATTTATTATTTTCCCAAATAATCGGTTAATTTTCTCATTAAGTCAACTCCTTTAGTTTGAAATTCCGAATTTTCAGGTGATTTGTATTTTTTTTCTTCTTCCAAGTTCTCTTCGTACTTATCTCTATCATCAGGATTCGTAAATAAATAAGCTCCTGGTGTTGATGGAGATGATACCAAATCAAAACAGATTAATTCAAAATCGTCTTGTACTTCATTTCTTTCACCAACCTTTTTCAACGAACCTACACCTCTTGAAGAAACACCCATAGTAACACCTTGTCTCATTAAGTTAGCTGCTTGGTCTCCTTTAGTGGAAACAATACCTCTTTCATGAAAACCTGGCGATGTTAACAATTTAAGTTTACCCATTAAGATATTTCTATCCCACCATATCTCTGTGATGATGTGAGATACCCTATCTAAGTCAATTAAAGACGATTCAGGGTGATTAAGTTCTGAAGTGGATAAACCCTTTTCAATTGCTTTTTGATAGTTTATTGCTTCTCTCTTTAATATTCTTTCAGGATAAAATCTTCCGTTTCTATTTGGTGTATCGTATTTTTGTAATACCGCATAAAATTCAAAAGGATTTCTATAATCTAACTCCTTTGCTTCTCTTAACATCTCGGCGTTACGAATATCTTTTGGTGATATCCAACCTGCGTCGGTTTCAACCAATATTCCATGACCTACTTCGCTTGCTTCTAAAATTCTTAATTGTTTCATGAATTCTTTTTAAGATAAATATACGATATTACTATCTTTTTAATATTAATCGTTTTTAGAAGGTGAAAATTCGAAGTATTTGTTTTGGATTACATTCTCTTTAACTATGTTTTTAATGATTGCTTTAACCGAATCTTTTATTTCAGGACATTTAAAATCTATTTCATTGTTGGTATATAAATTAACCTCTAAGTTTAAAAAAGATTTTTTACCGTGTGAAATACCACTTGTCCTAAGGTCCAAATCAACTATACTTTGTTCTTTAAATAATTCGTGGTTTATTGAGTTGAATACCGAATGTTTAATATCTCGGCTAAGATTACAAACAACTCTATTCCAATTGTTATGTTCAAATTTAGGTGTTACCCATGATTGTATGTTAATGTATAATGATTTTAAATTTTTTGAATCTACTGTTCCGTAGACAGATTTAATTGGATTATACAGATTTAACTTTACACTTTTTCCTTTTTTCATTAAGTTTCATATTGTCAATGTTTATTTATTTGTTAAAATAATAATAAAAATTAGTTCTATTGTCAAAAACTTTCTGAAATATTAAGATATTTGTATTATATGTTAAAAGTAGATGTAAAAAAAGATGGGATAGAAAGGGCCCTAAAGACATTAAAGTCAAAAGTAATTAAAACTAAACAAAATCAGATGTTGTTTGGTAAAAAAGAATTTGTTAAAAAGTCGGTGGAAAGAAGACAACAAAAGTTGAAAGCTTCTTACGTTCAAAAGATGAAATCTAAATTAGATTGATTCTTCTAAGTTCTTTAACTTAAGGAAATTAAGTTGGTCAAATTTTTCAACTTTCAATCTATCAATTGTTTCAGACAATTTTGTCTTAATTTCAAATTCATTTTCGTTTTCTAATAGAGTGTTCAATTTAGAGATTGTACTTTCTTTTAAAGTTTCAAATTTTTCTTGAAGTAATGAAGTATCTTCAGACATTAATTGGATGAATTCTTTTTTGGTTGATTCGTCAAGATTATCAAGATAACCCTTCATTGTTTGGTTTGCAATACTAACCATAGATTTTAAAGGAATATTAATTGATTCCTTTATAGTTTCAGGTTTTTGTGAAACCAATGTCTTAATCAAAGTCTTCTTTGATTGAACTCTTTCCATTAAATCCAATTTGTTAGTATAAACTAACGAATCAATATCAGAATATTTGTTTGAAACATTCTCATATGTTGTTTTTGGTGTTTTAATTGTTGGCACCAATTTTTGAATTAAGGTAATCCCTTCTTCCAAGAAATCTTTTGCATCGGCTTCGGTTAATCCTTGAGGTGTAGTTAATTGGTCGTATAAAGAATATAATTTTGACATATTCTTATTGTTCAAAACATTATGTTTGAACTCTTTTAACGATTTTTTAAATTCCTGCTCATTTTTGTAGGATTCTAATAAATTGTTTTCAATTATGGATTTAATTTGTCCGAAAGTCATTTTGTCTATTTTCAATATAAATATTACGAATTTAGTAACTTATCCAATTCTTTTGAAATTTCTCCCAAAGAATCTTGACCTTGATTCAAATTTAAAAATCTTGATTTTTCTGCAAAATTATTTTCTAATAAAATATTCATATTTGCTCTTTTAGATTCAGGTGTTACTTCACCTGCTGGTGGCGGTGCTGTTTCACCTCCTGCTGGTGGAGCTTCTTCACCTGCTGGTGGTGGAGCTGTTTCAAAACCTCCTCCTCCAAATGATGGTACGGCACCCGTATTTTCACTATCTGTAGTTGTCGCAGCATTTGCAGTTGACCCAGACGGATTACCATATAACTTATCAATATTATCAAATAATCCTGTTTTGGTAATAACTGTCGGAGTTGCTTTAAGTTCCTCTCCAACAGCTCTTTCAATTCTTTGTTGTTGTAAATCCAATCTGATTTCTTCATCAGACCAGTTAAAGATATGTTTCTTAGCCCAAGTTGATGATGTAGGTTGAATACCATTTCCTGGGTCGGCAACCAAATCTTTATACAATAACACTTTTTCTTTCCATACGTCAATTTTTAATAAATCGGCTTGTGTTGATGGATTAGATAAACCTAATGTAAAGTTTTGTAATTCATCTTCAAATCCTAATAAAAATAAGTGAACAATTGCAATTTTATTTAACTCGGCAATCATACTTTTTTGAATTCTGTTGATTGTACGAGCAAAACGGATATCTTGTAATGATAAGTTTTTACCATCACCAACAACTTCTTCAAATCCTAAGAATGCCTTAGGAACACGAAGTGCGGTTAATAATTTCTTTTGGATATATTCAATATCGGCAATTTCTGATAAGTTTGTAGCTCCGGGTAATGTTGTAATTGGGTCTGGTGCTGCAGGGTCACGAACTGGAATGAAGTAATCTTGGTCAACCGCCATTTGGTTGAATCTCATATCTACGTTTCCTGTTTTAGCGTCCACAATTTGTTCTCTTTTAAATTTGTTCGCAACACGGTTTACGTATGCTTCAACATCATCGTCATTCATGTTACCCACAAACACTTTAAACATTCTTCTTTCAGGTGCTCTTGATGTACGATAGATTAACATGGCATCTTCTGATAACAATAACTGTTTCCAAATACGTCTTGCTTTTTCTAACATTGATGTACCATATGGAAGTTTTCTGTCATCACCTAATAATCTAAAGTGAGCAATCTCCCATGATTGGAATTCCATGTTTCTGTTTTTCCAAGTAAAGTGAAGAGCCTTCTTATTCTGGTCTTGTTCCTGTGTGATATCCACAGTAATCTTAGCGGTTACACCAACCTCATGACGTTCAATTTCAATTGTTGGTAATTGTTGACAACCAACAATACCTTTTTCAGGGTCTAATTTCATATAAACAAAATTATCACCATACTTACAAGTGTTTCTTGTCCACATTTGTAAGTTAGTATTGATGTCAAGGGCATTGTTAAATAAATCAGCTAATACTGATTTAATTCTTTTTGACTCAGAATAAATTTGAAGAATAAAACCATCTTCATTTGTTGTTGTAGATTCTTCAGAATAAATGTCTAATGCTGCAGAAATTTCAGGAGTATATTCCATCGATTCATAATCATACTGAGCAGATAATCTTGATGGTTCATAATAAATCGCTTGAGAATATAAGTTGTTTTCAACTTTAGCCCATTGATTTGTTAAATAAAATGTTTGTTGTGCTTGAAGTTTTTCTCTCTCATAATCATCACGATTTGGCGTACGCAGAAGTTCTTTTTTATCAAACTTAAAAGTCGGATAGTCCTGTTTCAACAGTGAATTTGGGCCGAATGTTTGCGATAGCCTCTGCCAGACCGTTAGATTTTGTTCACTCATATTACAATTTTACTAATTACTTTGATAATATAAATACTTATTATCCACCAAATAGCCATCCGTACTTTTGGTAATCTGCTTTAGTAGCTTCACCATTATTACCCATACCATTACCTCTACCCATTTGAGGAACCATTGGATTAAAGAATTCAGAAGAGTTTTTGTTTTCATTAACGTTAGTGGCCCATGAGTTAATCATGGCTTTAGTATGATTGGTAACCTTTTCCAAAGATTGGAATGATTTTTCCGCAACATATAACGCCATAGAAACCCCCATGATACAGTCATCATGATGACCTTTTTGGTGGTCAGGTCTTCCGTTAATATAAATGAATGTATTCATTTCATTGTATAATCTATTTGAATATACTTTAAATCCATGTCTAACATTTTCTTCAAACGCCGAGATAATTTGAACCCTTTTTGAGTTAAAGTTAATACCTGGTATTCTGTCATTAATTTTTGGGTCCCATTTCCATTTATTAGTCGTATCAACATTGTCAACATATAATCCGGCTTGATATGATAATTCTTGTAATTTTCTTGATGTGGAAATACCCATACCTCCTGTAATATCAATAACACAGTAAGCATTGTACATTGTTCCCCATTTATAAGCAATTTCTGCCACAACATCTGGCGGAACTTTGGCAACATATTCTAATACCTGTTCCCTTTCATCAAAATCGATGATTTGGATACACGAGAAGTCCTCAGAGTCACCTCTTGATACATCGACACCCATTACGTACTTATGTCCGTTTACAGGCTCTTTAAATATCCATAGGGAACCTCCCATTAGTTTGGCTTGTGGTTCACGTAAAGTATTTTTAGATATTTCTTGCATCAATTCAGATTCGAATACATTATCACCCGAACCTAAAAAGTCACATTCTAATTCCTGTGCTACTTTTCTTCTATCAAACTTTAACTTCTTAACCATCCCCTCAAACCAAGCAGAACATGGTTTGTATCCTTGTTCAATATAGTCAGTTACGACAGAGTGGTCTCTTTCGTATGGATTATCCATCGACAAACTAATGATATCTTTATCATTATATTCTTCTCTGTTTAATAGAAAATGTACCAAGTCAGGAGTTTTAACCATATACAAATCTTTTGTATATCTTGGGTCACGATACCAAAACATCTCAGATATTTTAAAATCGTTCATGTTTCTTAATGACTGGTCGTAGATTTCATAATAGATTTGGTCATATCCGTTTGGTGTAGACACAACGATAACTTTACCCCCTGTAGATAGGGATGCCATACAAGCTGACCAGAAATCTGAGTCTGCCTCGATAAACGCCGCCTCATCAAATACAAGAATGGTAGGAGTATAACCCCTCAAGGCATCTTTTGATGTTGCAACGGCTTTAACTTCACAATTATTATTAAGTTTAAAGTGTCTTTGAGAGTTTTTTTCTTTTGAAAATGAAATACCAACCCACGCAGGCCATTGTTCGGTAAACCCTCTAACTTTGTTAGCCATCTCCATTGACGTATCTAACTTGTTGGCAATAATAAGAATTTTTTCAGGTTTGTTCTTTTGGGCGAATGCCAATTTTTTTGATATCCAAGCTGCGGTTACGGTTGTTACACCCGCCTGACGATACTTTAACGCAATATTTTCATTGTGTTTGTCGTAATCTTCGATTAAACTAACTTGGTCGGGGAATAAATCTAATGGGACGTATTTTGATACGGTATTATCGTATGTCTGTAAATAAGTTCGAAGTGCATAAGGAGTATTCCTCATACACTTCGTTAACTCTATAATCAGTTGTTCTTTATTCACACATTTTATTTAGGTCTTGTTATGCCTAAACCACTCAAGAAATCATCTAAACCTTCATCATCGTCTTCATCAGAATCAATTTCTTCTTCTTCCTTATAATTTTCAAATTCTTCTTGCATTTGTTTGGCTTCTCTAACAATTTCTTCAAATCGTTTTTTAGCTTTACCAAGTTTAGAAGAATCTTCAGAGATGGCATTTCCAATAATTTCTAAGAATTCTTTAGCGTCTATTTGATATAGTAATACATGAAAAAAATTTATTAATCCTTTATATTGAGGTTCAAAAACATCATCAGGTAATGCGAAACGTATTTTTTCAACAATTTCAGGTCCGATACGTAATTGCATTGGTTCGTTTGATAATACATCAGTTTGACCTAATACTTTTTCTCTCATACCAGGGTCTGATGGTAAACCAGCTCTACCTTTAGCTTCTTCTAAACCTTTAATAATTTCATGACACAGAATTGGGAAAATTAATCCTGTTGCAATGATTTTAGTATCAGGTTGTTCTTCACCTTCCTCACCTTCATCATCGGCATCATCTAATTCAACTTTACCTGCAACACCTTGACCAGTTTGACTCATTTGTTCAATCATCTGTTCCATACTAAAATATAAAAAATCATTGATTGCCATAATACCTAAGTAATCTCCATATAAAGATGGGTCAATAGCATCTAATCTTGATTTAATTTCAGGTTTTTGAAAAAGGTAATGTCCTTTCTTGGCAGCTCCTTGAATAAGTGCGTTGATAATATTTCTTTTGTGTTTTTCTAATTCTAAAATTTCTTCATCAGTTAATTCATCAAGGTCAAAAGATGGAAATTGTAATTTTTCCTCTCCTTCTTCTTCCTCGTCTTCATCATCTTCAGGTTCCATTCTAAAATTACCAGTATCAGGCATACCTAAACTAGCTTCAATTTGGTATCTTCCTTTAGGGACTTCAGCATCATCTAAAGACGCCTCTTTTGCCAATTCGATTAACTCATCTCTGTTAGCCGCCTCAATTCTCATGATATTAGGAAGTTTTCTCATCATTTCTTGATAAACCATTCCTTGTACTTGTTTAGAACTCAAATCTTCAATACCTGTTACTTGACGTAATTTATCTGCAACTTTTTGAAATCTTTTACTAACTAATCTTTCTACATCCGCAGCACCTTTTTTCATTGCTGGGTTTGTTGCGTAAAGACTATCAGGACTAGATAATTTTCTTTCTAAATTTGGGTCCATTCTTTCAGGAGTTGTCCCGTAATCAATCTGTTCTTTTAATTTCCTTGCCATAAATTATTTTTCTAATAGTTGCATTATTACATCAATCACTTTTTCTTTTGCGTCTTCAGGTGAAACTTTTTTCGCTTTTGGTGCGGGATTTTCACCAGGATTTGGATTTTTGAAAGGGTTTGGTCTTTTACCTGGTTTTGTGCCAGGTTTTGTTGGTGCTGGTTTTGTTGTTGGTGCAGGTGCAGGACTTGCTTCAACAATGTACTTGATTAAATCACCTTTAGTGATTTTTGGAGGCATGTTTCTTTCCACTATTTTTTCTATTTGAGATTCTAAGAACAAAGATACGGGATTTTTTCCTTCCTTCAATTGTTTTTTTACTGACATTACACATCTTTCCCATTTCCTTGATTTTCTTGGACCAACTTGTGCGTGACAAATAGCCCATGGATTTGGTTCTCCGTCTTTTTCTTCAAACATACCCATACCATCTTCTCCACCACCAAATCCATCATCACTAGATGGTCCGTCGTCATTTCCAACACTATTACCTGCGTAAGGGTCAAAACCACCTTCTTTTTCTGCAGAATCATCTAAATCGGCATCTTCCTCCAATTCAGATTCATTTGGAGTTGCGATAACATCACCTGTTGTAGTTTTTTTTACATTATATCCTTTTGGAGCTGCAGGCAAATTTCCACCGTCAGGCCCAACTTGATAACTTTTTTTAGTTGGCATTTCTTGAACTTGTTCTCCCAATAATTTTGAGTATAAAATATTAATTTGTGATTCAGTTAATTTACTAACTGTATTGGATGATAATCCTTTTTCAACCAACTTGAGTGCTTTTATATTAGTTTTCATATACTACTTTTTTTTCAAATTCTAAAATTAAATCTCTTTCGTAGAGTTTATCTTTTATTTCTTGTTCGGTACTTCCAAATCTAAAAACCAATCTTTTTTGTCCTTCAGTTTCTTCGGCTTCCCATGCTAATGCAACAATATCATCTATCGCGTCTATCATACAAAAAAAATCGGAGTTCTGAATCAATTCCAATTTTAAATCAGTATCTTTCAGAACTCCTACTTTCTTAATATATTTTATTTCAGGTGGTGTTGGATATCCATTGGAGGGTTTACTTTCCCATGAATCTCCCCAAACATCCAAACTATCTGAAAAAATAAACTCATACAAATTGTCTCCCTTATAGTTAGGACCTAGTCCATTAACATAAGTTAAATAACTCATAAAATTTCTCCGTTTGGTGTGATTTTAACTTGACCTGATTTAGTTTCAAATACTAAATTCTTTTTATTAGTAACACCAATAAATTTAGAATTAATATTTTCTTTTACAAATTTTTCAGCCGCTAATTCTTGTTCGATAGTCTCAGTCATTTTTGTTACTGATTCCATGATAGTTTTCACGATTGTTCTTTTTTGTACTTGTTTTTGTACTTGTTTTTCTTTTTGTTCTCTAATTTCTGATTTAGAAACTTCAAAGTATTTTGAAATAACTTTATCTACTTGTGATTCACCAAAGATACTATCAAAGATTGCTCCGTTGTTTGAATAACCTTTTACTCTTTTTGAATCATAATCCTCATCATAATCTTCAGAATAACGACTATCTTCATAATCTTCACCCATTTCATAACCTTCAACAGGTACATCCATATCAGCTTGAATATCTTCAACTTCACTATCGTCAGTCATATCTTCACCGTCCATATCATCTTCTTGACCAAAATCTTCAGTCTCATCTTCTTCAAATTTACTCATGATATCCTCCATATCTTCTTCAGATAATGAAGTTAAATCAAGTGAAGATAATACCATGTTGATAACGTATTTAATATCTTCAGATGTCATACCTTGTTCAGTATCAAGAGTTCTGATTTTTTGAGTCAATTTTCCTGTTAATTTTTGGATTGTTTTAAATGTTACTTGGTCTTCGTTTCCACCTTCTTCTGCATCAACATCTACGTCAACATCAATATCTTCAACACCCATGTCATCCATATCATCCATAGGCATGTCATCCATACCCATATCTTCACCACCCATATCACCCATTGGTGATGGTGGCAATTCAGGACTTGGGACCGCTGGGGGAGCTGCAGGTAATTCTGCTGGTGGTCCTGCAGGCATTTCAGGTGCCGCTGGTTTTGGAGTTTTTAAAGTGAACCTTTTTTGTTCACCATATAATGAAACACCTTCTTCGTTTTCATTAAGTCTATTTAATTCACCAGCAACAAGATTTAATCTTTTAAATGCTTGAGAATATGAAGAATAGTATTTTCTATTTTTCATAGGTTCAATATAATCCGTTTCAGATTCTGAAATGGTTTTTTTGATAATATACCCTTGTCTTTCTCTAACAATTTGATAATTATTTCCGTCAGCAAGAGAAATTGAATACTCTGAAGTCGCATTTTCATTTATAGACTTAGGAGTCACTTCGTTAAAACGAGCAATTTCCATAATTCTATTTATTTTGTCTTGGCCTGTAAGTTTTTCACTTCCAATTGGTTTTAAGTTTGACATATTTGTTTTTATTTATTTTTTAGTTATTTAATCCTTGGAAACCTCCAATGGTAATCCCGTTTAATTGTTGTACTGGTACTCCATCATTACCTAAGAATATAGGGTGAGGAGCAATTCCGTTTGCAGGTCCACCCTCGTTGATTGAACCTCCACTAAAGTTACCTAACATCCCAACAGTATATTCATATTGTTGGTCAGCTGAAAATCCTGTAAACCAATATGTTGGTGTTGGTGTAGGTGTAACCGATGCAGTTCCTGTAGGTGTTGGAGTTTTAGTTGGTGTAGGTGTAACCGATGCAGTTCCTGTTTGAGTTGGAGTTGAGGTCGGTGTTTTAGTTGGTGTAGGTGTAACCGATGCAGTTCCTGTTGGAGTTCCTGTTTGTGTCGGTGTTTTAGTTGGTGTAGGTGTTGACGTTACAGACGCAGTCCCTGTTTGAGTTTGTGTAGGAGTTTGAGTTTGTGTAGGAGTTTGAGTTGAGGTGACTGCAGCAGTTCCTGTTTGTGTTGGTGTTTTAGTTGTTGTTACTGATGGTGTTGGTGTATTACTTGCGGTATTTGTTGGTGTTACTGTTGGTGTTGGTGTTGGTAATGGGCATGAACCAATAGAAACATAATAACCATCTCCTTGAATTATAATTACTTCCGTTGCACATGTTGTAAGTGTTTGAAATGCTTGAACTCGTACTTGGAATGGGAATCCATCACAATTTTTACCTACAAATGTTGTGTCAGTAGAACCGCCATATAACTGATATGTTTTACATACACCAGGTGTATTACTTGGTGTTGGTGTATTTGTTGGAGTTTGAGTTTGTGTTGAAGTGTTGGTAGGAGTGGCGGTATTAGTTGTAGTATTAGTAGGAGTGGCGGTATTAGTTGGAGTTTTAGTTACTGTTGGTGTATTAGTTGGGGTTGCAGTATTAGTTGGAGTTACCCCTCCACTACTTGCGGTATTAGTAGGAGTCGCAGTATTAGTTGGGGTTTGAGTTTGAGTCGTAGTATTAGTTGGTGTATTTGTTGCCGTAGTAGTTGGTGTATTTGTAGGCGTTGTAGTTACTGCAGGTGTACTTGTTTGAGTTTGAGTTGCAGTATTAGTTGGTGTATTTGTTGCCGTAGTAGTTGGTGTATTTGTAGGTGTTGTAGTTTGAGTTGGTGTAGATGTTGGTGTTGGAGTTGGTGGTAAAATAACATCTAAGTTAATTGAACCTCCACTATATGTCCAAGTATACGTTACAGCAGAAAATCCAAAGTCTGCTGATATTGTTTTATTATTATATGTTGATACACCATTTAAAGGTGAATTAGATGTATATCCTGATGGTACATAAACTAACCTGGAAACATTTTGACCTTCAAATCCAAACGCATCTCCACTGAATGAATTGGCAAAATTAGTCTTACTGTTAGGACCAAACCTTCTTGGGCCTGATATTTGAGAGTATGCATCATAATCTCCATCCGCCACAAGTAATGTTGCTGTGTTTTCGGCTATAAAGGCATTATCAAATTGAGTGTATTGAAACGTTAAAAATGATGTGTTAACACTTCCACTTCCTGACACAACGACATCAGAACCTACTTCTTGTATTGTAAAATTTAATACTGCTGGAGGTAAAGGTGTTCCTGTTGGAGTTTTAGTTACTGTCGGTGTATTAGTAACTGTTGGAGTTACACTTGCAGTATTAGTTGGAGTATTTGTAGGTGTTTCAGTTACAGTAGGTGTTGGAGTTTCAGTATTAGTTGGAGTATTTGTAGGTGTTTCAGTTGGTGTTGGAGTAGGTGTTGGAGTAGGTCCGATTTGTAGTGTTATGATATCATTTGGTAATGTAAAAACATATGTACCAACAGTAACACCTAAACTTAAATAAGTTCCTAAGTCATATTGTGTTGAACCACTTATTCCACTATTAGACACATAACCCGATGGTACATATAAAATCCCATTTGTACCATCAAAACCAAAAGTATTTGAACCAGCACCCGCTGAGTCACCTAAAGTAAGAGTACCGCTACCAAATGAAGTAACTCCTGATAAACCTGTGTATACATCAACAGGATATGAGCCGTTACCATCGGCAATGATTAATCTGGCTGTTGATGGGTCAATTGCATCAGGAAATGCATCAGAAGTTGGAGCCGATAATCCTGTCAGATTTACGGTACCGCTACCCGATACCACAACGTTACCGCCAACTTCAAGTATAGTTATATATAAAGCCATTTAATTTTTCTTAATAAATATACGATTAATGTGAATTATTTGAATATTCTTGAATTGTTCTTTCAACGGACAACTCTTTATCAGTTTCTTTATTTGCGGTATCAAACAATTTTTCAATATGTCCCGACCTTCTTAAGAATTTAAAGACAAGATTTTCATAAGATAATTCACCATCTTTTTCAAGTCCTGACTGTCTATATTCTTTTAATTTTTCTTTGATTTTTTCCAAATCTTTACCCTCTTCAATTGCGGTATCAATCTTTTCTGTCCAACATTCAATCTTTTTTGTTAAGACTTCTTTATCAACATTATTTTTGAATTTTTTTGGTTCTGAAATCCATTCATTATTCATAATTGAATAAACTCCTGAGCTATAATGTGATTCTTCAGCATCTTGAGCATAAAGTTCAACATCATATCCAAATATTCGAATATCATGTTTATCGTTAAACACTTGTTTTTTTAAATTGAATAATTCCTTATATAGTTCCGATTGATTTTCATATTGTTGTAAATCAACAATTACGTGTAAATCAAAATCTGAAAATTCCGACCAATTATAATTTGATAATGAACCTGTAAGATGAATATCCTCAACAAAAACTTCATCACCCAAATAATCAATAAACTTTTCAGCGATGAGCATAAGAGCCTTTCTGACCTTTGGTATCATAACCGCATTGTCAGGATTTTTTGGATTTTCCCAAACTTTCGGATTTAAAGTATCTTTAACCGAAAAACTATTAAGGATTTTTTGAAAATTGTTCATCCTTAATAAATAGTCCGCTAATTAAACTTTTTTATATGAATATTGTTTTGCGATGTCGGTAGTGAAAAATTTACCTTGTGATTCTGCCAATCTGAACTTTGTATATACTTGGTGAGGTACGTTGTCGTACTTGTATTTGGCTCCGTTATTGAATTCTACGACCAAATCTTTTGATTCTGTATCGTATTCTGTTGATTTAATATTTGAAGATTTAATTACATTTTTAATCTTCGTCCCATCGATTTCTTCTTTTATTATTCCCATTTTCTTTAAGTGGTGTTAATTCGTTTATTTTTTTTAATAATGGTTTTAGATAATCAGTTAACTCATCAAAACTCATATCAAAACCATAAGATTTGGCATCATTAAGTAAAGTGTCCCTTTCATCACCAAATTTGTGAAATAATCTCATCATATTTGGAGTATGTATTGGTGGCTTTTCTAATTGGTCTTCACTAAGTTCCAGCTCTTGAAAATGTTGTCGTAACTCAAGATACGTCTCAAGTATTTTTTTCAACGTGAACGACTCATTCAAATATATTTCGTATGGTTTCATGTTTATAAATATAAAACCCCCACTGTTTGGTGAGGGTTATTATGTTAAGACTTTAATTTTCTTAATTGGTCTCGAATCTCAATTGATTTTTCAAAGTTTTGTTTTTCAATTGATTGTTTTAATTCCAATTCAAGTTTTTCAATTTCTTCTTGATTGGTGCCCAAATTTTTAATTTGGTCTCTCAACTTAACGGCTTCTTCAAAATCTTCCATTTCAATTGCCCTGTTAAGTTTAATCTTAAGGTATTCTTCTTTATCCATTTTTTTTGAGTTGTCATCATCTAAGTTAGATAAATCAAACACCTTTACATAACTGGTGTATTTGTAATTTCCATCTGCAGATTCAAAAGTTTTGGTTTCCCAATCCTGTTTATTGAAATCTTCCATCATTTTGTCGTAACGAGCCATTAGGTCGTCAATGTTAAGGTTAAATTTTCTTCTGTTAAACATATTTTTTTGTTTTATTTAAATTTATTCATTATCTTTGTTATTGTCAAGTATCATACCGATGATAAATATAAGACATAATTTCAATTAATCTATGACATTATGTCAGGTTAAAAAAATTATTATGACAATTTGTCAAAATATTTGGATGTGTATGAAATTTGACGTTAATTTGTAAAACAATTAAAAAATATGAACGACTTAATGGACGACGACGACAAAATGATGAACAAAAAAACTAAATCATCTGCAGAATCAAACACACCCGTGTTAGACAATTTCAGTAGAGATTTAATGAAACTAGCTGAAGCAGGTAAACTTGACCCCGTTATTGGTCGTGACAGAGAAATCTTGAGGATTGCTCAAATCCTTTCTCGTAGAAAGAAAAATAACCCGATTATCCTTGGAGAACCTGGTTGTGGTAAAACTGCATTAGTTGAAGGATTGGCAATTAAAATCGTAAACGGTGATTGTCCTCGTAATTTGGTTGACAAACGTATCGTCAATCTTGACTTAACTTCAGTAGTTGCCGGTACAAAGTATCGTGGACAATTTGAGGAACGTATGAAGGTGATTATCGAAGAACTTCAAGCAAACCCGAACATCATCGTATTCATCGATGAGATTCACACTTTGGTTGGTTCAGGTAACTCTTCAGGTTCAATGGACGGTTCAAACATCTTTAAACCCGCATTGGCACGTGGGGAAGTTCAATGTATCGGAGCAACTACATTAGATGAGTTCCGTAAGAACATTGAAAAAGATGGGGCATTGGAGCGTCGTTTCCAAAAGGTAATTGTTGAACCATCATCAGTTGAAGAAACAATTCAAATCCTTAAGAATGTTCGTGACAAATACGAAGATTTCCACAAGGTGAATTACAGCGATGAAGTAATCGAGACTTGTGTTAAGTTGGCAGACCGTTATATCACGGACCGTGAGTTCCCTGATAAAGCGTTTGACATCTTGGATGAGGTTGGGGCAAGAATGCAGACCGAGTTAAAGACTCCTGAAGCAATTGAGGAGTTGAAGAAAAGGGCCGCAGAAATTAAAGTTCAAAAATTAGAAGTAGTTAAAAAACAAAACTACGAACAAGCGGCAGAACTTAGAGACAAAGAGAAAAAGTTGTTGGTTAAGTTGGACCAAGAAAAGTTAAAGTTTGAGGAAAAGTTGTCCAAAGAAAAACAACTCATCTTATTGGAACATGTTTATGATGTTGTATCAAACATGACGAAAATCCCTGTAAGTAAAATGAGTGTGGATGACACCAAAGCTTTGTTGGACTTGGACAAAACTTTGATTGACAAAGTTATCGGTCAAAACAATGCAGTGGTTACCATTGCAAAAGCAATCAAGAGAAATCGTTTGGGTATCAAAGACCCTAATCGTCCAATTGGTTCGTTCGTATTCTTGGGTTCAACAGGTGTTGGTAAGACCTATTTGGCAAAACAATTGGCAAAAGAAATGTTCGGTTCCGAAGATGCTCTTATTCGTGTCGACATGTCTGAGTACCAAGAGAAACACACAGTATCTAAATTGGTTGGAGCCCCTCCAGGATACGTAGGTTATGAAGAAGGTGGATTGTTAACTGAGAAAGTTAAAAACAAACCTTATTCTGTAATCCTATTCGATGAGGTTGAAAAGGCTCACAAAGATGTGTTCACCATCCTACTTCAAATTTTGGATGATGGTCACGTAACCGACAGTTTGGGTCGTAAGATTAACTTCAAGAATACCTTGATTATCTTGACATCAAACTTGGGTGTTAAGAAACTACAAGACTTTGGAACAGGTATTGGTTTCTCAAGTAATTCATATAGTAATGAAGAAGCTAAGAAACAATTGTTGATGAAGGAAATGAAAAACTTCTTCTCACCTGAGTTCATTAATCGTATTGATGATACAGTTGTATTCAACTCGTTGGGTAAAGAAGACATCAAGAAGATTACAGACATCGAATTGAAGAAGTTGATGACTCGTCTTGTAGACATGAAGTACAATATTACTTACGACGAATCTTTGGTTGAATACTTGGCAAAGATTGGGTACGATGAATTGTACGGAGCTCGTCCATTGAAAAGAGCTATTCAGGATAAGGTCGAAGACCTATTGTCTGAAGAAGTTCTAACTGGTAAGATGATTGAGGGTAAAACCTATCTCATCAAAGTAGTGGATGAAGAAGTGATTATCCAAAAGAAAGGACGTTAATTAAGAAGGGGGGATTTATTCCCCCTTTTTTTATATTTATATTTAATGAAAGATTTAATCAGGAGAATTATCATAGAAACTGTAACAAATAAAGAAGTAATTTGTGACAAATGTGGATGGTCATGGGATATTTCTGATGGTGGTGATGACTTATATATGTGCCACAAATGTGGTCACGATAACACACCAAAATCTCAATCTAATTTAAACAGATTATTGGAAAAATTTAAAAATAATTTTCCTGAAGAATTAAAATCTAAAGTTGATGTTATTGAAAAGTTTGTTGTGAACTACATCCAAGACCACAACTTTACCGTTAAGTTTCTTAACTCATGTTCAACTGGATTTGCTGGTGTTAGAACCAAAGACCAAATAATAATATGTTCTCCAATGAATATAAAAACTATTGGTGATTTTATTTATACAATTTTTCATGAGATAAGACATGAAGAACAAATGACAAACCTTAAATTAGAAAACCCACTAACAGGCGATTTAGAAGATTTTGAAGAATTATCAAGAAATTACTGGGATTTAGAATTAGATGCCGATAGATTTGCAAAAGAAATGATTGCAAAATTAGTAATTAAATTAAACATACCAATTGATGTTGCCAAAACACAATTCACATTATCTCTATACATTGAAAACTATCCTTTTGCATCAAAAATGGTGATGATGTCTTTACAACAAATTGTAAACGGAATTAAACAAATAAAAAAATCGGGTGAGGAATATACTGATATTCAAGACCACCCGATGATTAAAAGACATTTAGATAAGTTAGAAAACTTTATTTAAAAAACCCATTTGGATTTCCAACCATGTTCAACCATTTCTTTATAGTGTAATTTATGACCAAGTTTATCAATCATTTTCTTACCCATGTCGATACCATTAATTACGTCTTCAACAACGACGTATTCATGGCTTGTGTGGTATTGGTAGTATCCAATTGAGAAGTTAATACAAGAGAAGTCAAACTTACCTCTTAACGCATATACGTCAGTGTAGGGGTGAACCATGTATCTCATTCTATTACCCATTCCTTCAGTTAATACCTCATCACAAGCATCAAAGAATTCTGTCTCCCTATCAAACAAAACTTGACCAAAACATTTTTCTGTAATCATCCAGTTCTCAGGTGCATCAAATTGAATCCCATAACCAACATTTTCAAAGAAGGTTGAATCGGCTTTCATGGAACCATGACATCCTGTTTCTTCAGATACAAAGAATGCTGCCTTAACATAAGGTAATTCTTTTAATAGTGTTAGACATGCAAATACGCCACATTTATCATCACCACCAATACCTGTTGGAGTACCATCATTATCGTATGCCTTATAAGACAATTTAATTTCTTTTTGTGCGTTTGGTAACATTTCTTCACGAATATTAATATCGTTAAGTCCGTGTACCGTATCTGTATGTGAAATTACACATGGGAAATAAAAACCTTCAGGAAGTTCTTTGGATTCTTGTTTTGTTGCATAGACGTTCTTATATTCATCTACGTAGTGTTCAATATTATTTTCAGTTAACCAATTAACCAAAAATGCAACCATTTTGTCTTCGTGATACGTTGCGGTAGGCACGCTCAAAACGGCTTTAAGTAATTCTAAATTTTGTTCCATAGAGCAAATATAGAAAATTATTTACACTTCACCAAATAAATCAAATAATTCTGGTTGATATAATAAATTATTGAATTGTTCTTCATTAAATTTACGAGTAATAACTCCTTTTGGTCCGCCTATTTCAACAACAACTTGAATGTTGTCTTTGTCAAAATTGTTAATTCTAAATTTTAATGATTTATCTTTTGGTAATTCATACACCTTACCTATATCATATTTAGATAATATTTTTTTTCTAAATTCCAAAAACTCCGTGACATTTACATCCTCATCTAATTTTTCAATAATTGAATCTAGTTGTCTTTCAACTTCGTTGTTGAATGAATCACTATCAAAATTATCAGAATCCTGATATTCATATTGGTCTTCAGCCCATCCACCAATACTACCACCATTGTTTTCAACAATTTGGTTAAATAATGAAATAACATCACTTTTATTAATTCCAAGTCTTGCAGACCACATTAGTAGATTTGCCGGTGTTGTCACGATTTCATTGTAGCTTCTTTTAAGTGTAAATCCTGCAGATTCTAAAACGTTGTTAATTTCTTTTTCAATAGATTCTCTGGCAGTAACACTCATTTCTCTATTTTTTTCCACAAAATAATCACTAAGAATGTTATCGATTTCCCTTTCAAATAAATCTAATAATGTTGCCGATAACTCTTGTCTATATTCCTCACTATTTAAATTAAACTCTTTTGATGATATTAAAATTTCTCCAATTTGTTTTAATTTTTCATTATTTTCATCATTCAAATCACCAAAAACAATATATCCTTCTTTCCAATCCTCTTCAACAGTATAAGAATCAATAAATTCATAATCGCTATAACTTGAATTTATTGAGTTCATGAACCACATATCATCTTCACTTACATCAAAATTTTTAAAGAATTTTTCATCATCGCCAAAATCAATTACAATAGCACTTTGACCTAATATGTCTGAAACCTTAACCTGAAGAATTGCATCATCAGAATCTTCCAATTCACGGGAATCAATTTTACCTTTTGAGAATTCTCTTAATTTTTTAATAAATTCACCTATACCAAGTAAATCGTCAATAAGTTCGATTTGATTTGGAAACGATTCTCTTAAAATTTCTATAGAAATATTTCGGTCCTGAGCATCATATACTTCGGTTTGTCTTTGACTTTTGTTTCGATATAGTGCAAGTTTATTATTGGTTTTTTTATTTAAGAAATAATATAAGTTTCCATCTCTGAAATACTTTTCAAAATAACCAGGGTTTCCCGTTTGTGTTGTACACCATTTTGTATTGGCACCATAATAACATGATGCCGCATGTGATTTAGGCCTAACAACTAAGACATCATTATCTTCATAAATCTTATCGGCTTGAGTTTTAATCTCCCTTTCAATTTCCCTTTGAGTTTTTCTTGCATCAATAGTATTCATCAACTTTTTAATGAATTGTGGGTTTTCATATTGATTGATGTCTTTTGGTGAACGAGCAATCCCCTCAATATTTGGTACAACATAACTATTGTTCATGTCGTTTCTAAATGCCGTTTCAGCAGTCCAAACATCATCTTCAGTGATTCTATTAACATTTGCATGGAACCAAGGAATGATTGTTCCAAATAAATCTTGTAGAGCTTCTCCCTGTTGAACATTCAATCCACCCCTTTCACCCGCTAATTCAGGTATAATTTTTTCAAGTTTCTTCGCAATGTATTCAACGTACTTGTATTTTGTGGGGTCGACATTTAATATCCTGTCTATGAATGGACCATCATACTCAAACCTTTGTTTAAGTCGTTTCGCAACATCTTCCTTTTTACCTTCAACTATAATCACAGGATATTTTTTACTATAAATACCAATTCTGTTTGGAATATTCATATTTATACTTATCTTTGTATAACAAATCACGGGTGGCTCCCTTAATAGTTAAGGCTGACCTTAAGCATCTGACGTTATGTCTATACAGGGGGCGAAAGTGATTTTAATGTTCTTTGAAAATATGGGGGTACACTGGTATCGATTGACATAGTTGGGGATACGTGGCACGCAGTGAGAAGTTTCCTATCACTTAAATCTACGGAGATAAAAATTAAACGGCAACGTTTTAAACAAAATGGCAGCAATCGGATTAGTTCGTGAAGATGCTACGGTTACAGCCTGAGCAATTAGGAAAAACCATCGGGTCGAAAAGACATTAACCCAGGAACAGAAGTCTTTGTAAGATGTGGTTTCTATCTTAAAAGGAACAAACAGGGTGTAGGGCATCCTTAAGTCCTACCACCGTGACTGAACGGTGTGAGAATTCAGATATTTCGGAAGGTATGAAAAACCTTGACCTAAGCGTGTAGTCATTTATTGTCAAGATGGGCAAGACGGCGGTTCGAATCCGCCTATCTCCACAACTAAAACCTCATCGAAAGATGGGGTTTTTTTTATTACGATATATTTATCGTTATGAGATTAACTCCAATCCTTATACAAGAGGGTCGTAAAGAAGATTTACGTAAAAAATACAAACAAAAATTTTCAGCAGACCAAGACAATCTTGATACAATAGATTATGCATTAGGACATCCTTTTCTAGCACAAACTAATTTTAAATATGGAGATTTCTTATTAAAAAATTTAAATCCAAACTCATCAGTTGAAGAGGTTATTGATGGCATCGAATTACTTAAAAAATTCAACAGATATCAATCTGCATTAACTAAAAAAGATATTAATCAATATCAATATGTGGAATTACAAAATGCGATTCGAGAACATGAAGAAAATTCAAAAAGTCAACAAAATAAGTTTGATTCCTCAGATGCCAAAAAATTATATGAAGATTCCAACATATTAATTGTAAAACCTTTAACGTTTGAAGCATCTTGTAAATATGGTTCAGGAACAAGATGGTGTACAACCATGGCAAATACACCAAATTATTTCAAACAATATACATCAGGTGACGACCAATCATTATATTATGTGATTTTGAAAAAATTTGATAGGAATAATAAGTTCTATAAAATAGCCATTCACAAAAAACCAGGCGAAGAGACATGGTATGATTCAACCGATGAACGAATGACTGACAGAGAAAAAGACGTATTTAATCTTGGAGCTCCAAAAGTAATTGAAACAATTAGAAATGAATGGAGTGAAGAATTAGAAAAAAACCAATCAAAAATTTTTAAAAAAGTATTCGATTGGGAAAATTACTCATTTTTTGATATCAGTAAAGAACTTAGAACTAATAAAAAAATTGGGTTAGAATATAATAGGGCTGAGATAGTTGACGCCGAAGAATCTCAAGGGATGATTCACTTAAACATATCAGTAGATGAAGATAATGTTGATAGTTATAATCTTTTAATCACATATGATATTGTTTTCAATTCAAAACTAGATTTTGATGTTTATTTTTCGCACAATGACGAATTTACCGATGATTATGGAATTGATATGGAAGACGGATTTAGACAATATTCATATAATTTTGATTGGTTTGTAAATCCACAAAATACAAAGAAAGAAGTATTTACTAGATTTTGTAGTGAAATCAGTAAATCGGTAATTTATTCTTTAAAAAATAGTCCCGAATTTATGTCTAAAATACATGATGGAAAAACCGTATGGTCTCCAAATAGAACAAGTTATGGTTATACATTTAAGAGACAAGATTCTGGTTTGATTAAACAACTTGTTGATTATTTGGATTCAGGAAAAGAAGGAACAAAATTAGATTTCTTGGTTGATATAAAATCATTACAGAAAAAAGAAATTAACGGTAAACCATTCTATTCACATACAAGTAGAAATGACTGGCAAATACCATCGGCATTTAGAGGTCAATTAAGTGGATTATTTAATTCGGCAAAACTTGCAGGAATATTAGATTACAATAAAAAAGGTAATCAATTCTATTTGAAAAAAGGACCAAACTTTGATAAGTTCAAAGAAGGACAACTTGAAGCTCTTTAAGGTTTTTTAGATAATTTCCTCAAATATAAGTAAAAACCAAAGAATACTGCCGCAACACAATACAAGATAAAGTTGGCTTTCCATAAACTCCCTGTCCACAACATTAGAGCATATTGAACGGCATCGAATCCAAAAGGATTGAAGAATAATGCTAACATTAAAAAGATTTGGGAGAGATTGTCCTGAAACGTTCTTCTCCAAGTTCTGTTTTTCACTATCATCGTCCATAGATATAAATTAAACTTTTATGCTTATTACGCTTTGTGTTTTTATATAAATATACTATCTTTGTATTATGAAAGTAATATTTTTGGACCATGATGGAGTAATCTGTTTATCTTCAGAGTGGGGTAATCGTTTTAAGAAACAAAAGAAATGGGGAGGTCGTAAGTTATCTATGACCACATTAGAAATGCCCGTTGAATATCGTTTTGATAATTTCAATCAAAAAGCCATTCAAACCCTTAATGAAATTTTGGAAGAAACAGGTGCAGAAATTGTTGTATCATCTGATTGGAAAAGATGGGCAAATGTTGAGGAAATGGGAGAATATTATGAATCAAAAGGAATCATTAAGAAACCAATCGCATTAACAACCAATTTAGGTCAGTGTGATTGGTATAGTGACCAAACTTGGATTTGGTCTCCACGATGGGATTTGGAAATGACCCGTGTTATCGAGATTAAACAATTCTTGCATGACCATCCTGAAGTTACTCATTGGGTTGCAGTTGATGACCTTGATATGGGAAAAAATGGTGAGGATTGGAAAAATTGGGGATTGGATAACTTTGTATTAACTCCAAATGGTAATGAAGGCATCAAACAAACAGGAATAAAAGATAAAATATTGAAATTTTTAAATGATTAAACACGAACACAAAACATTTAAAGACGATAGGGGGTCTTACACACCGATAAACACAAAGGTATTAGATATTGATTGGACTCAATGTTCAATCAGTATCAATGCTGAACCATTTACCTTTAGAGGATTACATTACCAAACAAATCCACCACAGACAAAATACGTTAAAGTAGTTCAGGGTTCAATTATCGATTTTATGGTTGATTTAGAAACAGGTGAAACTGATTATTGTGAGGTTAATGAAAACCAAGCGGTATATGTCCCAAATAAGATGGCTCACGGGTTTTTAACACTTGAACCTAATACAATTGTTGTTTACATGGTCGAGGGTGATTATAACCCCGAAAGTGAACATAGTTTGCTTTGGTATAAAAACCCAACAGTGTCGAATGTAGTTTTTCAACATAGTGAAGGTAATAAAATTACAATATCAGAAAAAGACAAATTAGGAAAATGAAAAAATTGTTTAGAGATAATAGCGGTACATTGGGCGGCGTATGTCAGGGACTATCCAATTATTTTAATATTGATGAATCAATTATTAGAATTATTTTTATTGTTTTAGTTTTTACACCATTTCCAATAATAATGACATACTTATTGATGTGGATAATAATACCAAAAGAAGGTGATGACAATGAAGAATTCTATAACAATAATAATACAAAAAATTATTAATTTTTTTAAATCGTTTTTTAAAAAGAAAACAAATAAAATCGAAGATATCCAATCTGATGAACCTGTTAAACCAGAAATTAAAAGATTGGTTTACACTAAAAGAACCGACCAATAGTCGGTTTTTTTCATTACTAATGTATTTATTATTATGAGTGCGCAAAAAAAATTAATTGATGATATATTATCATTATACGATACAATTCTTGAAAAAAATAATTTGTATGAAACAACATCAAATTTAAGGTCAACCTTAAGTAGTTTAGGTTATAAAGAAAAAAATTATGACTTAACAACTGGAGGTGATGTAAATGATAAGTTAACTGATATAGTTGCAACAATTCTTAAACAATATAAAGCCGATTACCCTACCGCAATGGTTACTGTAACAAGTGGAAATGATAGATATCATCAAAATTTAGGTTACAAAAGTCAACACACAATGGGTAACGCAATTGATGTTGTAATATCACCATACGATAGTCAAAGCGCTGCGGCATTTCTTAAAATATTAAATTCTACAGTAACAAATACACCAGGGTTTAAATATCTTGATGAATATACTAAACCAAGTAAAGCATCGACAGGAGGACATTATCATTTACAATATGGTAGTGATGAGACTACAACTTCAGGAAGTACATCAACAACAAACACAGATGATAGAGAATCAGGTGCTGGTTCATTTGCTAGAAAAATTGGGGGTCAAATTTTAAAGAGTATTGGAATTGAAGAATCTTTTAAAGGTAATCCAAAAAAACTTCAGGAAAATATTAAAAAAATTAAAAAGTTATTATAATAAAAAAACCCACTGAAAAGTGGGTTTTTTGTTTGTAGTCAAAAACCAATTACTTTTTTTCTGACATCTTCTCAACACTTGCAGTGTCTTTGCAACACTTGGTTGAATCTGATGTTAATGAGTCACACATAGTTGAATCTACAACTACGGTTGAATCTGAGTTAGTTTTGGTTGTTTCGTTTCCACAAGAGGCTAAAGCTACGATTGTGAATAATGTAAGAATTGTGTTTTTCATAATGTTTTTCATGTTCAATGAATAATAAATATAAGTTAGAAACCGTGATTCGTCAATTATTTGAATAATTATTTTTTTGCGGAAGGTGAGGGGCTCGAACCCTCGCGCCGATTGCTCAGCCTATCAGTTTAGCAAACTGACCCCTTCACCACTTGGGTAACCTTCCTGTTGTTGGAACGATGGGAGTTGAACCCATGACCTGTTGTGTATAAGACAACTGCTCTCACCAACTGAGCTACGTTCCAATAATTTAAATATAAAAAAAATCCCCCTGAACTTAAAACTCAGAGGGATTATTAATAATAGTGAATTTTAATATTATTTTAAGAATCTCAATTTATATAATGTACTATAAATTAATTCTTGAATTGTATCAATTTGGTTTTGAATATAAGATTCTTTGACCGCCTTTCTATTTTTTTCAATATTATCATCTAATCCTTTAAAGTAAGTTATTAGTTGTTCTGTTGATTTATAATCAACCATTTTAATCGTTTTATAACCTGTTAACAAATCGTTTTTACCTTGGTAACCTTCAACAATTCCGTCTATTAATTCTCCAATTTCTTCATAATATCCACCTAACGCCATATGTTCAGCAAATGATGATTGTGATTTTGTTTGCCAATGAAATATATGGGCCTGACTTCTTGAATGAAGTAATATTGAAATCATATCAACAATATTTCCATCTTCAACAACATCATCAACAGTCTCTTTTTTGTTTTCCTGCTCATTTAACTGTATTACTTTAAATAATTGTTCTTTTGTTAGTGTTACTCTTTTTTCCATACATATAAATACTATGACAGTTGGAAAAGTGGTGGCGATGGGAGGAATTGAACCTCCGACTTCTTGGATATGAATCAAGTGTTCTCCCACTGAACTACATCGCCATGGTGGTTTTGGAAGGATTCGAACCCTCGCTCTGAAGTCCGTAGCTTCATGTGCTCTCCGTTACACCACAAAACCAATTGTTGTCCCCCAAGGATTCGAACCTCAATTCTCTGGACCAAAACCAGATGTACTGCCGTTATACGAGAGGACAATTTAGTGGGAGTGATAGGACTCGAACCTATGAACTCTAATGAGGGCGGGTTTACAATCCGCAGCAATTGCCGCTATGCGACACTCCCAAATAAGTTAAACCAAAACCCTGACTCCTTTCGAGCTTTGGGGACTCGTATCATTCATTCTGTGTTAGTCTTGCACGACTGGATGGGTTCGAACCACCGACACTTGGTTTTGGAGACCAATGCTCTACCAACTGAGCTACAGACGTGTATATTGAGGTCGGTATAGGAATTGAACCTATGTAAATAGTTTTGCAGACTACCGCCTAAGCCACTCAGCCAACCGACCTTTTAGTGTCCCCGACAGGGTTCGAACCTGTGACCCCTAAATTAAAAGTTTAGTGCTCTAAACCAGCTGAGCTACGAAGACATTGTGTTGTCACGATAGGATTTGAACCTATGACCGCTTCCGTATCAGAGAAGAACTCTACCGCTGAGTTACGTGACAATGTGCGGAGAGAGTAGGATTCGAACCCACGGTACCCTTGCAAGTACTTCAGATTTCAAGTCTGACGCAATAGACCAACTCTGCCATCTCTCCGTATTAATTTTACCCTTTACTACCTCTTCTATTCTTATAGGTTGGTAATTGGGAATCACAGTTACTACAAACGAATCTTAGATTTTCTAATCTGTTATCGTTATTTATGCCATTTATGTGGTCTAAAATTAATGGTAATGGATTATTATTCCAAATACCAAGATTACCACACTCATCACATTTGTAATCAACCATATTTTCTTCAATAATTCTTCTTTTAATGTGATGTCTCGCATACGTTGAATTTTCAATAAAAACTTCTTCGTTTGTCAATCTAATAGATTTAACATATTGTTGAAGTCCGTTTTCATATGCTAATCTATTTCCACCACCTCTTTTGTTTTTCTTTTCCATACATATAAATATGTGTTGGTTAGGAAAACTACCACATTATAAGAAAAAAAAGTGTTCTGGTCAACCACTCGCTACCCACCTCAGGGAATATAGGTAAGTTCTCGCCCATACTTTGAGCCTAAGCCTTGTCCGTTGTGAACACTTTGGGTGACTAATGGGAATCGAACCCATGACACAAGGTACCACAAACCTTTGCTCTACCTACTGAGCTATAACCACCATTTAAATAGTAGTAGTTGAATTTATCAGGAATCTCGCCTTAGCAACCTCGAAAGGGCCCAGCTTCACACACCATCAGAGAGTTGGGTATTACTACCTATCCTTAGTGTGTACCCTTGTGTCACGTCTCTCCACGTTTATCAACCTACACTTTTTTACTACCATTTGCTGATTAATAAGGATTTGAACCCTACTCCTGCGTCCCTACTACGTTCTGCCGTGCCCCATACACTATAACCAATCAAGAGTTTCGAACCTCTCAGTCTCAGGGTAATTAATCCTGAGGTTTGTAGTCAGGACAGGATTCGAACCTGTAATACCGGTTTGACCACTTACGTGGTTGCGTCTATCCGTTCCGCCACCTGACTATTTATTTTAACCTTTAACGTATGACATCATTTCTTGCATTTTGATAATCAAAAATTCCATTTCATCTTTGTTAAGGTACAACCTCGGACTTCCTTTTCCATCCAATTCTTTGGTTTCAATAATGATACCATCAAATTCGTCAGTCGGATAAACCTCGACGGTTTGTTCTTCAATTGCAATTTCAATCTTGTGCCATACTTTATTTTCCATACCACAAATATACAACGAATATTTTAATCTACCAAATTTATTTTTGTAGTCAGGACAGGATTCGAACCTGCATGTTATACCAAATGGTTAGGGTTATATTGCTCTCTTGCGTCCAAGAGATAATGTAGTAGTTCCCATCTACGCCGCACCCTTTGTGTTTGATAGTATAACTCCATTAGCGTCTACCAATTCCGCCACCTGACTATTTTATTTTAAATCATTGGTCGTTTACTCAAGATTTCATCAATTTGTTTTAACATTTCACCACTTGGGTCTGTGATATGTAGGTAAGAAATGATATCCAATCTTGTTTTCATTTCTTCTTTTAATCCCCAACCACTACCACAGGTTTTCGCTTGTTCTCCAAACATATCAATAAACGTACCTTCAACTGCACTTCTCAATGGACCGTCACCACCAAGAGGTATTTCACTTCTGTCAATAGGACCTATTTTACAAAACCAATATTCTAAATTTTCCTTATTTTTCATAATACAAAGATATGGGTAATATTTTAATCTACCAAATTTATTTTTAGTAGTCAAGGTCGGACTCGAACCGAATACCGTACAAGACGGAGTAGACAACCTTACCTCCTAAGAGTTGGGGACTTGGGTACCATCCCGCATTACGTCCACTTGACTATTTGTGGTGAGAGCAAGAATCGAACTTGCGGCACATAGATTTTCAGTCTATTGCTCTACCTACTGAGCTATCACACCAAATTATTGAATGTTTATCCAAAACCGAATGACTGGAGTGGATAAGGGTTTCGTAATGTCATTCCGCTGCGGCACGTACCCTTTACATTCAAATGTGGTTGATAGTGATGGAGTACCCGTCTCGCTCCAATCTTAACTGCTTCCTGAGTTTTACAAGGCCTCGGCAGAGGGTGATGAATTCTAATTCCACCCTGGATTGTCGACATCCGTTGGGTGGGAAAAACCACTATCAATATCTTACAAAGATAAGTAGAATATTTTAATCTACCAAATCTTTTTTTCGTAGCCCGTAGGGGAGTCGAACCCCTCTTTTCAGGATGAAAACCTGACGACCTAACCGATAGTCGAACGGGCCAAATTGTAGTCCCTGTAGGATTCGAACCTACGACAACTTGCATGTAAGGCAAGGGCTCTACCACTGAGCTAAGGGACTATTTTGGTTTCCAACATGTCAAAGAACTCTTTCATTCTGTTTGATGGTACAAAGATAAAAACTTTTTTCTATTCCTGCACCATCGGGTAAAAAAAAACCCCAAACTTTTTTTAGAAGTTCGGGGTTTAACCTATTGTTATTTCTAACTTGTTATTTTACCATATTTTCCGAACTACAATTTTCCACATAGCGATACCAGCTACAAATCTCTTGTTGCTTAAACGACGAAATATGGACCATTGTTGTTCTCATTGTTATATAATTATATCTAATATAGGAAAAGTTTACTTTTTGTCAAATAAATTTGTTGCAAATGTTGAATCTTTTTGAATTGTTGTATCGTTTAAACGTGTTTGATAGGTTTTTGACTTGTTCATCATAAACATAGAAAACGCAACATTTACCACGACAATAATAACCGCATATATATTCAATTTCATAGTACCCTAGGAGGGACTCGAACCCTCACGTCATAAGACATATGTTTCTAAGACATACGTGTCTACCATTCCACCACCAAGGCATTTATATCACATCGTACAGGCATTCTACTCCCAGCTCCGAGGAATTGTATCTAACTTAGCCCGTCTCACTGCTGTACGGGTACCTGAGGATATGATATATTGTACCCCCGACAGGATTCGAACCTGTGACCTACGGTTTAGAAAACCGTTGCTCTATCCTGCTGAGCTACAAGGGCAAATTTGGTACTCGGAGCGGGAATCGAACCCGCACGGGCGCAAGGCCCACAAGATTTTAAGTCTGGCGTGTCTACCTATTCCACCACCCGAGCATTTATTTTACTATGGTACAAATATAATTGATTTTTTTTAAAGATACAACTTACTTGTCAAAACTTTCTTCATATAAAGTATCACTTTCATGTTCTTCGGTGTTGTATGTATGACTCAAAGTAACGACTGAATTTTTGAAATCAAATATGAATGACCCATCAGAACCTTCATTGATTTCCCAACCACCAAAATGACGTTCAAGTTGTTGGTAACACCAATCTTCAATTCCCGCTGGTACCGCATCTCCCGTTGGTTGAAATTCGTTATGAATATATCCTGAATCACCACCACCATCATAATCTAATCTTAATTTACCGTCAGATGGAACTTCAACTTCTTTTAAATCATTATCCATCCATCGGTCAAATTGTTCCATATCTTCTTTAGAGTCATAATCAATTGAATTTTCTTCACCTCGTCCATAATAAAAAAATTCATGGTTTACGGAGATTTCTTTTTGAAAAGAATCGATTCTAATTTCAATTCTTTGATAACTTAAATTATCAATATCATTATTTAAATTGTCTAAAGAATCTGCATACTTAACAACTTTTTTTAATATTGGTAATAATCCTTCAGGAATATCGGCACTATAGTTATTTGAAAAATGACTTACATACTTCCAGTCAATATTATCGTAATCAATTGAGCCAGCTTCTTGTTCAAGCTCTATTTCTATATATCCTTGTCTCATACCCATAGATTGAAGATAATTTGATGTTCTTCTAAGGTATTGTTTCTCTTCTGGTGTTAAAATTTGTTTCATGTTAATAAATATCAGTCTTCTATGTTCATGGTCCTTAACATCCACTGAGGTCGTTTATTTTCTGAGATATTGGTAATCCATTCTTTTGCGGATGGAAGGTAATTATTACAATCTTCCCTTACATGTTGTTCTCCAACATAACGAGTATAAACAATTTTTCCATCACTATTTTTAAATTCAGGACCAAATCGTTTTTCCATTTCAAAGATTCCTTCACTATGGTGTCGGAACATCCTGTGTAATGAATCACCAATCCAACCTTTGGTTTCATCCAACCATTCGTGTAAATGAATATAATCTTCAGGTTTTCCACCGAATTTCTTTGCAGAACTTTTTGCGTGTAAGTTTGGATGTGCCATAATTTTATTTTGTGGAGCTAGTGGGAATCGAACCCACCTCAGAAACATTGCAAGTGTTTCTCGCCAAGCCTTGGTACATTTAACCCCTTTTAAATTGTATTGTCAACTTATTAATAAAATAATAAGTCCAAAAATTATGAGAACAAACCCAATACATATTTTTCGTTCAAATTTAAAATCGTTATATTTCATATTATTAAAAAACTTTTGAGCCTCCTGAGGGATTCGAACCCACGACCTGATGATTACAAATCATCTGCTCTAGCCAGCTGAGCTAAGGAGGCAATTTTGGCGGTCCCAACGGGATTCGAACCCGTACCTCGCACCGTGACAGGGTGGAATTGTAGCCATTCAACCATGAGACCGAAATTGTCAGTCTTTCCTGACCGTCACCTCTAATCCACAGGTATTAACCCGTATCATAGTAAGCTTGGTTGGCTCGGTTGGAAAAGTCACGGCTACCTCTGTTTCCAAACCAATATTGTGATTAACGGCTAAATGTAGCTCGACCGATTACTCTCACATTTCCCACCATGAGATTATGATGAGTAGATATTCATAGTTTTCCTGATTCAAAACCCATCGCGTCTTACCGCTTAAAAGTCAACCATATACTCGGAGGTCAAGATGGTGTTCTTGCCTTTTTTCCGACGACCTCATCTATTAAGCTGTTAGAGGCCTCAGCTATACCATTTATCAGTAACGGTACCAAAACTACTGAGTATCTCTTACTCATTGAGCGGGTAGTCGGTCTCGAACCGACCCTATTTCACATTGGAAGTGTGATGCCATAACCAACTAGGCGATACCCGCAATGGAGCGAGAGACCAGATTCGAACTGGCGACTTTCAGTTTGGTAAACTGAAGCTCTACCGACTGAGCTACTCTCGCATGGAGAGGGACACGTTATTTATCCGTTTTAGGGACTCCCTCAGACCCTTTGCGTCCCCTCATGGATTCGAACCATGGACCACTTGGTTAACAGCCAAGTGCTCTACCACTGAGCTAAGAAGACGTAATCGTCGAGATGGCAAGATTCGAACTTGCGAGTTCTCCTGCTCCCAAAGCAGGCGGGGTAACCTGACTCCCCAACATCTCGATTATATTTTTCTCATAAGTCAAAGAACACTACAAAGATAATAAAAAATCCTTATAAAACAAAAAACCCTGAACATTTTGTGTTCAGGGTTTATCATTTTTGGCTTTATTACCTTTGATTAAATCTGAACACTTGAGCACATATCTCTATCCCCGCCATTCGTCGGTGCTAAAGTTGCTGTAAGTGTATTCAAATTTTTCATTGTTGTAATTATAGTATAAATAGTTCTAAAAGTCAAAAAATCAATCCTAAACGTATTTTAAAAATAAGTTTTTTAAAGTTTCTTCATCATCAGGTGATAAGTTGTAGTATTTTAATTTGAGTTTGTCAAGTTTTTCATGGAACTCCTGTTCCATTAAACTAATTTTCTCTTTGTCAATTAAACTATCACTTTTGTTAATGTAACCGTGAAAAACCAATTCATCAATCAGTTCTTTAATGTCACTCTTTGAACACTCGTCAACATATTCTGACGGTTCGATGTCGATGTATGTACTAAAATCTGGCATATTATTTATTTTTTTTTTTAGTTTATCAATTTTTTTTCCAATCCTGAAATAATATATGATGCGGTCATATAGTTGGTTGCTAAAGGTGTGTTATATACATTACAAATCCTTAATAACATATTTACATCAACTTGGTGGGGATGAACTTCCAACGGGTCAATAAAGAATACTACACCCGATATCTCACCATCAGCAATCATGGATGCAATTTGAGCGTCTCCACCAAGTGGTCCTGACTTCATACATTGGACATCTAATCCCGCATGTTCAATATGTTTTCCTGTGGTTCCAGTTGCAATAACATCAACTTGTTTAAAGAACTCCAATCTTTTCATAATGAAGGCAACCATATCTGCCTTTTTACCATCGTGGGCTATTACCGCAATTTTCATTTTGTTATTCATTTTTGTGGACCCTACAGGGTTTGAACCTGTGACCTTGTCATTATGAGTGACCTGCTCTGACCAGCTGAGCTAAGGGTCCAATAGTTAAAAGTGGAATATGTCTCCGTGAATGTTATCCCATTCATCTTCAACATAATGAGGTAGTTTATTTTCTAAACCATCCATTAAAGTTACATCCCACTCTTTCATCTCTTCTAAATCTTGAGTTGTGTATGTAAATTTTTCTTGTGTTTTATTTGTTGGGTCCGTCATGATAATGTAAATTATACTTTAAATACCTAATACTTAATTTTTACACGGTATGCTCGATTCGGACTCTGATACAATTTTGAGGTAATCGAGCAATATGACGGTAATTGTTGATGTAACCCATCATATTTCCACTACCAATCGCATTTGCAGAGTGAACAACCACATCAACAACAGGTTTCCCATCCATCCATTGCTCAACCAACCATTTCGCACAATCCATACCAGTTTTTTCGGTGATGTTATCGTAGTTCAACTCGTAATTTTTATATACATTTTTGTGCCATTCTGCCATTGCAGTATCACCCAAATCATGGTCCAAAGAAATCATATCGATGTTTTCCAATCCGATTTCATTTATATTCTCAACAAATTCGTCATAAGAACGAACAATAACCCAATTGTCTTTTTCAATAGGAGTCCTTACGTCATCCAAATATATTCTTTTTTTCATATTACAAAGATATTAATTAACTACCGACTTTCCAAGCACATTCAACAATTTTACGTTTTTTAGTTGAATCTTCAAAATTACCAATCACAATACCATCCTTAATTGTAAATGCGTGTCGTCTAACTGTAAGGATATAAGTACCTTTTGGATATTTGGTAGCAAATGTCCCAACCGTCATTTTACGAGTGACTGTTTTACCTTTAACAATAACATTATAATCAAGACTATTGAATATAGAACCCTCAAACATAGGTTTACCCATCACATTACAACATTTACGTCCAATACGTGTACGTTCTTTGGCAATTTTATTCATTCCAGTTACAAACCCAAAAGTACCTTTTTTTGGTTTTCTTTTAAATGTGTCAGCAACAAATTGGTGAGCGTTATCATAATCAATATCAAATGCCGATGCAATTGAACGGACAACACAATCATTGTCCTCACTTTTTGCTATTACAGAATTACCATAACCTTTAATCGCTTCAGATGTTTTGCAGTAGGGGAGTTGATTTTTCATACAACAAAGATAATGTAAAAAGTTGATACTACAATGACTTTTGTTTATATTTATTGGTAAGACAAAATAAAGGTGTCTTTTGGATAAACCAAAAATGAGAACAAATCTACTTTATATTAAGGGGTGAAAATTTTTCACCCTTTTTTTGTTTTATGGAGAAAATGAACTATCCTTTTAAAAAATTGAAAAATGAGTAATGTATTAGTATTAAACTATGACTACACTCCTTTGAACTTAACTTCAACAAGGAGGGGTTTCGTACTTGTCGATAAGGGTAAGGCGGAAATTATAAAATCTGATGAGAATCCAATTAATGTTGGATTTACAACATACGTGCGTCCATTAATCATTCGATTATTAAGTTATATCAAGTTCAACAGAAAAACAACAAAGGTTAATCGAAACAGGATTTATAAACGAGATAACTACGAATGTGTATATTGCGGTTCAAACAAACAATTAACCTTGGACCACGTTATTCCTAAATCTCGTGGAGGACTTAATGAATGGACTAACTTGGTGACTTGTTGTTTTAAGTGTAACTTGAAAAAAGGTAATAAAACACCTGAGGAAGCAAAGATGGTTATGAAACATAAACCTTATGTCCCATCCATCATGAACGACAATGCAACCTTAAACAAAGCTTGGACAGAATATCAAGAATCCTTTGTTTATTGAAAATAATTTATTAAACTTATAAAAAACAATTGATAAAATGGAAAATTACACAAACTCAGAACAAGCAGGTGAAGAACAAAATCCTCAAGACCTAATTAACGCATCATTAATCTTCGCAAGAGCATTAGGACTTATCTTCAGAGATGATGAAGGTATTGTTGTCGATATTAACGGAGATGTTAAATTAGGTGAAGGAGTTACTAAAGTTATTGTATTCAAACAAAACAACCAAGTACACATTTACAAATGTGATGAAGATGTTGAAGAAGGTACCGCAGTAAACTTAGGTCAAGCTGAAGGTGAAATGACTGAACCATCTACCGAAGGTGAAACTCCAAATACTGAAGAATAATCTAAATCTGTTTTGAGGTTTGTTTTATTTTAACTATATTTGTACCACACTAAAATATTAAACATGGACTACGGAAAAGAATTTCAAGCTTATTACACAAAACACTTAGGGAAACCATCTTCACATTTGGATTATTTCTCACACCAAATCCAATCATCTATGACTCCATATATTTTGGAGGAAAGGGAGATGAGGGCGACTCAAATGGATATCTTCTCAAGATTAATGAGAGACAGATTGTTGTGGGTTGCAGGTCCTGTTGATGACCACATGTCAACAATCGTACAAGCACAATTAATGTTCTTGGACTCAAGTGATAAATCAGACATCACAATGCACATTGACTCACCAGGAGGAAGTGTTAAATCAGGTCTATCTATGGTCGATGTTATGGAATACATTTCCTGTGACATTCGTACCGTAAATACAGGTATGGCAGCATCAATGGGTTCAGTGTTGTTAGGAGCTGGAACGAAGGGTAAACGTTCATCATTACGTTTCTCTAAGACAATGTTACACCAATCATCAGGTGGAGCTTACGGTAATATCCAAGATGCTCGTATCAATATGATTGAATGGGAAAAAACCAATAAAATTCTTTTTGATTTGTTGGGTTCTTATTGTGGTAAAACTACCGAACAAGTTACTTTAGATGCTACTCGTGATTTGTGGTTGAGTGCTGACGAGGCTCTTGAATACGGAATTATTGACGAGATTGTTAAAACAAAAAAGAAGGGTAATTAACCCTTCTTTTTTTGAGATTTGGAACACCCCCTTCGTTTTAGTTCTCATTTATATTCAAGAGCCTTCGCCCTGTGAATCTCTTTTGTACTATGCAATGGCTTTATTGAGAATATCCATTGTATTTGGTACATTACCTTTTAATGTATCTTTAATACTTTCAGCTTTATCAATAAAGTTATTAATTAACTCACAAACATTCATTGATAATTTATCTTCAAGTTCTTTTACCATTCTTTCGTCATTAACAAGACTTCCTAAAGTATTTCTCATAAAATTTAATCCGACACCTGAAAGACCAGATTCGTTTTGTAGTACCATCACTTGAGCTTCAATTATTGATTTAACTAATAATTTTGTCATGACTTTACAATCACTAAAAGCATCGACTAAATCTATTGGTGATGATGTTAGTGATGATACTATGAAATTTTTAAATGAACCATCACCAAATCCTAATTTTTTTAGAATAACATTTAATATTGGTTCAAACATTGTTTCGGTAATATTACCAAATGAATTACCAAAAATTGATTGTAACGAATTTGTTAAATTCGCTTCATTCAAAAGTCCAACATTTTTTAGATAAGAAAGTTCTTGAATAAATTTTGCACTTATTTTTAATTGATTTTTCTTAGATTGAGTCTTAAAACTTTCTTTAGTTTTAACTCGTTCAACTATAATAGATAACCTATTTTCTATAAGTTTTCTTTCAATTAAAAGTGTTTCTTTTCTTTCTTTAGTTTCAAGTAAAGATTTTCTTATGTTGTTTTTTAACATATCAGATTATTTTAATCTCCATTTAGAATCGTCACCATAAGATGATGGTCCACCAACTTTTACTCCACTTAATATGTCTAAAATCTCGTCAATTTTTCCACCACCCATGAATCCCCAATCACCATAAAATTCGTTTTTACAAGCCTGAACTTTATATTTCAACGCTGATAGTTGATTTGGTTCAATCATTCTTTTTTTCTTGAAATTGGTGTAATAATTTTCAATACTTGTCTTACAATCTTTTTTATCTGTTGGTATTCTTTGTTCAATAGTTGTTTGAATTGCTTGTGCTACCGATGGGTCCCTAACTGTTTTTTCAGGGTCAAAATACATGTAAAACTCTTCCGAAAAATCTGGTTTTCCACCAATTCTAACTTTTATAAAGGTTAGTGATGCTTCGGGGTCAACTTCTTGTTGTGTTAATCCTCCGGCTGCTTTATATTTGTTAAATGTTTGTTGTCCTCTTGGTGTTAATGCTTGTTGAATACCTGCACCTGATTTATTTCTATATAATGTAACTCCATCAACAACTTTCACATCATACATTTCAGGGTCTAAAATGTTTTGTTCGGTATCTGATGTAAGTAATTCTTCTTTTGTTTTCCAAGCACCTTCACCTTTTGTTTTTTCAAGGTTTGCCTTTTTTTGGTCTTCAACAGGTTTAGTTAATGCAGGACAATTCCATACTCTATTAACATATGTCATTGTTTTCTTACCATCCGCATCAGTTGTAATAACATCAAATGTAAAATTATCTTTAATATAAAGTTCATCTCCAATTTTAAAATAACCATTTGGGGAATCATAATCAGCCTTTTTATATAATACTGTTGGTTTTCCTGGAGCACTTCTTAAAACAGTACCTTTGGCAATTTTACAACCTTTATCTCTTGCTGCCTTTAAAAACTCAACTCCACTACCACTTGTTGGTGTTGACTGTTCATTGACCATAAGTCTTTTAACTTCAGATTTAGCTTTAAGAACTTTTTTAAATAGGTTATGTTGTTCAAGAATTTCTTTCTTTTCTTGTTCTGTGATTTGAAATTTGTTTTTCATGTAATTATAAATATTATTTATTCTTTAATTTTATTGACCAAAGCCATAACGTTTAGCCTTTTGTTGTGGTGTAAGTTCCATGTCTAATGGTTGACCACTAACTGGTGGTGTTTTAGGGGTTACAGGTTCTTCATCATAGTAAGTGGAAAAAGTCATAGGTTGGGTAGTTTTTGACTTTGTTGTGGCCGCTCCATCATTCTCTTCGGCATCGCTATAATCACTATAATCATTTGATTTAATTGTTGCATCATCTTCTTCGGCAGCACCATAATCGCTATAATCCCCACTATTGTTGTTATTAGCCCTTTTTACCGTTTCTGATTCTGTTTCATCGGTCTGATAGTCACTATAATAATCAGCACTGTTTGGATTTGTTGAATCAACTTTTGCCTTTGATGAATCACTTCCTCCATCTGAATTATCGTCACTTGTTGAAATTGACCAAGTACCGTTTTTAAAATCAATATTAAATTCTTCGTTTAAATTTTTCATCATAAATTATTTTGTTCTTTTAGGAGCGTTTGCAGTTCTTGATTTTGGATTTTCAGTATCTAATATATCAATAGATTGTTGATACGCTGGCTTAAAATCAACACCTGTAATATTAAACCATTTTTGAGTACCCGTCTTTTTTGCTAACCAATTATCTGACTCTACTTTATATTCGTATGGGTCTCCCTGTCTTTTAATTATACCTGAGGTTTTGGTTGAACTATCTTGTCCACTTGTACCATTATTTTCAATATTTGGGGTTGGTGAAGATAAAGTATTGTTGGGGTTCATTATTGATATTTTATTATCATACAATAAAACAACTGTCTTACCTTCTCTCGGATTAAGTAATTTTATACCTATATAATATCCAGGTAATGTAGTTATTGTAATTTCCTCAAAATCAACACCATTTTTTCCAAAAACTCCTTTATTCACATAACCTCTTAATATTTCAAGTTGTCTTGTTTTTTCAGCTTCGTTTTCAACTTGTTTTGTTTTTTCAGCTTCAATCTGACTTTCATCACCCCAAAAAAATTCTTTTAATTCAGGGTATTCTGAGGCTTTTTTTGTTGGTCCTGGTTCTGTTCGTTTTGTGTTTGAGTTATATAACATTCTTTTAACAGGAGTATTTAATTTTACATTCCCATCTGAAATTTGATTACCAATTTCATTATATGTAAAATCAACAGATTTATTATCGACCATATAACGATATCTTGTTTGCTTTAACGATTCTTCATATTTTTCCATTATTTTGTCAGGAACATACATCACACCATTTTTAACCGTATTTGATACTTTACCTAAAATACTTTCAATTCCTTTAAAAATTTCCGCAGTTATAGGAACAAGAATACTATTATCGTCTTCTGGTGTTGTTCTGTCACCTCCTCTACCTCTTCTTGGGGCAGATTCATCTTCCTGTTCTCTTAAATATTGTTTTATAATATTTTTTATTGTTTTTTGATTTACGTTTCTCATATTGTTATATTATATAAATATATTATAAAATTTAATTAATTTTTTCTACAAATGTTTTTGTCGTTGGGTTATAAGTGTATGTTTCAAGTTTTGTTTGAGTACAATCTTCATCAGCACAAGCTTCAAATGTAAAAGTGTTAGTAGTATTTGGGTCTTTTTTCATAAATGGTTTATCATTAGAACCAAGACTATTATCTTTTGATTTAAGAAACTGGTAGAATAATTCTAATTTTGCAGCATCATCAACTGTAGTGTCTGTAGTAGATGGAGTATCTGGATTTACAATTTTTCTAATATCTTCAACGGTAATTGTACCATTAAGTATAAAAACAGTTTTAAGTTCATCAACTTGTTTTTGAGTTAAATTATATTGTTCTCTTATTTGATTTAATTTTCTTTCAAATGCGCTTTCAATCTCTTGTCTTGCAGCTTCATCACTTTTATTAAGTAAATCATCCCATAACCAATTCCAAGGTACAAGTTGCGTTACATCTCCACCAAGTAGTTTTGTCCACGGTTCAAAAGCTTCTCCATAAGCTCTAGCAAGAAGCGCCTTTGTATCTTCAGCCCAAAATCCGTCATCTTTATCATAAACGTTATTAAAAAAGTTTTTACCCGCTTTAAATGTTCCCCAAACCGATGGAAGTACCATAAATTTCATAAAATATAATACACCAATATATTTTTTTATACCCGGAGCAACCCCATTTTTTACACAAAATTCAGTTATTTCAGATAATGTTCTGATATGACCTGTAGTTAAAAACATTAAAGTTCTTTCCATCCACTTCAACAACTTTATAAAAAATTGTTTATTAAAAGTTCTTAGTTCATTTATAAATGTTACAAAAACACTGTCTTCCCACATTTCATTTATCCACGTGTAGTTTTCACCTCTAGATTTTAATGGATTAAACAATTTATCATATGCCGAATATGTTTTTAAATTATTTATGACCGTGTCAACTGTTTTATACTCTATACCCGCATCTATCAAAGATTTTCTAACATCTTCTAAAAATAAACTATATTCTTGTTCTGCAGAAGTTCTAAGTGAGGCCATTTGTATACTGATATCTCTAAACAAATTTTCTGATGCTATATAATTTTTTGATTGTTTGTCAGTTGCCGTAATAAATTTGGACATTAAGTTATCAATTTGAGTTTGTTTGTCTAAAAACCTACCTTCAATTGACTTAATATAAAACCATAAACTTTTCCTAATTGAATTAAATACTGTGATTCTAGTTGCAGGGTAAAGAAATGATAATTTACTATCCCACCATCCATTTTTTATTGGTTTTATTTGTTTTGCTAAAATTTTTTCTGACGCTAATTGTAAATTATATTTATAACCCAAACTTTGTCTATACGGTTCTTTGAATTCAGCCCAAGCATATTTTGTATCTTCAGTAAGACCTTTTTGATAATTTTTATCAACCATTGCTTCATCCCATCTTCCTGTTTCTTCCATCCAAAGTTGGAATTTTTGAATATCGTCACCTGTGTTAAGTCCAAAATTTTCAATTTTTTTCCCAATCAAATAACGTTTATATTCAAGTGAGTGTTCCTCCCAAGCCTTTGTAGTTGAGGGTCCGTAATTGCCATATGATTTTCCGTTTGGACTTAAATTATTACCTCGCACCCAATTTGGGTGGTTTGTATTCATCCAATCTTGAAATTCTTTTACACCCTTGACGTTTTTTAATTCTGCGGGTAATGTCGGAGTTATTTCTGGCGGTATTCTACCTCGACTTAAGGATTGTTCATATTGATTTAAAATATTATCACCAAATGACATTTTAATAGCTCTTTTTCCTACGTCAAGACCTTTATCATTTATAAGTTTATCAAGTTCAGTTTTATTCTTTTCAACAAATTTTTTCGCAAAAGTTGGAGAACTTTCAGCCATTTTTTTTATTAAATTCCTAATTTCTTGTTTTCCTACATCCGTAGAGATTCTATCGGCAACAAAAGTTGCAATTCTTTTTTCAAAATTTCTTTCAGTACTTGCGGGTAAAATTCTTTCAGCTGTTAATATTGCTTCACTATCCAAAAGTTTTTCAAACCCTCTAAAAATTTTAGGTATTGGATTTGCCGCTTCTAAAATCAAAGACTCAATATTTTTAGTTGGGGGTAGTCCAATTATTTCATGTATTCTATATATCTCTTCTAATAACTTTTGTTTCATAATATATAAATATTTTTATATTATTTTTTTTTGTTTTGGTAAATAGAGTTTCCATTTTCATCAACTAAGAGCTCACTTATATTTTGTGATAGTACATTTATTGCATCGTTTTCATTTGAAAACGTGTGAGTATCTCTTATTTTTTTTATTGTCTCATTTGTTGATAATCCAGGATAATCTTTAATCACTTCAATTGCATTAGCCAACAAAAACAATAAATCTTTACCTTGTTTATTTTTAAATTCTTCTTCCAATGCTTTTATCTTATCTTCTTTATCTAAAAATCCAAACTTTTGAGCAATCAACTTAGATATTTCAATTGCGGGTAAATCAATATAAACAACTTTACCTAAAAAGTTACCAACTGATTTTAGTTTACTAGGTTTAATTTTTGTCCCTGTAGTAACTAACGATTGTCTATTTATTTTTTTTACTTGTTTCAAACCTTTTTTTGATACCAAACTATCCAATTCTTTCATAGAACTTTTTAATCCTCTATCTAATTGAGATTTATCAAGTTTTGCAATTTTTTTGAAAAAATATTTTTCTTCCTCAGTTAAACTTTTTATATATTTTTTTACGTCTGAAAGATTTCTTAAATTTAAACCTTTTCTTTTTGTAACAATTGACTCAACCACTTCAACAGATGGAGTTTTGGCAATTCCAAAATAATTGTGAGCCCAAGGTAAAATGGCAAATACAAAATCTATCACAGCATCTTCAGTAAGATGTCCTGCTTTAATTGTTTTTGCAATACCCAAACCAACAGGAAATCCTGAACGACCAGCAATTCTTATAAGTTTTGCCAATAATTCTCCTTGCCTTGCAGCACTTACTTGTGTTGCCAATCCCTCACTGAAAATATCAACTACTAACCACATAACTAATTCTACCGCCCAACCATAATTATCCCAAAATTTGTCTAACCATCCTTTATTTATTTCACTATATGCAAGTGGGTTATATTCAAATATGGCATCTATGTAATCACCAAGATTTTTAAACGATTTTTGTGATGTCATCATTTGATAAAGTTCCAATTTTTTCATATTTTGATTATGTAAATCTAAAAAATAATCAGAACCTGGCATTTCTTCTGATGATTTATACAATCCAGAAGTACCTTTTTTTATTTTACTAAACTCTTTTACTTGTTCATCACTTATTGTTTTTTTTGCTTTTAACCAATCTTGATAATCTTCTTGAGTTACTCCAAAAGGAAATTCTTTATGAAAGTATTGGTTTTTTAATTTTTCAAGTTCTTGATTTCTAATATTATCAGTGTCATTGTCAAACCATGTAGTTGGATTATACCAAATTGATTTATCATCAGGGTATTTTTTATTTATTTCCGCAACTTTTTTTAGATATCCAGGATATTCTAATGGGTGAAAACCAAATGGAGTTCCTCTTAACCCAACATTTTTTGGATTTATTTTAACCCAATTACCCTTAGTCATTAATTTTTGCCTCAATTGGTTTGCTTGGGTATTTTTTAAATTTAAAAAATAATCAGAACCAGGATTTTTTTGTGGAGTTTGATATTCAACAGATGGGTAATTTACTGAATTGGGGTCCCAAACCATACCAGGATTTTTAGATTGATAAGTTATCTTATCTTTCGCCCAATTTCCTTTTGATGTTTCGGGTCTAGGTGGTTGGCCTTGTTTTGAATTAGATTGTTCGTTCAATACTTCCATTTTATCAATATTTTCCTTTAGAGTTTTGTCTAAAGAATAATTCATTAATAATTTAACCCTATTAACCGCATTTAACCCATCATTATGACTGTAGTCCATTATTTTAAAAACGTTTTATATATAAATACTTATTTTTTTTTCAAATAACAATTTAATTTGTGGTATTACTTTATTTCGACTATCTTTGTCAAAATAATAATCCAAACAAAATGTTTAAAGTAAATGATTGTGTGTTTGTATCCAAAACAAATGAAATCAAAAAAATAATTGATTTTGAAATTATGTTTGGTGTAGAATTGTATTATATGTCAGACAAAACAGCGTTTCCTGTTGATGACCTAATACCAATGGATTCTTGTTTTAATTATTTTTTGAGTGATGATTTTAATATAATGGATTTAATCATAGTAGAATAATCTACCAAATTTGATTTGCGGCACCTCTGGTCAGACCAGTATTCCATTTGTCACCTGACTTCATTAAAGGATTGGCTTTACCTCGTGTTAGTTGGTAAGAATCTGCCCATTTTGGGACAGAACCTCCACCACCACCTGTTGATGGTGCGGGTGCTGCAGCCGCAGCATCTTGTTCTCCAATTTCACCATCTATTTCCTTATCATTATTTGGTTCGGAATTCTTAGTGAAAAAGTCAATTAAATAATCTACATCTAAATTCATATCAATAAATATTTTTATAATTGGAAAAAAGTATTTATCTTTGTCATATGAGAAGAATAGTTGGTATTTTAATGTTTTTAGTGCTCCTATCAGGTTGTGAGAAATATGTTACTGAAATTAGCGATGTGACCTTAAGTGGTATGTATGTTGTTGATTGGGTCACAGTTGTTGAAGATAAAGGTAATGATACCGTTTCATTTTACGAAAATGGTGAGGTATTCACCGATAGTAATTTATATGAACCGTTTGACACTATCAAAACAAACGATTTTAATATTAATTTTGAATCAAGTTCATTTTTAGGTGAATTTGAAATGATTTGGTTAGACAAACCTAACACTCCAATTAATTGGAAATATGATAGTAGGAAATCTAACTATTCGTATTTTGAAATAACCAACAACACCTCATATAGTTATGGTTATTTAAGATTAAATTACGGACAACATGGCAATAATAGTATAAAGACCATGGTGTTTAAAATTGAAGAAGATGGTTTTGAACATTTAAAACTACTAAGCACTCCTTACGGTCCATATAATAGGCAAATCAGATTGTATTTAACAAGGGTCGGTCCCTAGTAGTATTCTGGTTTTGGTATCGACTTTGGATTTACTTCGTAGTACTCATTTAAAAATGATATAAGAACTTCTTCATCTAACTCAATTTTTGGGTCTTCATAGTAATCCTCCTCATCCTCAAATTCATCATCGTAAAATCCAAAATCTTCAAACTCAAGAACATAACCATATTCTTCAGAAATTGAATAATCTATGTTATCCATTCTTAGGACATCCTCGCTGTCCTCAATAGTTCTAAACGACACCTCTAAAATGTTTGACTCCGCATTCAGGAAGTACGACACAATTTCTTTAATTTCCATAACATTTAATTTACTAACAAATATATAGAAAAAACGCAAAAATCAACAGAGCATAAAAAAACCCCTATTTTTATTAGGGGTTTTTGTTTTAATTATATTTGTTAAAACGATTAAACATTTCTGTTATCTTGTTTTTTTGTATTAAGAACGACTCTTTTAAATCTTCATCAACCTCTTCAAATTCTTCTTCTTCGTCTAATTCACTTTCATAAGAAAATTCTTGGTATGGTCCAGCTTTACCTGGTCCACCACTGTCAAAGTCATATGCTCTATCCATAGCTCCGTAGATACCCTGAACTCCTGAAACATCTATTTCGTTAAATTCCGCATCACCATAGATATCACCTTCCTCTAAGTCATCTTCAGCAAAGGCTGATTCCATTTGTTCATACTCTTTTATATCCTCATCCTCAAATTCGTTTACAGGGTAAACATCACCAGGTCCGTTTGAATCAAAATTATATGCTGGTTGGACATCATCATCATCCATATCATCAACGTTTCCACCTTGCTCTTCAATTGAACCGAATTCTTCGTCATCCAAATGACTTACATAGTCTTTAACTTGTTTTCCTGGTATTGCATATCCAGTTTTACCACTTTTAAAACCATACATGTTCTCACCTTCAGGATATTTGTGTTCGCTACCATATTCAAATTCAGATGAATGTAATGGGTGGTTATATTTGTATTTTTTACCTTTAATTAAATCTTCAATATTAATTTCATCTAATTCACCATCAGTAACTTCGGATGCATTAATATCTTCAAATCCATCATCTTCATTGTCAGGGTCATCCATACCATCTTCAGTATAAGAAGATTCATAGTCTTGGAAATCATCATCGTCTTCCATGTTGTCATCATAATTAACAAACTCGTCAGAGTCAGATTCTTTATATAATTTCTTGTGCATTCCCTCAAAAGTATCAACATCATTTGATGAACCTTGAATGTAATCAAATCCTGCTGTTGGGTTTAAATCTTCTTGATTATAAATGTCATCCAAATGTCCTGTTTCTTCTTCCATGTATCCTGAACCGCATTCGTTACAAACTCCTTCATACATGGTTCCACCACATTCACAAGTTTCACCCATGCCTTCTTTGGTTTCAACTTTATCGTCTTCATCATGACCTAAACTACTTAAAATTGCATCTAAATCTTGTTGTCTTTCTTTTTGTTTTTTTTCTTTTGTTTCTTCATCTTCTACGTCAAAATAGAAGAATTCATCAACCTCACCTTTTTTCATTTCTTCATCAGCCAAGTATGGTTTTCTTTTTTTGGTTTCATTAATACCCATGTTGGTATATTTTTTAACTTCACCTTTGTTATTCACAACAAAACCTTCTTTATCACCCGCAGCATCATAAACATACAATGGTTGAGTATTTGATACCTGTGGTTGCATTGTTTGGTATCCGTTATACACACTTTTATGTTGGTCTAAAATATCTGACTTTTCAGCTGCAGATAATTGACCTAATCCGAAATATCCTCTCATAGTTTTTTATTTATAAATACCACTTAAAGGTCAATTTGTTTGACATACCAAAAAATAACATTTATGTTTTAACCATGGGTACTATTGAAGATTACGATATTAACGAAATTGCGGAAGGAGCAATATTATTGGATGGTTTGGATGATGCAATTATTGGTGTCGTTGAAGAGTTTGGTAATGGACGTAGGGTTCTTTACTCCAAAGACAAAATAATTGGCATACTAATGGAGCGTGATGGTATGGAAGAGTCAGAAGCTGAGGAGTTTTATGACTACAATATTTTGGGATTACACGCTGGAGAACAAAATGCAGTTTTTTTAGTTACAGAATAATTTGTATATTTGTTGAATAATTAAACATTCAACTATGAACATATTTTTCCTTGACAACGACATTAAAAAATGTGCCCAATATCATTGTGATAAACACGTGGTAAAAATGATATTGGAAACCGCACAACTTCTATGTGGGGTTCATCATGTAACCGACCATGTAACCGACCAAGTACCGTACAAGTTATCACACAAGAATCACCCTTGTGCGATTTGGACTCGTGAGTCATTGACCAATTATTTGGTGTTATGTGAACTTGGTTTGGAGTTGTGTTATGAATATACCTATCGTTATGGAAAGAGACATAAATCTCAGGATGTAATCGAATGGTGTGTAACCAATAAACCAAATATTCAAGACATTGGTTATACCGAACCCCCGAAGGCGATGCCTGACGAATATAAAGTAGATTCTGTGGTGGAATCTTATAGAAACTACTACCGTGGAGCGAAAGTTTCATTTGCAGTTTGGAAAAACAGAAAAAAACCTTTTTGGTTTGAAGAAAAAGTATTAGATTTGTGTTATGATTAAAATTGATAAAGATTTCAAGGGAAATGTGTGGATTTTTTCAGACCCACACTACAACCACAAAAATATATGTCGTGGTACAACAAACTGGCGTTTGCCAGATGGTTCAGTTGCAGTTGACCAAACTCGTGATTTTCCAACTTTGGAAAAAATGAATGCAACAATTGTGAACAACATCAACGAGAATGTGATGCAAGACGACATCTTAATTTGTCTTGGTGACTGGTCATTTGGTGGTTTTGAATCCATCAAAGAATTTTGGGACCGAATTGTTTGTAAAAACATTCACTTGGTTCTTGGAAACCACGACCACCACATCGAGAACAATAGACAAGGATGTCAGGGCTATTTCAAAAGTGTTACTCACTACAACACCTTAAAAATCGCCGACCACACATTTCGTTTGATGCACTACCCAATCAGTTCTTGGGATGGATTAAACAAAGGTGTTATGCACCTTCACGGACACTGTCACTTACCAACAAACTTACGTTTTGGTAAAGGACAACGTATGGATGTTGGAATGGATGGTCACCCTGAGTTTCGTCCATACAACATCATTCGTGAAGTAGTACCAATGTTAATTAAACGTGAACGTATTTCTGAAATGGAAAGCGACCACCACCTTGACGAAGTTGTTAATAAAGACCAAGGATGATTAAAATTGAATACTACTACAAACAACCAAAACAAGAATACTTTGACGAGTTAAAATCGGCATGTATTAAATTTTGGAAGGCATTTGATGA